ATGGGGGAGTGATCCTGCCTATGATAGATTGAGTGTTGCCGCACTAGGTTTAGGGTCGTACATACTATTTACACACTTATACAGCACTAAACAGCCTTTGTCACAAAGAGATCAAAACAGAATTCGTAATTTCCTCCTACTCGGAGGCGCAGGTGCTTTAGCGACTGGAATGTTTCATGTAATTCCATATAATCTAAAATTGTTGTAGGTGAGAAAATGGAAAACTATCCCGCTAAATTCTATAATAAAGAAGATAATATTACACATATAGTGGGATATACTCTTGCTTTGGGTATACTTGCTACTGGAGTCGTGGAAACGCTTCACGGATTTTATTCGTATTCGAAAGGCAATAAGACGAGTTTGTTACTTGGACCTGCAGTTTTTGTGGCAGGGGGCGCACTTGCATATCTCTACTTGAAAGAAGCTAAGGTGATTTATTGAAACTTAGATTGTTAACAGATATAGTGGTGTGGAGAGTAGGCATGAGTTTACCAATGGCAGGTGATGATTCATAATGAAGAGATTGTGGGCTGAACTACATTTGAGATATATTTGCCCTTCCTGTCCCATGCAGAAGCAAGCGAGCAGAGACATTAATGGAGAAGGGTCTTGTTACTGGAATACTCAATGGTCCAAAGGTAACTATGACATTCCCATGGTAATGGGCAGATGGTGGAATCCAAGCGATAGGAAATGGAAATGAAACTAAGAGGTGAACTGTAAAATGAATCCAATCGATGTTGGCTATGGCCCTGTTCAATTTGAGAGATCTTTCAAATCAGTCCCTAAACCCCCAACCCCAAGTCTTGCAGGGTTGGGTTCTGGTCTTGGATATAATCCACCTAAAATGCTAGTAAATACTGCGGCGATAGGGTTAGTTGGTATTGGCGTTGCTGCAGTAGTAATGGGCGACAAATCTCAAAGAAAAAGAAACGCAAAAATGGCTGCCGCTTTTGCTGCTGTAGCATTTTTCGCTATTTCATCTTGATTTCTTGATGAGTTTATCCACCATTTTCGAACTGATTTTACGCTTGTCGTCAAAGTGGTCTGAATTTCTCCACAAAGGCCATGTCCAGGATAACTCATCGACTACTGCCCCATGCCCTTTTCTCCTATCCACTTGCAGATGTAGTAGCTTCGCGTGAGCCCAATCAGTATCTTGATTACGATTAAAATAATCTGTAATGTAATCTAATGCGATATTTAGATCCGTTGTAACAGCCTCTATGCCCCAGTTAATGCCTTCTCTTTTCGTAGGGCAACTCTTCTTTGGACACCATACAGGAATATTGTGATTAAAGACAATGAATATGTCCTTGTATCTGCCTGTTAGTCTGTTCCAGAAAGACGGTTTTGATATTAAGTCAGGGTCCATGCCCATTAACATAGATTGCATTTCCTTCGCATGTTGGTCTTTCAGCCTCCTTATTTGTGCTTCATACCGATCTGCAACTGCTTGAGTCGCTTGTTGAAATGCCATCTCTTCTTCTAGATTTACTAAGTGAGTTCCTGATTCATCCACTACTGGTAAAGTGTCTTTTTTGGCTGCGTTTCTAACCCTGGTTGAGTTAGTGCCTTTCTTGCCTTTTTCTGTCATAATTCATTCTCCCAGTCTTTTATTTCAATTGTTTTCCTAAATACATCGTGATTTGCCTTGCATACGCTACAACTGCCTTTGAAGGGTTGAGCGTTCTCACAATGACCACACCAAAACATTCTTTTTACTTGATAATTAGGCATTTCGAACTCTTCCCATAGCATAGGTAATTTACTTATATTCCACTTTTCTCCTTTCCAATCTTTTCCTTTTTTGTCTAGGTCTGAGGGAATCATGTATTCTGCATGACTTTTCTTTTCAAACGGACCCCATGCCATTTCTCTCTGTATCAAAATACCCAAAGGCGTGATTCTAAAATCTGAACCTTTTGACAATAAATCTATTGTTTCCTTAATAGTTTTCTTCGAGTATTCTTCTGGAAATTCTGTTTCGTTTTTTGAGGCTTTGCTTGAGTTCATAATGAACCATGCCGCGTTAGCCGTAAACGCTTGAAAGCCCTTCTTTTCCATCTAAATGCCCCATTATTGAAGAATTATTCTTCTTCATTTGTAGTAAGGTCAACAGTTATTCCCAATCCGGTTTTAATGGCTTCAAGGGCTTCTGGGAAACTGTTTAAGAAACTAAGAATATCATCATTAATTGCCTTCCTAGTTTCTCTGACCTTTTGCTTAATCAGAAGTTGAGTTAGATCCCAAGACTCTTGCATTACAATTGTTCTTGCTGTTTGAGAATCTAAGTTATCAATCTGTAAAGCTCCACCCATTAGAGATTGCGTCATTTGTTGCAATTCTTTTTGCGTTAGAGTTACTTGTGCAGTTTCGGTGTTTTCATTTTCAGTTTCTTCGTTTGTCATGTTTATTCCTCCTCATCGCCCGCAGTCGCTTGAGATTCTGTACCACGGACATAGGAATTGTCGTTTAATTGTGACCACGATTTTAGGCGCTTCCACTCAAAATCTTTGACTGACTCATCACCATCAGCCACTTCTAAAAAATACGGAGCTACTACATCGAAACGACGATTATACATTCTCTCATCGTTATCGTTTGGGCCGTAAAGAGGAGGTTGTTGAAGTGCCTTTCCTGGTTCCGATATTGAACCTGCAATGTAAAGCGAGGCTCTACCTATGATGTTCCTTACGGTACTTCTATTCCACACTAAACTGCCATTTCTAGTTCTATGCTGATTAATTACTAGGCTAGTAATTATCTTTGAAATGCCCCATCCTGCCGCAGTATCTTCTAAAATTTTTCTCACGATTTCGGCTTCTCTAGTCTCAGGCACTAAAAGACCAGGGGAGACTCTTGCCCCTTGAGTAGTGAAAGTATCGTCTATTTTGTACCCAAAAGGCGGAACACCAATCCATCTCCCACTTCTTTTTGCACCCTCTAATCCCATCTTTACACGGCTTGAAATTACTTCCCTTTCCATCTCTGCAAAGGCACCCATTACTTGTATGAAAAAGCGCCCCTGAGCAGTAGTAGTGTCCACTCTTTCTTCGGTTGAAACGAAGTCGCATTCTTTGGTTCTAAGGTCATCTAACCATAGAACCATGTTCCTCAAATTCCTGTGAATTCTGTCTAATTTGTATATGATTACGATCTTCCATTCTGTACCTGCGTTCTCCATCATTTCGATATATCCTGGACGGTGTTCGAAGGCACTTCCTGAACCTGTGTCATGGTAGTGATTTACTACTTCATAGCCTTCAAATTCTGCCTGTTGCTTACATCTTCTAAGTTGTTCTTCTGGCGAATGGCCGTCTTCCTGATATTCTGTCGATATTCTAGTATATACTACTGCTTTCATCTTAAAATCCCCTTTTTGCGTTTTTTACCAAATATGCATCAAATAGGGGGGGTTGAGGGCAATAATTGTCATTTTCTTACAACCCCCCATAAACTTCGTTTAGAACCATAAACGCGATGACTGTTTTTACAAATGACATTAATGTTCTAATTCCTGCCATGGTTCCCATGCTGTCTAGTAACCTTCGTTCTAGCTTCCAGAACCAACTGCGATCATGTTTCATGGTTGAACCTTGGAGGGGATAATGTCGTTTAACAGATGTGGTCGAATAATTAGTAAGGGGTTTATGCACCACAAACCCCCCTATGTAGGCACACATAACGCACAAACCATGTGGTTCACCGCTTACAATTGGGGGGTTCACCCCTAAAATAGTATAATTTTTGTAAATCATTACTAATTGTTACTAATGTATGTAGTTGCATATTGTTGCACATTACGCAACTATAAGATATGGTTCTATGGTTATGCAATAACCATGCAAGCATAACAATACTAAACGCTTAATTGACTATACTTATCCATTATAACCAATGGACATCGTTGGTGCTTTGCTCTCGGCTTTAATTGCTGCAGTTTTGATAATCCTATGCATTTTCTTAATTATACTAATTCTTGCTGTTGGTGCTGTCTGCATTTTTATCGGTGTTGTTTTTTTGGGATGGGTCAGGAATTCTATTATTTTCTGGAGCCACGAGACTTAGATCGTAAAGCAAACAATCTAGGCACGAATTATGCCTGGGGAGAATGGCTTCAAGTTGTCCACATTTAGGGCAATAGGTATTACATTCTGGTATAATCCAACTCATGGACCAGCCTCTCCATCATACATCTCATGGTATTTGTCTATCCATTCTTTGTGATCCATCCAAATGCCATTTAGACCACAAGAGCCCCACCATGCACCGCAGGCTTTGACTCTACTACCATCATCTCTTTCGAAATGCATCCATTTATCTGTAAGGCACCCCCTACAAACGAGTATTTTCATTGATATGCTCCTATGTAATTAAAAATGGAAATTCCAACATTGTGATTAGTTGTTGCCTTTTTTCAGGGGCGGAAGATATGATTTTGAGTTTGTGTTCCGCAGGGATAGCTTCGCATACAGTAATTAAGTGCTGGACTCGGTTGCCGTACTTTACATCGTCTAGGCAATACTGACAAGGCCAAATTGTTCGGTTCATGGAAATCTTTGGGGGAGAAGTAAGTCTATGAATTGATTGGTCAAATACCCCTTCTTTTCCGTTCATTTCTGATTTTTTTCTTCTCTGCAATGTAACATTTTCCACACAAACCACCTAAGCCTGTCACACCTCTAGAACAAGATCTAGGCTTCAACGAACCGCATTTGTTACAGGGCGTAGGCAAATTATCACTTCAATTACCTGTTGTTTTCATTTTCTATATGCCGTAAAGCATATTCTAGAGAGATTCTTTCACCGCATACTCCACAAGTGAGTGTTACCAAATTCCAATCCTCGTTACCGTCACATCGGCAACGAGTTTCGTGCATTTACTTATTCACCTTGTATTCTTGTCAGATTGGACTTGCACACGAATGTCCTGTGCAGTACCTTTTAGGGTCTGCATAGCCTTTCGAACGCGAGTTCCAGCAGCAGAATTGCCCTTGTCGTGCTTTGCAGCATCGCTCTTGGCAGCAGTCAGTAGTTCAATCATTTCATCAACCTTAGTCTCTATAGACATAAATAACCCTAAATGCTGTTGTCCTATAACTGTTCCTTGGTAAAAAGGGCGATTGGAGTACCATAAGGGGAGTTTCTGAATACGGAAAGGCCGTGATGCTCTATGATTCCTCCCTGACCCATTTTTGATTGCCAAATGTTTCTGCCTGGATATTTCTTATTCCTTTTGGCGGCATGAGTAACTTTGTAGCCATCACCTTCTTTTAGTGCAAAGAGAGCTACATCGGCATTCATTTCACTACTTACAGGCCTATACCCATGTTTCTGATAATATGTTAAGAATTCACCCAAAGAGGATGTCCCATCATAGTTTAGATCTATTTCGTTCCACACCCACCTGTCAGATATTCCTAATGACCAGGCAATGCAATTGTAAGTATCATCAAAATCTGAAACCATGCTCATTTCGAGATGTGGGAAATCATCCATGTAAATTTGCCACAAGGCAGGAGGGGTGCCAAATCCTAGGGGTTTTTTTGACCTCACAATAACACACTCCCGACTACCCCAAGAAGCATTAGGAATTGAACGATTCGCCAGTTTAGTATCATTTCGTCTTTTCCTTTGTTAATTGTATCAAGAATCTTATCAACTATTTCATCAACCTTTTCTTCGGTTTCAGGAGATACATTGTGTTCAATCTTAGCAGGAATTTTGAACTGTAGAGTTTCTAGTAGGGTTGATTTTCGACTCATTCGGCCAACTCCCAATCCATCTCTATTTCATTCCACCTATACCTGTTCCCATCTTCTGGCATTTCAATAGGAGATTCCCAATTGCATGTGTCCTCGTTTAATAGCCAAGATAAATAGGGCCTTGGAGAGATAAACGCATCTCTGTTTTTGTCATAAGTATAGCCTACGCCCGCGAACCTTTTTCTAAATGAGGCGCTATAACTTGTCTGAACCCATTCGCCACCTAGATTTTTTTCTAGGAAGTTTTTGCCTAGTAGTTCGTTGTGTCTGCCGTCGGCATCTCTGATGTAATCATCATTTAATACAATTACACGCAATACGATTGATCTCCCATCTATTTCTGCAAAATGAGCCATAATTACACTATCCTATATTTGATGATGACTGTCCCAGAACCGCCATTTCCGCCATCGCCTCTACCACTTGAGCCTGCACCACCGCCACCACCTGAATATTGACCGCCTGCCCCTCCATCCGAGCCACCAGAGGTCGTCTGAGTATTAGCAGTCGAACTTCCATCAGCACCGTTGTTTGTGCCGTCTTTTCCGCCTGCACCACCTGTTGATGAGCCTCTGTTAGATGCTCCGCCACCGCCACCGCCTTGACCTCCGTCCCCTGCAGCGCCACCAGTCCCATACCCAGAGCTTTCTGATTCTCCAGAACCGCCACCGCCACCGCCATAAGATTCGAATGTCCCAATGAAATTCAATTGGATTCCTTTTCCGCCATGTCCGGAGGGGCCATCTTGACCGTCTTGGGCTGAACCTGCACCCCCTCCTCCTGATCTTGATGAAGAAGTGTCTCCGTGATTTCCTCCTTTGAATCCGTCATTTACTATCATCCTCCATCCAGTTAGAGAACTTCCATCTTTTAGGCCAGATAATCCTTGAGCCCCTTGCCCTGGCTCTGGTTGACCACCACCGCCGCCATTTGCTGCGCTGCCATCTGCGAAATCTAAAGGAGCATCAGAGGATTGGTCGCCAGTCTCTCCACCGCCACCACCGCCTCCAAACTTTGCTATTTCTTTGTGTGGGACATTTAATTCAGGCCATGCCCCTGCTAGATCTGCTTGTTGGACAACTGATGAGTTTGTACCTCTGGTGCCTTGAACAAATGGATATTCGCCTCCAGCACCCCCTCCACCAATAATTACTTGATAGGGTTCTGCGCTGAAAAGCCTTCTTTTCATGTGAACAACACCGCCACCGCCACCGCCGCCACCGCCGTCGGCTCCACCGCCGCCACCGCCGCCTACCATGAGAACATCAGCCCAACCTTGGGCTGTGACATCAAATATTGCCGTACCCGTAAATGTGTGAATTCTGTATTGAACACCGTTTTGTTCTGTGTATGTAGTTATATTTCCTCCTGTTGCCTGAATGTCGCTGACTGGAGGATCTTCTAAATGAAATCCTGAACCCAATACATGGATTACTTGATTTGCTGTTGGACTGACGATGTAAACCAATTTTGAATCTGAAACTTTCATACATAATCCTGAACCTCTTTTGAGAGGAAAACCTGTTGTTGAATTTACCTCTGAGTTCCCTATGAATACAACATCAGTATTGTCTCTGTCTGCTTGTACTTCTATGAAATCAACGGGGCCAGTCGATTCTAACGGCTGACTGATGTTCGCCTCTTCGACTGTGGACTTGAATCGTATAATTTGGTTAGACAAATCTGCACCAATTACGAACTCCATACTTATTCCTCTCTCAATTGACCCATTCCCAACCGTTTATGTCCGTAACATACGGTGAATACTTGTTAGTCAGTCTCGTTTGGTAGTTCGCTAGAGATTCTTCGTGAGTAAGCCATGTGTCGAACCACGCAGCATCCCAACTACTTCCCTCTGGTATCTCCCAGGTGTTGATGTCTGCACAAATAACGGTGAATCGGTTATCTTTGGCACAATCAGCCCAAACCAAGTCGATAACATCTTGTTCCTTCTCGATTATCGTCACGCTTGTCACATCATCTGAAGCTAACAATGGAATGTTGATCATTCCAATTCCCAAACCTCCGATGAGAATGTCTCCAGACATACGAGATACCAGCCAATCGTGTTCTGTGTATTCTGCTTCTGTGTCTTGCATTATGTTAACCCAGTTCGTACCCCAACTTCCAGAGTATTTTCTATACAGAACCGTGTAAGGGCCACCAGTCAAGCCCTTGTAGTCAACATAGGTGAGCCATGACTGTTCTCCTGTGGTTGTCGTGCAACTTTGTATCTTGTAGTCTCCGCTTTGCCCATCAAGGATTCCTGTTACTTCCCACCTACTCATTCAATCATCCCTGTAATTTCACATCCAATTCTTGGGCGCTCGTACTGCCTGTGCTGTTTGTTGCCGTGAAGTTAATGTCAAATGATAGTTGTTCTTCACTTTGCCACGCTAAGTAGCCTCTTCCACCACTTACACCATTCACCCTGAATGATGCAGCAGGGGCGAGTGCAGTAGCAGTTCCGTCTTGTGCGGTGCTTTCCACCACATTGCTTATTGATGAAATTCCACTAGAGTCTTCTTGGAAGTTATCGACTGACCATGCGTAGGATGTTCCTCCTGTGGCTTCCCCGTAGGCATACACATACACTAGAGAATATCCTGATGTTCCGTTCGGGTGGACTGCATATTCGTAGGCATCTGAGGAGGAGAAGCTAACTGGGACACCTATTACCAGAGAGTTGCCCGAGAAGTTCGATCCATCCTCATCGAGCCATTGTGCGCTTGATTCTTGGTTCTGAAGCAATACAGCATTGGCGTAGCCGCCACTCGAAGCCGTTGAGATGCGCACGCTCGTAGGCGCAGACGAGCCCGCCTGCGTGGTTCCACTTGCTTCCGATGAGTATGCTCCATCTCCGCCAGGGTCAGTGAATGCCCTAACTCGGAAGTAGTATGTTGTGCTTCCCGTTAGCCCTGTAGCAGAATAAGTAGTACCTGTTTGTGAAGCGATTTGGGAGAATCCTGAACCCGAAGAGGTAGAACGCTCTATCTTATATCCTGCCTCAGTTCCAGTTGGGTTGTTCCATGATAGGTTGATTTGTGAGGAAGATATTACAGAAGCAGAAAGTCCTGTGACTTGATTCGGTAGTGTAAAGGAGTTGGCTTCTGATGTGAAAGCCCCATCGCCATTCGAGTCAACGGCTCTAACCTTGTAGTAATACCTAGTTCCTGCGCTTCTTCCTGTATCATTATATGAGTTAGAAGAAGGTGTAGCAATTTCTGAGAATCCCGAACCCGAAGAGGTTGAACGGTGAACATCGTAAGAGCTTGCCCCAGAAACAGCGTCCCATGAAAGATTGAGTTGCGTAGTGGATGCAGCCGTTATTGCTAGGTTGTTTGGAGCGCCCAAAGTCCCTGCTACATTTATTCTCATTATGTCGTCGTCGTCTTGGTCGGTGTAAAAAATGTAAGTCCAGTCATCATCGAACCAAACCCCTGATAGTGTTGAGGCTTGTGTGTTTAATGAGTCTGAGGATGAGTCGAAAGTGGCTGTTGAAACATCCCAGGCTGTTGAGAGGTTGTACTTGTGCAGTTTGTCACTCACAATATCTGCTACAACGAAGGCGTAGCCATTGCTCTCGAAGTGTATTCCGCCACAAGCAGTCACTTTACTTGAAATATCAAATGTGTTAGTTAGGCTTGCTGTTGATAGGTTGTGAGCAGTGGATAGCGTGTATTGGTATACATTATCAGGGTTGTAACCGACTGCATACATTTCTGTACCATCATTTTTCACAAATCCGTCATAAACCAACGCAATTTGAGAACTCGTGTTGAAATTGCTTACGGCACTTCCCCCTGTGCTAAGATCCCAAGCAGTTGAAAGGTCAAATCTATTTACATTGTTAGTAGAGCGACCAAATGAATAGACTTTGCTACCATCATCAGCAACAGATACCCCTCCAACAAGACCCTCTGGAGGATTTATGTCCAAGTTGTCACCTGACGAGCTACTGACCGTTACATTCGAGTCTATCGTAAATGCTGTCCCCATATCATATTGGATAATGAAGTCGTCGAGAGTTCCCCCCATCGAACCTACTACCATGGTTGAACCGTCGTCTTTTACTACAATTCCACCCATGTAGGTACTTAAGTCGCCACCGTTGTAGTTCTGATCTGTTTGTGAGTTTCCAAGTCCTGAAAGTGATTTAGCCCAAATAGCAGGGTCAGGAGTAGCATTTGCAGTCTCCAATTGCTGAATTGATCCAATCAGCCCTGTCATGTATGCCATTTAATCACCCAATGAAAATCCACTTATTTGCTTCAACACTTATGTATGTTCTAGCGGTTTCATCAGCCATAGCGGAGTGGGATGTCCAGTTGGCAGATATTGTGTTTGAGTTGAGGACAGGAGTTGCTGCTCCGTTTGTGTTGTTGATAATAACAAATTGCTGCCCCACTTCTGCGTTTGCAGGTAAGTTAAGAGTTCCCCCTGTCCAGTAAATCGTCTTTCCTGAATCTGCATCTGTTAGAGTCGTAGTGCTACTGACCGCCTTAACGCTAGTCTTGTAGCCTTGGAACACATTCTTCACGACTGTATCGCTTGAAGTAATCACCACTTGCTCCGTTCCCGTTAGGGTAGCGTCGTTTGCTGCTGCGGAAATTTTCACTTCTGTTGCTGCGTTGAAGTTGCTGTTCCCTCCGCCTATACAGACTTTATTTGTGCCGTCTGAGTTGTACGCATACAAGCCCGCAACATCTTCCTCTGCATTGTGATAGTGAGGGGTCGAAATTGTCATCAGTTTGTTAGTGTCGTTCGTCCTTGATGCTGCTTCAATGTCCGAACCGAAGCTCACGGCAGCGTTTGTCATCGTTAGGCCGTTGGTTTGACCGTGAGTTGAATTGAACTTGAAGTTCGCATTCCGGTTCATTTTCCCGTTGGCATCCCATGTAGGAATCTCATCTGTCCCTGGGCTAATTCCAGAGACAGCAGGTATGAACGGCCCGCCACCGATGTAGGAGAGATAGGTAGTCATGTATTGTTCTAGATCAGTCATTACCGCCTTCTTGGTCGCTCCTGCAGATGTGTCCGAAATTATGATTCCATCGTTTTCGGCTATCGTGAAGGTAACTGTACCAGTATCAGCGTCAAGTTGGTTTAGTTCGTCTGAATCTGCTGTGACCTTGACAGAACCTATTTTTAGCCCCGCCGTACCTGTTGACGCAGGGATTGTGACGATATTCGTAAAGGTAGGGCCGTCTTTGGGAGCGAGACTGGTTGTTGAACCTGTCATGTAACCTGCCAATTCTGTTATTGACACTTTCTTAAGAGCTGAAGCGTCAGTATCGTGAATTACGAAAGTGTCGTCTGAGGCAGGCGAAGCACCGAGGGCGTTCTGACCTGTAATGTCACTAGCGGTGAAGGTGCCGGAAGCAGAGCCTATGTATGTCGCAACATGGGACATGGCGACTTGTTTCATTGTTCCATCATCGTTCACTACTATGCGGTCTGCGTCTGCCAATGAACCGTTTGAGGCGAAGGCATCACTATTCGCTGAACCATCGAGAATGTTGATTTCCGTTGTTGTGATGTTTGCACCGTCTAATATCTCTAATTCCGCTTCCCCTATTACGGCAGAACCGATTGTCAAGCCTGCTGCTGTTACTACGCCGTTGAATGCGGCTGCGCCTGCTGCGCCCATATCTATATCTAAGGCGGTAATTGCGCTGCTACCATCAGTTCCCTTGATCGTGAAGTTCTTATCTGCTGTGCTAACTGTTAGTACAACATCTCCTGCACTCTGATTGGAGATTCCTAAAATTTCTGTGGTGTTGTCTTTGAATGTCCAATCTCCACCGTCTGCATTGAGAACAATATCGTGGGAAGCATCTATTATGAAATTAGAAGTTGTTGTTGATAATGTGTTACCATTCAGAGTTATATTATCGACAGTCAGTTTTCCGCCATCAAGTTGTGTCGCTGTTAGTTTGCCTGTGCTTGGGTTGTATGTGAGATTTCCATCCATTTCGAGCCCATGCGCACCCGTGGCGCTGCCAGCTCCGGCAACGAAGGCTATGAGGTTGCTCTCATTGGTGTCTTCGTTGTCTGTAATCGTGACTGTCGTTGCGACGGTTGCCGTAGTGGCGGTGGTTGCATTTCCGCTTGTGTTCTGATTTCCAGCAGTATTCACACCTGGAAGGTTGATGTTCGCTGTTCCATCGAAGGAGACACCACCAATGTTTCTCGCTGTTTCGAGGGCGGTTGCCGTGTCTGCGTTTCCTGTCACATCACCTGTTATTGCCCCTGCGAAGCCATCTGCGGCGGTTATTTTCCCTGCTGAAATGTCTGCGAGGTCATATCCTGTACCACCTGTGTTTACTGTAGTCCCTGGTTCTGTCTGTAAGCTATCGAAGAAGGTAAATGGATCGCCTGTTGCGCTTACATCTCTGAATATACCTGCGTATTTCGCCGTTCCACTTTCGCCATACTGACCATAGAAACCGAAATCCAAGGCATCAGCACTACTTCCTTGGTCTTTGGCAAGCTTGAGCATGGCATCTGCAATCGCAACAGTAGTCGAATCGACTGTCGTCGTTGTTCCTTCAACCGTTAGATTCCCAGATAGGGTAAGATTGGTGAATTCGGGGCTGTCTCCTGTTCCGACACCTATTGATGTTCTGAGCGTAGCGCCGCTTTCTGCAACAGGGTCGGTGGTTCCGTCACCAACAATCATAGCGCCGTCGGCAAGAACGGCCATTGCTGTTATCGCACCTGTCCCTGAACCAAGGAGAATACCGCCGTTTGTTAGGGTTGTAGCGCCCGTTCCTCCGCTACCCACAGGAAGTGTTCCTGTGACATCATCAGCAAGGCTGACTGCGCCTAGTGTGATTGCTTGACTGGATATTGAGAGGTAATCGTGGCTTGATGTGACGAGTGTCACATCGGTTGAGTTGTCTGTTCCTGCAGCATCAACACCAATTGATGTTCTGAGCGTAGCGCCGCTTTCTGCTACTGGATCTCCTGTTCCGTCACCAACAATCATAGCGCCATCGGCAAGAACGCCCATTGCTGTTATCGGGCCTGTTCCAGAACCAAGGAGAATACCGCCGTCTGTTAGGCTCGTAGCGCCTGTTCCTCCGCTTCCGACTGCGAGTGTACTAGAAAGACCTGCAGCATTTCCACTAATATTGCCAGAAGTAAGAGCAACTGTTCCGGCTGTCGCAGGCAGAGTTATAGTGACATCTGTAGTTGCGGCGGGTCCAATAAGCGTGACTTTGTTTGTGCCGTTGTCCGAATCTTCGAAGAATTGAATGAAACCTGCACTTGTAGCTCCGTTCTTGAGTTGGATTGTATTTCCATTTGAGTCTAGATCTCCACCCAATTGCGGAGAACTGTCATCAACAACATCAGATATTCCACTTGCACCAGATATGTTGTCAAGTTGCGTCTGTATAGCAGAAGTAACGCCATCTAAGTAGCCTAGTTCTGTGCTTGTTACTGCTGATACAGCAACTTTTCCAGAAGCGTTTGAAACTACCGCCCTGGATGCCGTTAGGTTGGAGTCGTCTATCGTAGTGGCCGCACCTGTGATTGTTGCTTGCTTTGCATCCAGTTGCGTCTGTATGGCAGAAGTAACGCCATCCAAGTAGCCTAGTTCTGTGCTTGTTACTGCTGAAACAGCGACTTTTCCAGAAGCGTTTGAAACTACCGCCCTGGATGCCGTTAGGTTAGAACCTGTTATCGTTGAGGCCGCGCCTGAAACAGATGATTGCTTTGCATCTAATTGCGTCTGTATAGCAGAAGTAACACCATCGACATAGTTCAACTCTGTTGGAGTGGCTGTGATTAGAGGGCTAGTTCCTGGATTTGCGGCAAAGGCCGCTAGGAATCCTTCATCTGCTGTGCTACCCAAGTCAGGAAGCTTGTAGGTGTGGTCTGCTGTCGGATCCACTATTGAGAGCGTTGTTTCGTGGGCATCAGCAGTCTCCCCTTCAAAGACAATTGCGTTTGCGGCATTCATGGTCACGGTGTCAACTGTGGTTGTTGTGCCGCTAACAGTTAGATTTGGAACTCTGAGCGTCCCTGTAGATGGGTTGTAATATAACGCACCATTGTCTTCCAAAAGTGCATTACTACCATCGGTGAAAACCAAGTCAAGATTCGAATTTGCGTTGCTGTCAGATACAGTTACAGTTGATGCGAGAGTTGCAGTAGCGGCTGTTCCGCTTGTGTCTGCTGCGTTGTTAGGGATTGAGCCGCTAACTAGAGTGATGTTCCCTGTACCATCGAAAGAAACACCACCAATCGTTCGAGCAGTTGCTAAAGCAGTTGCAGTTGCGGCATTCCCGCTAGTGTCTGCTGCGTTGTCAGGGATTGAGCCACTAACTAGGTTGATGTTCGCTGAACCATCGAAAGAAACACCACCAATCGTTCGAGCAGTTGCGAGAGCAGTTGCAGTTGCGGCATTCCCGCTTGTGTCTTGAGAACCAGAAGTATTCACACCAGGCAGATTGATGTTGGCTGATCCATCGAAAGAAACACCACCAATCGTTCGAGCAGTTGTTAGAGTTGCTGCACTTCCAGTAATGTTACTAGAGGTGAGGGCAACTGTTCCGGCTGTCGCAGGCAGAGTGATTGTGACATCCCCCGTTGCGGCAGGGCCGATTAGAGTTACTTTGTTGGTGCCGTTGTCTGAATCCTCGAAGAATTCAATGAAACCTGCACTTGTAGCTCCGTTCTTGAGTTGGATTGTATTTCCATTTGAGTCTAAATCTCCACCTAATTGCGGAGATGTGTCTTCAACGACATTAGATATTCCACCTCCGCTTGCTGAAATGTAGGTCTGAACATCTGACATAAGCACTTTCTTTGTTGCGTTGGATGCAGATGCGTCACCTATGATTAATGAATCTCCATCGGCCAATGTAACGGAAGAACCCGAAGTTCCAGCGTCAAGTATATTGATTTCTGTTGCGTTCGAAGTTACACTTGTTAGGTCCGTTGGTCCGATAGATATGTTTGCTGAACCGTTAAACGACTGCCCTGCAATCGTTCTTGCAGTAGCGAGAACCGTTGCAGTAGCAGCATTTCCGCTTGTATCTTGATTACCTGTAGCATTAACACCAGGAAGGTCAATATTGGCAGAGCCGTTGAAAGACACCCCCCCAATGTTTCTTGCAGTAGCGAGAACCGTTGCAGTAGCAGCATTGCCGCTTGTATCTTGATTACCTGTAGCATTTACACCAGGAAGGTCAATATTGGCAGAGCCGTTGAAAGACACGCCTCCAATGTTTCTTGCAGTTGCCAATGTTGTCGCCGTGTCTGCATTTCCTGTTACATCACCCGTTAAGTCTGCTGTAACGCTACTAAATTGAGGAGTTGCATCTGTCGATAGATCTTGGTTGATTACTGAATCCGCCTCGATGCTTAGAGCCCCACCTACCGTAATTGTCTTTGTAGCATTTACATCGAGAGTGAGGACTGCGTTTGCTGCCGTACCTGCTCCCTTGAGTGTCCAGTCGCCCGTACCATCCGTTTTGAAGAATCCAGTTGCAGAACCGTTTTCCTCGATTTCTAGACCTGTTGCTGTTCCACTTCCTGCACTTCCTCCATCATTCAGAGTGATTAGTTTGTCAGCAATTAGCGTATTTGTTGTTGAAACCGTAGTCGTTGTTCCGTTGACGGTCAAATTACCTGCGACTGTAAGTGCGCCTTCCAAAGCTACTGCTTTGTCGGAAGTAATTGTAACAGCCGTAGCGAGGCTGTTTGCAGAATTACCTGTTGAGCCTGCAGCAGTAGCGACCTGTAGTATGATTGAGCCACCCGCGCCCGTACCCGTACTCTGGCCTGCCGCGAGCGTGAGATTCTTTCCTGCCGTGTCGGTGCCGCTTACTGCGGTGGATGAAATTAGATTATTTGCTGAGTTGGAGAATTTGAGTGCTGAAAGAACTGCACCTCCAGTTATTATGTCTTTAGTTGCTGCCGCAGTAAGCAGGTTGTTATCGCTATCAGAGAATGAATCACCAGAGGCCAACAAGGTTTTTCCTGAAACGATGTTTAATTGAGCAGTTGAGGCTGTAACCCCGTCTAACTTGTTTACTTCTGCCGTTGTGACTGTTGCGCCCTCTAAAATTCCAAGTTCTGTTTCACTTACATTTACAGAACCAATTCCTATTTCACCCGTAAATGTAGGATTTGCTATTGGGGCTCGAAGTTCAATTGCTGTTTCGTTGGCCTGTAAAGCCTGTTTAATCGTTTGACTATCAGAAATTGTAGAGCCTGTGAAAGTTCCAAGATGTGTTGAACCCGATGAAACACCACTAAGGCTAACTAATGATGTGGCGATTGAAGACCCTACATTCGTAAGAACGGAAGCATCATTCAAGAAAGTGACTAGATTTGCCACCGTAGTTTTCTTCGTAGCGTTAGAATCCGAAGCATCACCGATTATGATTGCGTCGCCAGATGCCACCGCAACAGATGATCCAGCACTTGCGTCAAGAAGATTCAGTTCGTCTTTATCGGCAGTAAGTCCATCAAGTATATTGATTTCATTAGTAGAGGCTGTAACTCCGTCAAGCAGATTTAACTCTGCTGTAGTGACGGTTGCATCATCTAAAATGTTTATTTCTGCGGCTGTAGCAGTAACTCCCGTTAAATTAGTCGGTGCTATTGCTATGTTCGCTGAACCGTCGAAGGAGACTCCAGCAATATTTCTAGCAGTAGCAAGAGTGGCTGCCGTTGTGGCTGCCGTTGCTGTTGCTGCATTACCACTTGTTGATGCTGATAGAGTCTGTGCGTTAATTAGAGTTATCAGATCACTCAATAGAACTTTCTTGGTTGCATTAGAAGCATCTGCATCACCTATGATGAAGGCATCTCCCGTTGCTAATGCTGTCGTTGAACCACCCGAAGCATCAAGCAGGTTTAGTTCGTCTTTGTTGGCAGTAAGTCCATCAAGTATATTGATTTCATCAGTAGTCGCTGTCACCCCGTCAAGCAGATTTAACTCTGTTGTAGTGACTGTAGCTCCATCTAAAATTTCTAGCTCCGCCTCGAGAATGGCTGCTGAACCAATCGTTATTCCGGTGCCTGTCAAGACCCCTGACGAAGTAATAGCCCCAGAATTTATCGTACCAACACCACTCATGTTGTTTGTTGAGTCTGCAATCGTGATTCCGGTTGCTTGTGAGCCTTTTCCTGTCCCATCTGACTTAATTAGCACATTATCTGTTCCAAATGTGCTAGCGGCTGAAACTGCGTTAGATCCTCCACCTACATTCGTCAGTACAGAAGCGTCGTTAAGGAATGTTACGATGTCAGACATTGCTACCTGTTTCATCGTTCCATCATCGTTGTAAACTACCCTGTCTGCTGCCGCTACGACTGTCGAGGTAGCAGAAGTTTCTCCATCCATAAGCGACAGTTCTGCAGTCGAGGCGAGGATTCCATCAAGCACATTAAGCTCGTTTGTCGAAAGTGTAGCCCCGTCTAAAATATTCAACTCAGCAACGGTGCTTGTAAGTCCTGCTACTGCATTTAACTCGGAAGTAGTGGCTGTAAGTCCGTCTAGTACATTTATTTCTCCAGTTGAGGCTGTAACCCCATCAAGTCGATTAAGTTCTGCGGCTGTGGCCGTCATTGACACTCCACCAATGTTGAATGGAGTTGGAATAGATACTGTTCCCGTGAATGTTGGATTAAGAGTATTTACAGAACCGTCAAGTTGAGATTGTATGTTTGAAGTCACCCCATCAAGGTAATTTATTTCTGTTGTAGTCGCAGTAACCCCGTCAAGCAGATTTAACTCACTTGTGCTAGAAGTCAACCCTGCTAATTTGTTTACCTCTGTTGTTGTTGCTGTTACCCCATCGAGTATATTTATCTCACCTGCAGTTGAGGTTATTGCCGTTCCAGCCAATTGAAGGCTCCCTGCAGGGATATTTACGGCTCCGGTGAAGGTTGCCCCGCCTAGAGCCGCTTTTGCGTTTAATTGAGTCTGTATTGCGCTAGTTACCCCGTCAACAAAATTGATTTCAGTAGTGCTTAATGTAGCCCCGTCAAGAATATTCAATTCTGCGGCGCTTGATGTAAGACCTGAAATCGCATCACCTGGCGATTGAGCGCCCAAAAGTGTAAGAACGCTTGAACTATTAAGAAATGTCACTATATCGGACATTGCAACTTGTTTCATTGTTCCATCATCGTTGTAAACTACCCGATCACCTGCGGTAACTGTAGTTGAAGTAGCGTTGGTTCCGCCATCTAATACATCTAGTTCGGATGCAGTAACTCCTGTTGCCTTCAAATCTTTAGCGAAGTTTAGGTCTTCAACATCTCCTGTAAATCCGTCAAGTTTGTTCAATTCTGTTGTAGTTATTGTTGCTCCGTCAAGTATATTCAACTCACTGGTGTCAGCAGTTAGTCCATCAAGAGTGTTTAACTCAGTTACACTTGAAGAAAGTCCTGGCAGACTCGTGAGCGCGGATACGCCCGAGAGCAGATTTAATTCAGCCGTTGTCGCGCTAGTGCCTCCGACTCGGTTTAGATCTGCTGTCGAAACTGTAATTCCGTCAGTTATGTTGAGTTCATTTGTAGTAGCAGTTACCCCATCAAGCAGATTTATTTCACTTACAGTCAAAGTTGCCCCGTCAAGTATGTTTAGTTCGGCTGCACTAGCCGTAACTGCAGTTCCACCTACTGCAAAACCTTCCGAAAGATTAGGAGTGCCTGTAAATGTAGGGGAGGCCAAAGCGGCTTTACCTGCTAGAGTGTTTGTGATTGTAGTAGCAAAGTTAGCGTCATCCCCTAGAGCAGCAGCCAGTTCATCTAGAGTGTTCAATAGAGCTGGTGCGCCAGTAGTGATTGCAGTTATCGCTGATGCGTTTGTGGCTATTCCTCCAAGCGTAGTGGCTACATCTGAAAAACCAGGTATTGCTACTTGACCTGTAAAGGTGGGTGCATCGATTGGCGCTTTTGACGCTACTGAGGTCAATACAGTATCAACATTCGCATGAGAAGGCGTAGTTATCGTCCCAGTAAATGTAGGACTGTTAATAGGAGCGTATGTCGAGTTTGCTGTTGAGGTTGATATGAAACCTTTTGCATCTATCCGGTCATCAGTTGATGCTGCAGTCATTAAGACTGTGTTAGAATCTGTGAAGGATTCAGAAGAAATTTGAATAGCCGAGCCTGCAAAGTTGCTTACTGTAAGATTGCCTATGTCGTCAGCAAGGGTTGGCGGTGCAGAGTAATTTGATGGCACTTTCTATTCAACTCCCGATGACATGCAATTTCTGGCTCGACGAGCCACTAATTGCATACACCAGGTTCGAATTCGAAATCTTGAGCGTCTGCGAGGCCCCTGCTGCGAGAGGGAAACCGTTGCCCGTAGTAACTGAGGAAGAGTTGCCTAAGAAAATGATTGCAGAATTGTTTGCATCTGCTAGAATTGTCAATGAGTCTGCAGGAGCAGAAGAAGTTAATGCTGCTGCAGATGTTCCAACAGTTGATTGAAACTGAATTACTGCGTCAGGCAAACCTCCGAATACTCCACTCATTTTTTATCACCTCAGTACCTTTTTTTGGTATCTAACTACTTCGATAAAGTCTATGCTCAAGTTTTGCGAAGCATCTGTGTTAGATATGATTAGTCTTATTCTTTCTTTGTGAGGGTGTTGGTCGCTACCTCTGAACAAAGCGACCTTTTCATCCGTCTTATCGACAGTCAAGTGGAACATACCTGGAAGGTCTGATGGAAGGTTTAGATCTGTTAATGTGTCTAGCGTTAGATTCTTGACCCCCGAATCTATTCCGCCTTGTGCGTAGTTATCTAATTGTAAGAATATTGCTAGTTTTCCTGCACTTGCTGTTGAACCTGTGCTTGCCTTGATTAGAACATAATTTACTTGTCCTTGTTCTCTTTCATCGATTATCGTCAATGATTGCCCAGGAGTAAGGGTCTTATTGTCTATTCTTGTAGTAATATATCGATTTGAAGTATTATCAGCAGGAGTTTCCTTTGTTGCTAGACCTTGCGCACGCAGTCCTTCGGACGGAAGCCCAGGGAATGCAATAATATCGGGTTCTCCAGGTTCTCCGATAATATCTGTGTAGCCATCTGGACCGACTTCAATCCATTCGCCACTCAACAAAACCACCCCTTAAGAGGACAATACCCACAATTCCCGTCACACATCAGTTGTACCCCCTATGATTGTTTCTTGGGTCGGCCCCTTGCTCCGAGTTGCGTGAGCCAGTCGTGCCGTATAGAATGTTCCGAGTTTGAGAGGAGGTTTGCTCCGTCATTCTCTTGTAATCTTCGTAGGATAATTTTTGACCTCTGTTCTTCTGAACGAGTTCTCTCCAACCAATAGAAGGTGCGCTTTTGCTATCGCCCATCAGGTTGCTCTTTGTGAAGGCCGTTGGTATTATCTCGTATTTGAAGCGGCCAGACCTTCTGATCATTTCTCTTACTTCTCTTTCTGGAACAGGCCTTACTGAATATTTCCACCCGACCATAATTAGATATGGTGCTATCAATGGAGCGTTTGTGTGCCTATTCATAATTTGAAATTCGGGACTTGTCTCCTCCCCAGCACCTATCCACAGGTCAAAGTGAGGGTTCAAGTCGGATTCGGAGCTTGAGTGAACTTCTATCATGCCGCTTTTCCCTTGAAGGATTTTGTCAGAAGATATGTTCATTGAATTTACTTCGTCAGCAGCGAATCTGATAACTCCTTGGGGCTGAAAAACCCTCAAAGAAGGACCGATGACACCCACCATTGTAGGTTTTGCTCCTGTTCCTATCTCATCCCCATCTACGGATTTGTTCGATACTGCAACTACCGAAGTTTGATCTTCGTATTCATGGGCTTGTAACGAAGTTACGCTTCCCGCCCTACTAATCAGAGTAGGGTGTTCTGAAACCCCTATTGAAACATGATAAATTGGAGAGTCCGTACTTGTCCCTTTTGGTGTGGGTTCAAGAATATCGACTCCTTGTGGGTCTAATACTATAGCACCATTAGATGTAGATGCCGCAGGTAGTCTGAGAAGTGTCGCTTCATCCCCTACTGTTATTCGGTCAGTCACGATTGTCTCAGCCGTTGTAATAACTGAGCCAGTTGCAGAGCCAAGATTCCCACCTGCTAGTGATTGAACCGTGACGAATTGGTTCTCTTGTCTGTATGCCTGCGCACCCAACAAGAGCGTATCTCCCACCGCAGGTGTGATAGAAGCGAGATTTGAGGCTTGGCTGTTAGTCCCTAGTTGGTTGGTGTCATTCAACTTGACTGTTACCGCAGATGAAGATACTGCAGAAATTGTGCAAGGTATTCCAAAGAAATGTCTTATTGATATTGGTTCGGCAGATACGACTCTGTGCAAACCACCATCTAACATCACAAGTTTGCCTGTAGCATACTTTCTGTCTAAGTAATTTCCCGATTGAGGCGATATTCTTCCCAAGTGTGGCCCACGAAGAACTTCGTTTGCTGCTCGAACATGCCCAGGCATCTGCTTGGACTTAGTTCCCAATTGTGCTGGAGTTAGTGACAATTAGTTTCCCCCCTAAATCATGTTAGGGGAGCCACCTAGTTCAGCCGTTATAGCACCTGCATAGGGTAAGCCCTGTGGCACTATTAGCTTGTAAACGAGCCTTCCACCATTTATTCTTCTGGCCTCTTCTATGTCTGACTCTGCCATAGGGCTTAATCGAGCCTTAAAACCGACCAGGTGAATGACTGGATAATAAAGTGCCTCACCTGTGTCATTTAAAAATCTAAAATTAGGTAGCATAGACTCAGATGACTCGATCCATATTGCGAAGTTTGGATTCGGGTCATCAATTGGGCTAGTGTTCACATCAATGAAACCTGTCTTATCATTTTCAGGCGCTTCATCGGCACTCCAACGGGCTACGCCTGCTGGATGCTTCAAAAATACCTTACCAGATATGTCTCCAACTTTAGTTCTAGCAGCGCCACCAATCGATTGTGTCGATGTAACGGTGACTACTGTAGCGTCGTTGGGGAATCCCACGCCATCATATGTACCTGTTCTTGATATGAACTTAGGTTGTCTGTATAGACATGGGACAAGACAGTATAGGTGATTTCTAAACGGTTCGAGGTCTTCATCCTCGAAGTAGCCGCTATCATAGGCATCACTTACTTCTGTTCCATTCGTGTTTCCTTGTGCGGTTACTACTAGATCGTAGGTAAGTCCTTCTACGCTGTCTACTGCGTAAAACTTACCACGGAGCTTGATAATAAAACCAGGCTTCAAGGTGTTTTCCATGGGGTTGTACCCCCTTACTGTCGGGCTTCTTCCAAAATTTACTCTTGCTATTTTCTCACTTCCTTTTGTTTATGTAATTATAGGTGTTTGATTGTGTTTTAGCCAAGGGCTTCTTTTTTCATCGCTTTTGCGCTGTCTGTGAAAGCCTTGGCATATTCTCCTCTCTTCATTGCTGAATCGAATTTATCTCTTGCTTTAGGGAATAATCTGGTTGCAACATAGTATGCTAGCATTGTTGTTCCAATACCTGCAAGGTATGAGCCTGCGTCTGGATCAACGAATGGCGAATTGTTATTCGGGGCTTCTGCCCCTAATCCACCATGCCACTTGACTGCTCCGCCTCGAGTTCTAGGAGTAACTGTACCCCCAATCCCACCACCGAAGAAGTTGTTGTTCACCATCTTATTCACCTATTCATGTAAAGATATGCAGCACCGCAACAAATTGCTCCCAATAGGGGAACCGTCGGTACAGCACCGAAGAAAGGAATGTTAGTAGTTGTTCCTCGCCCAAACGCAATCGAGTTGATTGCCTTCAATGGCGAATTGTTATTCGACGCTTGATTGACTGGTGCCTGAGCTACTTGCTCTGTTGCGCCAAAAGCGTGATTCTCATGCATACCCATGTAGCCTGAACGGCCACCAGGATAACCAAGAGATCCGAATCCGTGACTCATGTTGCCAGAAAACATCTCATTACCCATTTGGCCTGTACGGCCACCAGGATAACCAAGTCCTCCTCTGATACCATCCATGATAGTCACATCCACATAAACAACCTGAGCCCCCCTAGATCCCGAAGAACCTAGAGAGATTCAAGTTGATACGCTTAGAGGTTGCTCCTAGCGTTTGCGTAAACGATTAATCGGTATGTGTCTGTTCCACTTACCGGAGTAACGGCTGAACCGTCATCTGGGTCGTGCATAGATACTAGGAGACTTACTGTGCCTCCATCGACTGATTTAACAGATACCGAACCTGCTGTGTCATATACTGCGCCACCGCCGTCGTCCCAGGCAATGCTGCCATAAGCTCCGACAATGTCTATGTCATCCTTGTTGTCTCCAGATCCGAAGACAACTGATACTGGGCTGCCTGCAGCCGCCACAGTTCCTAGAGTGACTGAACCTGCACCGTACACGACTGAAAATCCAGTCGTAGCACCTGCATTGGCTGTTGTCGCCCCTTCACCGTTGATGAAGAGTGCATCGCCGTTGGTCCACTTACCAGTTACATGCAGCAGGTGTAGGGCGGGCTTGGAACCAGTAGCTAGTTCGTAGCCACCGATTGCGCTTTGTGCTAGAGTTCCTTGGTCTCCCATTTCCTCTCACCTCACTCCTGACTGATCCCAAAAGGGCTCAGTTTAGTTCCCCACTAGATGTAGTTTGTTGAATTAATTCGTGATGTTGACCCACAACACAACCCACAACACGGATTTTCTCTGCTGAGAGAGCCGTAGATGCCTGGCGTGTTCTTACATCCCATGCAATTGTTTTCTCTGGTTCGACCACAAGTGGTTCCGTATAGAACACAAGTGGTTCCTCAAGAACGCTCATTATTGAATTTTCCACCACAGGGGTAGTAATTCCAGCGATTGACCATTGTGTTTCAACAATATTTAGCGGATTTACAGCGTACTGTAAACCTTGCATCATCACATATAGTTCCTCAAGGGTTTTGAAGTCCAGAGCTTTGCTTATCCATCCTGTGGATGCGCTCGTCTTACTTCCGGTGGTCCCAATGGCTGTGTTTGGAATTTGCCAAACACCTTGGGTGTCTAAAATACTAAAGTGATCTGCACGCAGTCCACCTGTACCATATTCACCCTTTGCCCATATACCGCGGTTTTTTCCGCCCCAGTTAGGGTAGGCATAGGCAATGAAGCCATTGATCTGATCGAGGTAATCCGCGATCAGAGCAGCAGGTCTGTCAAAATATACTTTAAACATACTCATTTTTTTTTCATCTCCATTTTTTTAGGTGCGCCCTTCGACGCTGACCTTTCCTCTGACCATTTAGATATAAGGTGCGGTAGCCTCTCGTAGCATGGCGTAGTCCTCTCGTAGTCCTCTCGTAGTCCATTGTTCCGAAGAGGTCAAAGGACAACCGCGCCTGAGAGTAATTGTGTCTAAGAAGGATCCGAAGGAACACATGATTCGAATACGGTTGAGTGGCGATGATTATACCGATTTGAAATTTGTTGCTGAAGCTCTACAAATACCATTGTCCACTTGTTTTCGTATGCATGGCTTAAATGGGTTAAGAGAGAAAAAGAACGATTTAATGACAGACAACAGTAGACGACAGAGACACCAGGAAATGTTGAGGCAACAACTGGGGGAGTGATAAAATGGAACTTCGGGGTAAGAAATGTCAGACCTGTGGACACATTACAGGGACAATGAACACTCAATGCGAAGAGTGCGATGGAATAGATCTAATTGATTATGTTCAGGAGATAGAACCAGGAGAGAGGGCTTTCTGGGGCGTTACAATAAGTAAGCCGATTGAAACTACAAAACAGGCATGGCAGTTTGAAGAAACAGTTCTGGCTAGTTCACTAAAATGGAGAGATTTCTATGACGGCCATGCTGTCGAGGTAAGAGCTACTGTAGGAGAAGGAATAGAAGTCTCAATTATAGAGATGCATTGGTACTTCGAACAAAGTGATGCTCACTCTTCCGTAGATCTTCAAACACATTTTATTGGAATGAGACCAGGGCTGATGAGTGAAGCAGTAATTTCTGTCGAATTTTATGATGAGTTGATTATTGAGGATGTAGAGTAGTATGTGCGGGGTAATTCCTGTAAAGTGTCCTAATTACACTCATTGTCAAAGGTGGATAATTGCAAAGGGTTGCCCCCTTTGCGACAGATTGTAAATTAACCTAATATTGGAGATACGCTCATCACCGTAAGAGCGAAAGATGCGTAAAACCCTATGAGTATTGCTAGTATGTGTCCTGAGTTCATTAGCCTAGTGTGTAATGATTGATTAATCAATGTGTGTTTAATAGACTTACAGGGTATTGAAATCCCTGCATCATCAGATATAGTTCTTCGAAGGTGCGAGAGAGTAGTCCGGTTGCAACAAACGACTGAAAGAAATACAGGCTAGAGGTGAACTACTCCCTCGGCTTTGGAAAAAATTCCCCTAGCTTGTGAGAGTATCATATTGTCACCTGTTTTGGTTTACATTTGTATGGTGCTTACTTTATTCGCTAAATTATTCAGCAAATCGGGCTCATTAGAAGCCCTAGCGTTGTCAAGTAGCATAGCGTCTTCCATTGTTGGTTGAACTGCTGCAGACATTGAGCCTTGTGAAAGATATTCAGTCCTCTTGCCTATTTGCCCTACATCTAATTTAGATGCTAACAATGCGCCTGTGAAAGATACACTTGCGGTTCTTGCTCTGCGGAGCGCCCCTTTCTTCAAGTAGCCCATGTCAATTGCTTCTTTTTGGATCATGTCGGTAGCCAGGAGAGCCAGTCCTGATGTTAGGATGGCTCCCCCAGTAGTACCGTACACATTCCTAGCATACTTGGAACGGTAAGTGGTTTCGTTCATACCTGCCTGGGCGACAAAGTTTGCCGCTTCCATAGCGAGTGCGAAGGCACCTAACCCTGCTGCACAAGTCCCTAGAATAACTCCGTTCTCTTTAGTGAGAACATTTTCTAGGCGCTTAGGTATTAACTCCACTAGAACAACCCCCTACTCAGAAGAGGTTGACTCTAGTTGAACCTAGGCTCTTTGTTCCAAAGAACTTGTTATTGCTGTGTGCTGCTGTGTTGTTAGAAGCCATAGCAAGAGCAAGGTTGTTAGTTACATGAGCGCCATGCATCATACCCATGTCGTGGCCTCCAGCCATCAACATGTTGTTAGAGTGCATACCGAACATATCGTTAGTCAAAGATCCAAGACCGCCACCAGTTCCACTTAGGAATGGGACACTTGGCATACCAAGAGCCGCGTAGTCACCTGCTGCTAATGCAGAGGCGTTCTGACCGATGCTTAGTGTCTGTAGGTTTCTAATCATGTCTGCGACAATGAATACACCAGCTACACCTGCTCCAGCCTTGACGAACTTAGTGTCAACTCCGAATCCCTTGCTTGCGACTGTGGAAAGACCAGACAAGAATGCTAGGTCAATAGCGGTGTCTAGTAAGACTCCACCATCTCCATTTCCTAATCCACCTGCTGCGCTGATTGCTGGACCTGTGACATTGTTACCAATCATGTCCGATACATACGGAATGTTGTTTCGCATTGCGCCAGTTAGACCCATCATCATAAATCCAGCGAAGGAAGAGTAAGCAAGACCCTTCATTAAGTTACCAGAATCAGAAATTAGTGCGCCTGGGACTCCCATGAATCCTTCTTGGACACCCTTTAGGTTGATTTTGCTTGGAAGGAATCCTAGGAAATCGCTACCCTTTACACTACCAGTTGTGAACTTAGCACTTCTGGATGTGCGGCGCTTTGCCTTTCTCTTAGTGGTTCGGCGCTTTGTACCAGTAGCTCTGCGAGTTCTCCAGCCTTTCTTTGCTGCTGCTGATCTCTTAGCCTTGGTCATGCGTGTAGTCTTTCTCTTAGAGGATGTGCGCTTTGCAGCAGTTCTCTTAGTGGACTTTCTGCGTACAGTCTTAGCCTTTCGAGAGCGAGCAGAACGCTTTGCAGCGTTAGATCTCTTTGTAGCCTTAGCCCTGCGAGTTCTCCAGCCTTTCTTTGCTGCTGCAGATCTCTTAGTCTTGGAAGGTCCTCTCTTTGTAGCCTTTCGTGTAGAAGCCCTCTTTGTGGACTTCTTTCGAGTTGCTGCTGCCTTCTTGGCTGCAGAAGAACGCTTTGCAGCGTTTCTCTTTCGAGTTGCTGCTGCCTTCTTGGCTGCGGAAGAACGCTTTGCAGCGTTTCTCTTCCTTGTTGCTGCTGCCTTCTTAGCGGCTGCAGACCTGGAAGCTTTCGTGCCGCCTCTACGGACGGACTTGCGGGCTGATCTCTTAGTTACTCTCTTTTTTGCGGGCATCTTTTTCACCTTGTTAGTAGTTCTTGGAGGGTTGACTAAAACCAATCTTCCCTCACTCATTGGATAGTGGGTCTTACCATCAGCATATAACCGGACTGTCATACTAAGTATCGTTGAAAACTACAATGTCGTCAATTGTCGTGGCGGAATGAATATACGACGATGACCCTTCCTACACTACATGCGCACGAGAGGAAGGGAGAAAAAAGAAAGCAGGGTTTTGTCTTTGAGAATACCCGAAGAATTGTATTTGCGCATCAAACAACAGGCTGATGATGAGAATAGAACGGTCAATAACCTACTTATTACATATATTATAGCCGATATTAATTTTTCAACATCAGAACATAAGGCTAAACTCGAAGGTAAAGACCGTAACCGTAGAAGAAGGTAGGTGGGGTCGTGGATAATCCTCCCTCTAGATTGATAAAACGCATGGATGCCCTTATTGACGGCATCAGAAGTGGTCATCTTGTGATTTGTGGTCAGACCAGATACGGAAAAAGCACAGCAGCCATGTGGTTCTATCTTAATCAGAATCTATTTGATGGTAGAAAGAGCGCAACACATATTTTCTTTGATACTAAACATGATGATGACATACTACAACATGGATTTGTCGCGAAAAGTATTGAGGACTTGACATACTATCTAAGTTTGAAGCCTAAAAGAATTATTTATCGGCCACCAGGGACTACTGAAAGAGAAATACACCTTACTAATGTTGTAAATTTGTTATTCAAAAATAAAGAAAAGGCCCGATACAAGGGGTGTGCTTATGCACTTTTCATAGATGAAGTTCAATTGTACGCTCGTAAGGGGAGTCGCCACGAAGGATTGGAGAGGCTTTCAACAACGGGTGCAGGAAAGAGCATCCACGGCATTGTAATCGGACAGAGATTACAAGATATTCACGAGCAGACACTATCTCAATGCAATAGTCGTATGGTTTTCTTTATGCAAGAACGGCCTGAATACCTCAAATCTCGGTTGATGAGTGATCTAGTGAATTGGATGGACTGGTTGAAGGAGAATCCCTATTATTTTGCATTTCAAACTCTTGCGTCTGTGGACTGGCAATTACACGCCCCCGTCCCTTTACCCGCAAAACCAATCGACCCTTATTCCGATAAGTTCGCTCCGCCCCCTTCAAGAAGAAGGTATTGAACCATTTCGGTATAATAGCTTCAAAAGCACCTGCAATCAATTCATCTCATCCCTGAATGATTCTTGTATGGGCTTTGACTTTTGTATTTCATCAGTCCTAAGTAAAGATATTGCGTTTTCAGTTGCAGTCCCCATACTAGATAGAACTAGAGTCAACGGCTCTTGGACATGATTCATGTCTTCAATTGATTCGGTTCTAGGATTGACCCCTAGGTTTGGATTCAAGGATAATTCGAACATAGTATCAATTATATCCATTGAAGCCGTTTCTGCTAGAGTTTTTGGTATTACCATCAAGGCTTCTGCAAACGCTAGTTTTGCTAAGTCTGCTCTTGATGACTCCATTGGCTCGGAGTGTTTTATTGCTTGAGCCATTCTTGCTTGAATTGAACCCGCCCCTGGTACTGTCTTAGGATTCTTGGCCGTAATGTAAGCAACTCCTATGGCATCATCCATCGCTCTAGAAAATTCTGCTGCTGTTTGTTCTGTTTGAGCAGGTAGTATGATAGAGGCTACTTTTGTGTTGCTCCCTACTACCTGAATGTATGGATTGGGTCCTTCTTGCCCCCTTATTGTGCATACACCATCCCCTAGTTCTTCTTCCATTATGTCTGCAAGGTCAGTTACAACCTCACCTTCCGTTGCTTTGGCTACTCTGTGCATGTCACTTTTTCTGATGTTCCTTACTGCCATCATTCCTTTTCTTCTGAAATGTTGTATGGCTTTTGAGTCCATTCCTTTCTGACACAATACGATTTTGATGCCCATGTCGTCAATTGCTTTCAGCCTCTCTTCCATATATGCTGCTTGGACTTGAGCTACTTGCGCTATTCTAGTAGGGTCGGCAAGAGAGATGTTAGCTTGAGGAGGCCCTAGTTCCTCATCTAGTAGCAATACCTTTCCTGAAAAGTTGGTTTCTTCTGTAGGGAAGGAGTTCTGCTTTAATAGGACAACACCTTCTATCAGTTCTGCATCGCTTGGATCGCCTGGACGACCAATTAACTTGATATTATCTGGCGTGGCGGCTTCTGCGGCTTTAGCACATATGTCGCTTAGAATATCGATGTAGTCTTCCGCAGATTTTCCAGTAATGGCGGTCTTCGCTACTTTTTTTGCGGCATCATACGGTGAATCTCCCGTAGTGGCGTTTTGTTCTGCTACATCAGTTGCGATTTCTAATGCTGCACGATAGCCTTTGGTTATTGCATTTGGTTGAACACCCTTTTCTATCAATTCCCATGCAAGTTTGAGAAGTTCTCCGAGAAGGACTACTGTAGTTGTAGTGCCGTCGAATACTGCTTTCTCTTGGGCTTTGGCGACTTGAGCGACAATTCTTGCCACTGGATCTCTGTCGTGCCTCATCTTTAGAATTGTAGCGCCATCATTAGTCAGTAGGAACTCTCCCATCCTATCGACGAGCATTTTGTCATGCCCCAATGGCCCTAGTGTTGAGCGTACCCTTTCAGCCACTTCTTGCGCTTTCTCGACAATGTGCTTCTGTGCATCTCTTCCCTTTAGTGTCTCAAACTCGTCGTCCACGAGTGTTTCAACCGTCTTTGCCGTTTAATTGCTATCTAATCTCAATGCTGAATGAAACATTCTAGACGGAGTGACCGCTACCAACCGAACTAAACATACTGGATGGTGTGACCGCTACCAACCGAACTAAACATGCTAGACGGAGAATGAATCACGCCTTTGATTTGCTAATCTGTTCTGGAGACAATTGGTAATTCTTGAATTTAGCCTTGTATTCCGGTATTTGTTTGTTCAGAGCTTCATTGATTGACTTTGTTCTTTCACGCAAAGGTGCGTTTCCTTCGGTCTTGTCTAAGAATGCCCCCTCGGCTTCCACGAATATGTCCTCAATCTCGGATTCAATTTCAGTTATGTTTCTAGCAACTTCCTCACTATCTATACGATCTGTATTATTGAAGTGGAACCAATCTATTCTATCACCCATTACCGTGAAGTGGTCTTGTATTCCCAAAACCGTGAATAGGCCATGATATACTTTGAAATCATCAGGGCTTGTTTGAGAAGGCTCCCATGCCCTCGGGTGCGTATGGAAGAATGCTGTTGCCCCTTCTAGTATGTAGCCAGTCACCATTGCCTCGTTTACTGTTTTTTTCCCTTTTCTAAAATGTAGTTTCCCGTCTTTTATCCAGCCAGATGCTTCTCCGAAGTCCTGTACCTTTTCTGCTAGTTGCATGAATAGTTTCTCTGATCCAATCGGCCCTCTCAGTTTTTCCGTCTTGAACTTCTGGCTCTCTTCGGATTTAGTCATCGTTTTACCAAAGTCCTCTAGATAGTAAATCGCCTCTTTATCCATTCCAGGGTTTGTCAGATATTCCTTTACAGAGTAAGGGTTCTTTTTCTTGGTCTTATCCTTTTGCGCCTGAATTGCTTGCTTCTTTTCTTTACTGGTTTGAGGATGGGTTCTTCCTGAAAGAGATTTGATTAGTTTTTTACTTAGAACGCTTTGAACTTGTTTTACCTTGTTCTTACTTTTTTGAGGCTGCTCCTGTTTCTTAAGTTCATTTTGTGGTGGAGAAGATGTGGGCTTTTGTGTATTTTGTGGTGGAGAAGATGTGGGCTTTTGCTTGGCTAGCCAGTCGTCAAACTCTTGCATACCCTCGCCTTGTTTTAATTTATTGAATATATCTTGAGGTATGTTCCCTTCTATCTTTGCCTTATTTTTTTTGTTAAAGGCTTCCTTAAGTTCCTTTGGAAGAGGGGGCCGATGATTAGGATTGTTTTTGGGTTTTTTCTTCATCACTCCTCCAACTGATTTCAAATCCTCTATGATTTGCTCTTGTTCTTTCTCAGTCATCGTATGAACCTTGTATATGTATGCCACACTTTGTCTCAAGTGAATAGAAGTTCCTTCTCCGTAAGGAGTGTGCATCGTGAACCACATGTTGTCGAAGTTCTCCGACTTCCAAGAATAATTCTTCTTTTCTAGACCGATGAATGCGTCTAATGTGTCTTCGAATTTTATTGGAACTCGAAGCGAGTATGAATGGATAGATGTTCCTTCTGGGGGATTTGTCTTAATTCTGAATGCCTTACTTACTGCTTCTGCTAACATAATATAGTAGTCATGTATCGATAATTTTTGATTTACAAGTATTGCAAGTGCTTTATTGCCTGCAGACGATTGGAATTGTAGTCTCTTCCCCAATGCTGTGCTTCCTTTCAGATGCTCAGTTGCTACTTGTAAGCCCGTTGAATCAGATATGAAGAGAGCGATTTGGTCCATCAGTAGTAATGATGAGGCAGAACTGCTTGGTGCAACTACAGTTATGTCGAATTCTCCCTCTGATTGCATCAACTCTAGATATGTTGCACCGGAAGACATTGCTGCATTCTCTATAGTAGGGATTCCTGATGCTCGTAGTTCCCTACTTATTTGGTTCCCAATGACTTTTGTTTTACCTCCTGCATTAATTTGTATTTGTTGAGGTGGATTCACCTTCCAAGATTCGCCCAGTAGTGGATCTCCACCGAAGATAGACTCTCCCTCATCGGACTTCCTGGTTTGAATAGCCTGTTGCTGTAGCTTAGGACCACCCGTTCTTGGGTTTAGCCCACTTGGAATTCTAGTTCCCTTCTTTACTACATAGTTGTACTTCTTCTTATTGGCAATCCTGAAATCTCCTTCTATGTGCTTCTTGGCTATCTCTTCAAAGGTTTTCATGTCATTTTTCGCGGCGGTTTCGCTTGTGTAGCCTACTGTTGCTACGAACCAGGTGTCCTCACTTGGAGCATAGAATACCTTTCGCCCTGTTGCTGGATTCTCAATTTCTATTGCTTGACCAGACATTGATTGTGTTAGGGGATTGGCCTTGGGTTGTTTGTAGTCTGATTCCCAAGGGAACGGAACTGGTTCTCCCGCTAACCGCCTTGTATATTCTCTTTTTCCACCTTCGGAACCAAAGAATTCTCGCTCTCGGGTTTCATGGATATACTTGTGGCTGATTGATTGAGGGTTGTCGCAAGTACAATATCCAGCAGGAGGAGGGATTTTGGCTCCTTTGGTTCTAGGTTCTCCATCCCATGTGGATTCGTAAAATAGGCCGCCGCAAGTACAGCGTTCTATGCGTTTCCCGTTTTCATCTAAGAATACGGGGTTGTCTTGTACTGTTTGTTTCTCTAATTTTGCGTGGAGTTTTTTGATTCGAGGATGCCAAGGGATTCTTTCTCCTTTCTCGGCTCTTGCTTTCTTTCTTGCTTGTTTCCGTAATACTTCTTTTCCAGATTCGGATTTCAACAGGGCTTGGATTACTTTTCTGGGCAAGCATAATCGAGGTTTGCCCGATTTTGTTTGTGTGCCTTCTGCTCCGCATTTTTCTGAATAATCAATTTCACCTTTGTTGTTTACCTTTACAGATCTCCAGTCTTGACTTATCCAACTGAATGACTGATACCCTGGTGCCATAGGATTTGATTTGATTCCACTTCTCTCTTGCCACTCATACGACACATCATCCTCGTCTATTGGGCCTCCTGCAGCCCATGTGAAGCAGGTTCTTGCTGAATGGCACTTGAAGTGGTGCATCCAACAGTAGCCCAAGTAGCCGTCCTCATCCTCTATGTCCTGGGAGACTGGCCCAGGCATACAGTCCAACATTCTTGGAGAAATGTCGAAAGCAACGCAGTTCGAACACTTTGACTTCTTGGCTGTAGCTACATCTGTGTTCCAATGCTCTGCAGCATCTTCGTAGTATTTCTCGTCTGATAGGTTGAGTGGCCCGTATCTGATGTAGTCGGTCTTGATTGCACTATTCCTGTTCTTCGTGTTCAGTTCTAGATCTTGCGTAGCAGGAGGACAATCCATCGGAGGATTTGTCTTTGTCGGCCATTCAGATTTCGGCCTTCCAGAGCCGTAATCTTCGTCCCAACGGCCACCCCATGGGTCAAACTCTTCTTCGATGTATGCAACCTTAATCATTTCAGGAGAAATTGTGTCTGGACCCTTTGTTTCATCGTAGCCTTTGGTCCTGACAACATAGGATTCAGGAGGGTCTTTCATGTAAAAGGGCGTATCAGGGAGTGCGAAGATGTCTAATTCGCTTGCGTCAATTTCAAGCACTACTGGCTTTTCATTATCTCCATCTTCAAAGTGATACAGCATCCTCGCTGCGCCTCTTGCATAGTCAAGAGCCCCACTTTTTGTTTTGGTCACAAATAAGCCGTGGGCTTTAGCAGAGCCGTCCTTTTTCCCCTCTTTCATGTATTTCTTTGCAAATCGCATTGATGTGCCGTGATAAAATGGGCCACTAGGTCTTTCTGAACCTTCAAGTTTGACGAAATTCGGAGGATTCCTATCTGCGGGGATTGACCCAGATAGACTTGTCTTTACTTTTAGTTCTCCAGTTAATGAGAACATAGCAAGATAGTGGTCGAAACTTTTCTTGAGAGATGGTTTATTCCATAAAATCCATTTCGATAAAGCACCTGCAGTAGTGAAATCTTCCCAATCTTCTCTTTTAGAATGGCGACTGTCGTATTGTTTCTTTCGCTCTGGATCATTATGTATTGTATAGTCCGAATAGGTCTTAGCACCAAAGTGAGTTGTCTTCTTTCTCCCGTCAGAGAATGAGAATACTGCTCGTAGCTTCTTATCCTTCTTCGGAGAACCGTCAATCACCACATGGACTCGGTTTAGTTCGTCTAGCTTATTCTTTAGCCACCTGTATGTCTTGGGGGCTTTCTGTTTGAGTTTTGCTCGACCTTCACCTATTCCTGGAATGTAATATATGCTTTGATATTGCTTACTTGCTTCCTTGATTTTGTTTAGATCGTTTGACATCTTGCGTATGTTGCTTTCGTGTTCTTTGTCTGAATAGTAGGAGTCTGCTGTCGTCTTGGGCTTCTTTTTTGTTCTAAGCCCGATTGCATTCGGCTCATCTCGTATTTTCGCTTGACCCCCTTTTCCTTCTCTAAGGTCGTTGTCGCCAAATACGAAAAGAGTATTCTTGTTTTTCCTAACATACTCTGGTGTGATTTTCTTAGGAGGATTCATCTTGTATTCATCAACTTTTAATCCATAAGAACCATCAAGTCCTCTTTCAGTCAAGCGCATTGCGAGGAACTTACCTGCGTATGTTTCCCATACGAAGGGCGGTGCGTTGAGTGCAGAGGTAGCCATTCCCTCTGCGACATATGCTGGATATTCCAATTGTTCAAACGCTTGACGGTCCCCTTTAGCATATCGGTCTATTTGTTGAGGGCTGTATTCGAGTATTGTGGCTTCGTGCATAGCCTCATGTGCAATCGTTGAGACTGGTATGTGATAGCCCCACCATTCGAGGAACCTTTTTTTATCTTCTTCTTGCATGTCAAATTGCTTTGCTAATCTGCGCCCAAGATGCATGATTGATACAAGGTCGATGTTGCTTTCAAAGCCCTTTACGGGGATGATTTTCACATTATACACTTTACCGTCTTTGTAATTGACTCTTATAGCGACATGCCCGCCTCCTATTTCTTGAACACCGTCCTTCAATGAGATAACGCCCGTAGGGTTTGATTTTGTGGTTGGAACATACCTCATGTGATAATTAATGAATCCATTGTAGGATTTTTGCGCCCATCCGTCTTTTGCTACTGTTCTTTTTGCTACTGGCGCTCTGGTCACTTCTTCACCGCATGATTCACAAGTGTAGGTTTTCTTGTCTAATTTTTCTCTTTTTCCTGTACCGGATTGAATCCATGATGGATCTATTGAATCCCATTTTGCCACTAACTGTGCTTTTGGTTTCTTACACCCTTCATGTGTAGCGTACCAATACCATTCACCAGGTACAGACATTGTAGGAGGGTTTGTTATAGCCATGTTTGAGATTACCCTAGAGTGAATCTTAGATGCAGTCTGCTTTAGTTTGCCGTATTTGTTTCTGATAATATAATCGAAGTTGTGTTTTTTGTAGTTTTTCTCCATCAAATTTCCTGATTTGATTCTTTGTTCAACAATCTTCTCTGGTTCTTTTCTTGACCTTATGATTTTTCTCCATTCATCTATCGGTCTATCGAGGGGAAGATATATCGAGAAGATTGGTGCTATTTCTGCTTTTCTCATTCTTTCTAGTGCCTTGAATGACTGATCTATAATCACGATAGGCGTTGCTGTCAAGTCAGATATTCTTCTCGCATATTTCTTCCCCCCGTAGTTCTCGAAGACGAGGTCTGTTCCGTTAGGAGCAGTAAATTCCCCCGATTCCCTCATCTTCTCGAACTTTGCATCAGTCACGGTCTTTATGTCAATGCCCTGCTTCTCATTGACCCTCTTTCCCCTTGTGGTGTATGTTCGGGCGAGGGAGGCCTTTTTTCCAAATAACTTCTTGAGTTCCTTCTGAACGCTGCTTTTCCCCATGCCAGAAGGCCCAGAGATGGAAATAATCAACTGAGGCGGGAGTAGGTCTGCTAAAGGTGTGGGTGATACCTTTCGTGGTTGGACGGTGACAGGTGGGTTCCAAACTACCTCTCCTTTGGGGCTTAGAATCTCCAAGTGTGGAATCTTCTTCCCAAGTAGGGCCATTGCGTAGTTCCGGTGATTGCCTTCTCTGCCGATGCTTGGGTACATCAATCCGTTTTTCTCGATTGAATTCAACAATTCTGGTGACACCCATTTTCGTGCTTGCTTTCCAATTCTGACTTGATTCTGGTCTTTTTTGGATATTCCGAATGCTTCTTGTAATGCCAAGAATTTCTCATCAGTCATTTTGGCGACTTTGTAAGCCATTCTTAGGTCATCTGCCGATACAAGTTCTTGTATTCCAATGTGCCTCAATTCATTAGGATTTATCAAGACTGCACGATATAGGGCGTCTTCTGCCTTTCCAGGTAATCCATAACCGCCATCTTCGATGCTTCTAAAGTGATGAATTGCGTCCTCTTTCAGTGATGTTCCGACTGGCCCATATTCCTTTTCCATTGCGATAATCATGCGCCCTGTTTCATCTCCAGGCAGTTCATCAAATTTGTAGATTCGTCCTGGTTCGAAGTCGAAGTGGGTTGTGTATGGTATTTCTTGTGGGTTGAAGGAAATCGTAGGAGATATTAGATCCGCATACAGCAGGTGCGGGTGCTTTATTGCAGCATTACCTGGAAAGAACGGTGAGCCTTCTCTCGGGTCTTTCAATCCAAAGACCCCCTCTGAGCTAGTAATGCCTCCTTCTCATCCTCCTCTTCGACAAATGCCCTGAATTTTGGCCTTGCTGCTCTCTCTATGTCCTTTGAGTCAGGTAATTTAGTTCGAGGGTGCGCTTTGAGATACCAAGGAACAGGTTGTAGCGAATCTAATCTAATCTCATTCACCGTTCTTCTCAGCCCGTATTTCTTTGGAATTCTTATCGTCTGAACCGCCCAGTTCTCAACAGTATCTCTTAGTTTCCCTGCTATTACTAATCCACCTTCATACCCGTCGTATCTTTCGTTCCATCCGATTATGTTCTTTACGAAATCCCTGTCCTTTTTCTTATCTAGGTTGAATGTTCGGAGAATGGCCTTTCCAGACTTGTCTCCTGTGTGTTTGAACTTCCAAGGCGGAATCTGTCTGTGACTGGAGAAATTCGCTGTAGGAGGATTCAGGCTTGCTGCTATCAAAGCCTCAACGCTTGGTTCGAACTCATTAGGAATGAAGGGCTCAGGGCCGTTTATCTTGAACTGGTCAAGAGAAATGTCTGATAGGAACACTTTGCCTTTGTCTGTTTCGTATTCGGACTTAGCAGTAAGTGTTTCACCTTCGTCTACATTGAAGTCAAGCCCTTCAATGACGGATCTTATTCCAACCACTCTAGGGTTGACTAAGTCAGGTAGTTGCTTTACATCAACGATTGAAATTCTTGAAAGCCCTCTTATTTTTTCTGGAACACCCCTAGGAGGAGCAGTTTGGCCTACAGGCATAACTGGAGATACTTGCATTTCTCTCATCCGGCCTGTTTCTGGGTCTTTGTACTTCATAGGAGGCGTTTCATCCCTCATCCTATCCTCTGCTGCTGACTTTGCTCTGTCCAAATTATCAACTAATTGAGTTGTTCGTGAATATATTGGTTGCATTTTCAGATTCATATTCTCGAATTCCACTTCAAGGATCAAATCTGACTCTAATGGATCCACAAATACCATGTTGCCGTCTTGATGTGTTGCGTATTCTGATAAATGAGATAGTAGGGCTCTCCTGTCTTGAACACTTATTCCTCTGAATGCCCCTACTTTACCTATTGAATTGAATAATGTTTTTTTCTTCTTTTTTGTTCTTATTTTTTCACCCGTATTTGCATCGATTACAGGCTTTTGTATTTCTCCTTCGCTTACTACTCCTAGGAGGACTGTTCCGATTTCTCCATTCTCGAACCTCTTTCCTTTAGCTTCGAACCCTAGAACTGTTGCTGTGGCTTTCATTCTTTTCTTGTAGTAAGATGTTTTACCTGCAACAATTACCCCTAGTTCGATTGCATTTCCATTGATTACTTCATCTTCGAATACAGATAGTGCCTCTCCCGAACTGTGCTTTACAGGCATTATGTTCTCTCCGATTAAATGTGCAAGTTCCTCTAGGTCTTTCTTGGCATCTTTGCTGTTTATTCTTCCTTCGATGTGTAAAGTCACATTCTCCCAGTCCGAAGATTCGAAAGACAGGAGTTTTGCAGGTAGGTTGGGGTCAATTGTCGGCTTGGATGCTAAAGTTCCAAAGATTACTTCTTCTTTGCCCTCATCCATCATAGCGTCTATTTGCGCTAGTTGTATTATGCCTGCTCGAACTGAACCGTCTTTGAAACCCGCCATAGTTGAGCTTCCAGAGTTTGCATTTACTACTACGCTTCTTCCATAAGGAACCGCGAATGTTATTTCTGGGTCGTCAGGCAATATTTCTATTTCCTCTGTTTTCTCTCTCCTATGTTTTCTCTCGGCCTCGCCCAGTTTGTCATTGTTTACTTCCATTATTCGTTCTTCTTTGGGGATTTTTGATTCTTTAATCAATCCTGCCCCTCGTAAGAATGAGAACACTATCGGAGCATGCACACCTATATTGTAGGCCGCCACTAAAGGATGCCCGTCATATGCGGGATCGTATTCATCATTATGTATTGGCACTATAGCATAGCCCATTCCAGTCAGATTGTGTGAGAAAAATCCCTTCTTGTTGCTTGAGGTCTTACTAGGAGGCCTAGGTATGTCTAAAGATAGTGGACTTAATGAACTAGATGTTGGATAACTTGCTTCAACTTTATCGGTTTTACCAGAACCCTCTAGCACCTTTGTACCGATGCTCTCGAATCCTACATCTGCCGCTACTGCTTCTGGGCTTTCATTTAGTATGAAAAGAAGCATTTTCCTCAATCCAGCACCGCAGAGCATAGTTTGAACGCCCTTTTCGTTAAGCCTTAACTCGAAGTCTTGGGCGATTGCGACTTCTGGCCTTCTTATGTTCCTACTTGCAGTCAATTCTATTACAGTAATCCCCTCTATATTGAACCCCGTAGTTTCTGAGGACAATGCAGACTTCAACCTACCCTTCGTTACATTGAATCCTGCCCTGTCTTTCTCTTCCAAGATTCTTTCGAGATATGATAGAACTCTCTTTCTATATGTGTTGTGTAATTCATTCAACCTTTCGATTCTCATTAGTGTCTTCTCATCACCTAAGCCTTCGTTGACAACAGTTAGTAGGCTTACAGGGTATTTCTGAAGCTCTGAAAGGTTCGGACCCTCCCTAGATCTGCGGCTCTCAAGCCTATGCATGACTCTAGCATTCCCTTCGAATAACTCTGCTACCACTTGAATTGGCACACCAGGGTAGTCCTCTTCCAATATGATAACTGGCCTCCCATGACCAAACTTCTTTTTCTTAATCCCCCATGAAATAGATGCTGTAGGCTCTGCGAGTTGTGCGCCTGGGGCTAATGTATTCGCAGTTCGAGGGAGAAAGAAATCTTTAGGAGATTTGGTTAGGAAAGCCCCGTTCCTTCCGGTTGAAGTTATTATGCTAGCCTTTGCTCTCTGGGCAAACTTGTCCTCGCTGAGTTGAGAGAACCTAAAATATGGGCTGTTCTTGAGAATGTAAGTAGCCGTTTCAGGTAAGCTTGTCTGCATCAGATGAAGCCTCCTACTTGCGTTATTGGCGAAACTTCACCCGTGTATACTGCAGGTTCTAGAGACATTGAGTCACTTTGCTTGCCATATGCTATCAAAACAGCCATCAGGAATCCCTCTCCCCTTTCTTCCTCTACTGCAGAGATGAATGCGTCTACCATTTCAGCATATCTTCCAGGCTTGTAGTATGAAAGTGCCTTTGCCGTATGATAGGCTGCCGCTACTTCGGTAAATGCTTCTGTCGATAGGGGGTTGCTACCATAAGCCCATGAAAGGAAATCAGAAATCTCTTCCTTGTTTCTCTTACGATCTATCGCGGCAAAGTCGCTAGGTAGAGAAGGCATCCATGTAGGTACTGAAATTTTGAGTTTAGCCTTTGACTTTGCTAAGAACCTCAATACTGCTGCGAACGCATAAGGTTCAGGGGGGTCGCCTTCTGCATCAGTCAGTAAGGCTTTCCAGAACTCGGGCAGGTTTGCATCTTTCGCGTTCGTACCTCTTGAACGCATTCTAATTGGATAAAACGCCAATCTGTAATATGACAATACTATCAATGCTAGATTGTTCATCAATGTGGTTTCTTTCAATTTAACATCAAATTCAGTTGTTGGTGCTTGGAAGAATGTAGGCACCCCCGAATCATCGACTGCGGAAATCGAGATAAGTCCTAGTTCGGCAAGCGACCACACGCACATTAGCTTCGCTGGATTTTTACTGTATTGCTCGAATACTAGCGATTGGCCTAACGCGGTGATACCTTCGTTTCTTTCAGATGACCTTACTGCTGCTTCAAAAATTGTCACGAGTTGTTCGTGGTGCAACATCGCATGATATGTTGCAGGCCCAGGGGTGTCGTATGTCCCTATTAGTGAGGCTACTGCTATATCGAAAGGAGATTTTGTCCTTTCTCTTTCTCCGATTGCGATAGAGTTTTTCTTTATTATGTAAAGCAAGATATTCCCTAGTGCTTGAAATGCCCTTGATAATCCATAATCCTCTTCACCAAGTTCGTCAGAAGATATTACTTGGTCTAGCATAAATATTCTCGAAACATACAACTCGTCGTAAACATTATCCAGAACAGGTTCGAATAATGCATATTCACCTTGAGTGTATCTTCCCGCGCCCATTGAAGGATCATCTTTGGTTTCGCCCTCTAAAGGATTGTAAATGTGTTTCCATACAACTTCCCATTGTTTCAGACCCATATTCTTAGTTGCTACATTACCAAATTTTCTGCGGAAATTTTTATCTAATCGTTTCTCTATTTCTGATTCTGTTATCTTGGCTTTGTCGAGAACAAATCTTTGGTCATTGAAATATTCATTGTCAACATCACTTACCACTATTATTTTGTCATCAGTTATGTTTACGATTTTGACTGTTGTATATGCAGCAGTTTCAATATAATAATCTATATCTCTCATCTCGCTTATCAATTCATCTAATGCTTCGTTGTCGTTTTCATCCTCGTACTTCTGCTTAATGAGTAGCAGATTTGCTTCTCTATCATCCCAATCAAAATTTACATCAATTGACAAGAAATCTTGCATAATCTCTCTACCGTTGTCAGCCGTATATGCTAGAAGCATCCAGTTAGGTATATTGATTGTATCGTTAACAGTCACTCTATCTGTTGTGTATTCCTCTGTGGTTTTGTTGATATTACTAAAGATTTTGAAGTCCCCTCCAGATTCAGCACCTCCAAGTATCATTTCCTCAATATATACGAAAACATCTTCTAATATTTCAGAATCAACGCAGTAGTATGCACCATATTTTTTTTCTCTTGGTAGTGTTTTGATTAGATTTGCTACACCCTTTTTGAATTTGGTTTTGCTGAAGCTTGGTAGCATCGAGTATATGTTCTGCAGAATTCCTATCTCAGTTGTCCCTGCACCGCCTGATGTTTCTCTATCCACAACGGCAGGCTTTGTTTTATCCGCTTCAATGGGTTCGTTGAATCTGATTGTTGTTTGAAGAGGAAGGATGTCATATATTCTATCAATTCCTGTCTCATCCTCTGGTGCAAGATTGATTGCATCGGTAATAAGAGTTTCAATGTCTTCAGATAATTCAGATATTCTCTGGATTTCTTCTTGTTTCAAATTGAATGCTTCGTCGGCCTGTTTTGATAGCATTGCTGCTATATATCTTGACGCATAATAGTGTACTAACGGAGTTGAGGCGACTTTTTTCCCCCCATCTTCTCCTCTTTTGTTCTTTGAGTTTGGAATTGCTTTTTGGTATTCTTTTATTTTCTGGTCTAGACGCTTGATCTGTGGTTGCGTAAGACCTGTTTTGTTCATTGTTGGTTTTTCTGGTCGAGAAATTGGTAGTGCAACCTTTAGGTTATTATCATTTAAATTTCTTATGTCCATCCCTCCGTTTGGCCTAGGAAGAATAGGCGACCAATCGGCAAAGTCTGTGTTTTGGTAGTTTGCATTTTTTCCTGAAAGGACTTCCTTTACAGTCCCATTAGTTTTTAGATTGTTTTCGTCTATGAATTTTCCGAAGGTATCTGCTTCAAGAAAATGAAGAGATACCAATGCAGACGGACCATCGAGGACTATGCCTTTGGCGTTTTTTCCTGCAGCGCCTTTTAGGTCTGGTATTTCCGAATCTGTGTCCATCAAGTCATTGTATTCTTTGAATGTTTGCCCATCTGCTCTTAATGTCCCAAACCCGACTTTGTGTTCGAGTGCTTTTTCGAGAGTATCAATGGATTCCGGCACACCAAATCCCCTCAGACATCTTCATCTCTTGCTGCAGAAATCGCTCCCGATATAGTTTGAATGATTAGCAGGTTAGCTACACCCAACGCTAATGCATAGAATCCAAATCGGACTGGATTTGAAAATATTCCAATAGGGCCGTAAAGTGCCTGATCTAATTCTCTAGAGAAGGTGTTTTGTATTGCGTTCACTTCTTTGTTCAAATCAAAACTCATCTTAATCCACCAACCATAGTTTACCATCTGCTCTTTCTTCTATCTTCCAATCGCCACCAAGTATCATCATTATTCTATCATAACCAGGAGGAGGGCAAGTCACATACAACTTAGGTGGATCTCCACCCTCTTCTCCAAAATGATGTATGTAGTCGTCTTGCTCGCCATTCTTGTTAGTCTTACCAGATGTGTAGCCTATGAACGGGCAATCCCCCTCTCCTAGTGCCACTAAAGGACTGTTCTCATCAGGAAGCCAAACTGTCTTTGATACGATTTCCGTTGGTTCTGCACCGTTGAATTGCCTATACAGGTCTATTGCATCACCATCGACTTTTGTTTTCTTGGATTTCTTTTTTCCTCCAAGATGAGGATTCAACTTGGCCTTTACCTTCTTAGTTGGTAAAATCCACTTCTTTGATATTTTGTTGGGTGCTGTGCCGTCTTTGAAATTGACATCGTGGCCCCAGGACTTGAGTCCTCTGCAAAGAGCTTCTAATCCGAGTAAGTGGTGTGTGGCGTTAGAGTTGCCATCGAATGTGACTATGAAATCACCGTTCTTCTCTTCCATAGTCACCTCCCACTTCGACTTCTTTGCCATTATATCACCTCATTTCGTATTTTGCACCGCAGTCGTGGCACTTGTATATCCTGCCATTCTTCATCAATTTCACTTCGCTACCACATGGCTTGCTTCGCTTGGTTTTCTTGTAAGTGCATTTCAATTTGGGAGATGATTCCGCCCTACTTGTGTATTCTCCTGACTTGAATTTATCATGGCCGCACTTCTCGCACTTGTCTTTGAGGCTTTTCATCGTCTGCCTGTGTCCACATTTTTGACATTCTGCAGTTATTGGGTTGCTCTTTGGAGGTTTAGTCATCTTGATAGCGTCTGCAGTAGCGATCAGAGTCAGAGTAACTGTTTGCGAAATCATCTCGTAGTCTACTTTCAAGTTGGCAACAGCGTTGCCTCCTTTTGCTTTCGCTCTGTCAGAGAGTTCTTGTTGCATACTTGCTATAGCCATAGCCATTCTTTTTTCGGCCATTGATGTCCTTCCACCAATAAGTCCTCGGTATATGCCTTGAACTGTCTCGCCAATATCTTTTACGAAGTTTCTTCCGATTTGGACTTCGGATGAAACCAGGCCTTTGTTAGTGAACTTAGATGATGGCGCACCTGCGTAAATAGGGAGAACATTTGCGGGGTTGCTCTTTACCTCGCCTCGAGCGAATTTATTTTGAAAACTCTTTGAGAATTTTGGTTTTGACTGAGGTATCGTATTGAATCCTTTCTTGTTGGCTTTACCTATTTCTTTTTGAGATACTACGATATACACATTCCCCTTTTGCATTATCACATATTCTTGACCGTGTTCTGCCGCCACCATATCTTGTAGTGCTTTGGCATGATTTAATCCATTTGCTTGAAGAGAGGCAGGTAAAGGAGGGTTTTTCTTAGTTGGTCCTTTACCAAAATCCACATCACCACTTGACTTTATGAAACCAATTAATTTCTCTTTATTTTCTTTGTCATATCGGTCTACATCTTTCCAAAACTCGTATAATTTAAGGGGGCTTCCGGCTACTGCTTTATATTGTTCTGCAAGTTCCATTACTTTAGTCATGTCTCCTGTTCCCATTGCGTCCTTGCCTGATAGGAGGGCTCCCGTATTTGTCTCTACGGTGCTGTCATCTTCTTCGGTGGCTTCTGCTTCCTCTTCTTTTCTATCCGCTTCTGCCTTAGAGGTCCACTGGTCGAATTCTTCGAATACTGGGCCTGAGTTTGATTGGAAGTCTATTCCGGCCTGGCCTATTTTTCCGAGTAAATCGCTAGGAAGGCCAGGGCGCTCTCCGGAGTCTCCTTCCCATGTGTCTTTCCACAATTTCTTCGCATATTCTTTGTTCTCTTTTTTAGTCTTCGCCGCATCATCGGATTTATTATGATAGGCTGCAAGCTTCCTAAAGAAGTTGATTTTTTTATCATAGTCTAGAATATCTTGTGAAAGTTCTGTGCCGTATGGCATGATGCTTGCCCTGCTCGTTACCCCTAGACCTTCGATTGCTCTCTCTGCAATACTAGGTTCTTCAACCGCAGGCTCCGTATCACCTAGAGGGTTAAGCATAGTGTAAAGCAACAGAGTCTCTGCTTCTTTCAGATCATAGTTGTATAGTGACTTCGCTCTAGCGGCAATGATGAATAATAAGTCAAGGCCGTTAATCCTTCCTTGTGGGTCTTGTGCTACTTCTGCATACTCATCTAATATTTGCATTGTTGGGATGACCCATTTCGAACTCCAACCCTTCGGTTGTTTTCTAAATCCGCCCGAGAATAGAGGCACCAAGTAAAATCCACTCGTGCCTTTAATCGGGAACGCTAGTTGCATTTTCACTAATTCATCCATCTTTCTTTTCTTAATTTTCATATTTTTTTGGTTATCATTACCATCAACACCTCCTACAAGGAAGAGGTCTTCGAATGATTCTCCATCGACTCTGTCATTATTCGCCCTGTCTAAACTATAATTGATATTTCTACGAATGTTTGCTGATGTGATTTTTTCTGCAGCGCCGAAATCCCTGAATCCAATGTCAATCACGCCTTTTGTAGATTCGAATGCCCTTGAGGACGCATTGAAGATTGCCTTTGCCGCCTCATTTTCATTTTGATTAAAGGCTGCAAGTAGTCTGTTTGCAGATTTTTCCGCGTTTTGTCTAACGAACACAGGTGTTGGGGTTGAATCTTTTTTTGACGGAGAGACTTCTCCAAGGAGGAAGTCCCACCATGCATTATATTTGGGTTTCTTTGGAGGCCTTTGGTTTTGCCCTAGGTCAAATATGTAGTGTATTACATGAGGCTCTGTCATATTGACTGCAGTAGGAGCTATACTGTTCAGGAACTTTTCATTCAAACCTTTTGACTCACTTTGAGTGCCGAGATAAGGCGATATTTTTTGCAAATATGGCACATTGTTTAGCCTTGTACCGTGATATGCATTAATTATCCTCGCGAAATCTTTCTGTGTTCTTTCTGTCCTGTCTATGTATTTTTCATGTCCCTTCAACAAACCGTCAATAAGTGTTTCACGGCTTATTCCTGTAGTTTCTAGATAATTGTCAATCTGTTCTCCACTTACTTCTCCAGGTACTCCGATTAATCTTGCCATGTCTTCATAACTATTGTAAATTCTAGTTCTGATTTGATCTCTAAGTTGTCTTGCATTTTTAGATGAGACAACTTCGGAACTTGTAGGTTTGAATCCACGAATTTGCGCTCTTATCCTCTTGTCTGTCGAACCCCTTAGTTTGATAGGTCGAGCAGATGGTGATTTGAAACCGGAAGTAATCTCTGCCATAGTACGGAATGTCCCTGCTTCATTCATCCTTTTTGCTTGATCTATCTTAGCCATATCGGGAAATAACTTTCTAGATAATTCAGATGACTCGAATCTTTCTACGGCCTCTGTCGCTTTAGTAGCACTTTCTTCTTCGCTCTCGAAAGGATTGTTCAAAATTATTTTTTCGCTTGGTAAGATGTATATTTTGTCTTCGTTGATTACTGCATTCATAGCAGACATCAAATCTATTTCTGTGAGGACTGTCATATCTTTTTTCTTGTTGTATCTCCCTTTTGCTATGACAGTTTCATTATTTTGGAATCTGTCGCTTGTCAAAGAGCCCCCATGACCCTTTCTCTTTATTTCATCTCTCTTCATGGCTAATATCGGCATGAAAGCGGCAATTTTCCTGTCTTTGATTTTATCTCTTTCTTTCCTTGAGAAATTCAGAGGAGTTATTCGCCCTTTTACATTCATTTTTTAGCCCCCCATCTAAGTGCTACTGGACCCATTTTCTTGCCACCCGATAGTCTAGCATCATATACTAGGCTACCATTTAGTTGTACTTGAGAAACATACAAGTTGCTTGCGTTTTCTATTCCAGGTGAATGACCTTCTGATTGGAATTGTTTCGCTACACCTCGGTTGTAATTTACCTTTTTTGATTTGACTAACGGATCGTATGAACCCTTTACAGTTAAGTCTTTGACGAAAGTTAGATTTCCGAAATCTCTTTCTATTCGCTTGAGGAGTTTTCTGACTTGTGCTGTTGACTTTGAGCCTTTGCTAGCTACAAGCCTACCCGATGAAAGGTCGTGCTTGGCTAAAATTCTAGGGAGAATGATTCTGTGAGGCACTAAGTTCCCGTTGTCCTTTCTCTTAGCATAGAGAATTTGCATCTTAGGATGACCTTTGTCCACTTGGTTTCCACTTTTGTCTAATGCGGCTTGCAATAGTTGTTTGGAACCGTACTTCTTACCTCGCCACCTTAGTTTGTCCGGTATTTGCCCTTTGCCATAGTTATCATACAATTGCTTCAAATCCTCTTCCTTCACTACCTTTTTTAGATACTTCATAGATGGGTGCTTTTCGGTTAGAGTTTTCACATCTATTTGACTTCTTGGCACTACATCAATTGCTATGGCCTTACCTATTGCCCCCCTAGGGTTCTTCTTCACCTTGCCCCTTCCAGTCTCGGTTTGTCTCAAATCAATTTCTCCACCAATTTCTGTGGCGGAATCTACTTCTTCTACTAATGCGGCATCTGTGAATGCGTCGCTGTAATTCTTCGCTCTCCCTAGATCTTCGACGAAGAAATCAGTAGGCAATATATAAAATGAATCTTCTTTCGCAATTGATGTCGGCCATTTCTTACCAGGCACCTTCCTCAAAGTTACTGTTAGAGTACCTTTTGGAACTAGGAAGTCGTTTTCTATACCTACTGAAAGGTTGGCGTGTATGATGAACCGTAGAGAAATCGAATCTTGATTAGGCCATTTTGAGAATATTTTTTTTTCAGGCGTGGATTTACCAGTCAATGCCGCATGGAAAATTGGGATCCAATTTGTTGTGAGATAATTTGCACTTGGTTTGATTGCTGTCAACCCCAATGTACCTCTAGTGTTTTTGGTTTTAGCGATTTCAATGTTATCGTTACTGCCTCCCATTGCTAAGTTGCTTTGGTTTGCTGTTTTCATCACTTCATGCATTTTTGTTGATTTCCAACCATCTCTTGTCGGAGGCATCGACATATCTAGTGATACTAGCAAGGGCTCTGGACTTCCTTTGAATGAGATTTTCGCCTTGTTACTGTTGTTGTTGTTGTTGTTGTTGTTGCCGCCACCGCCACGATTACGATTGTGACTACTAGAAGCACTACGCCGATTGGCGACACTACCAGGGAGGTATGTCAAGGAAGATGCGGTGATTACGAACATATCCTTCAATCCTGTTTGGAATGTACTCAGATCCATTCCGTATTCATCTTGTATCGCATCTAGATTTTTCCTAGCAGTTCCTATTTCTCCCTTCTCGAATGCCTCAACAGCGTTTTTCGCTAGTTCGAATGCTTGGAAAATATGAGTCCCTATACCTTTTCCACTCGATGTCACTATGTTTTTTGAGCTTTGAGAAAGTGCGATACTGAATTTCTGTAGGTTGCCATCCATAACAAGTCTCTTTAGGGCTTGAATTGCATCTATTTCCGAATCTTCCATCGGTTCTGGTCTTGGAAATATTTGCTCGCCAATTTGAGGGTCGTCTAATGTTATCTGAGCTATTGTATATCTGTTGTAAGAATTTACAGGCAGATTATTTAGAATTCTTATATGAAGCCCAGGTAAGTCGTGAATATCTAGACCTCTGAAAGATTCCATCTTCTTAGAGAAATCTGGACATTGCGATATTATTTCTTTGTCCCAAGAAAGGTCAGAGACTTCGTTTCCTATTCTGAGTACACTCTTTTCGTTTGCACCCGTAATCATCCAGTATAGAAAATCCCCTATTACAGCCGCTTCGAATCTGTCATATCCATCCGGCACTTGAGACAAGTAGTTTGCATGGTCTCTATCACTATTGGACCAATCCTCTGCAAACTCGAACAATGTTTCCCTAACAATTACAGGTAATTTTTCTGTATTGCTGTAATTCTTGATTTGTTTTTGTGTCAGAGAGTTTATCATGCCATACAAGTCATCTATTACAGGATATTTCGATACTGTTGCTAGAGTTCTTTCCCTTCCTGGTTTTTTCAGCAATTTTGTTTTACTGAATGCCTTCGGTTGTTTATCATAGAATCTTTCTGAGTCTCCTACCGGATTCTTCTTGATGACTTTCTTCCTTGGCATTGTATCACACTCACAGGTCAGTAATTATTTCGTCAGTTGGTGCTGTCCAATCCATAACGGGGGTCTGTCTTTTTCTTCTCATCTTCTTGTCTGCGAATTTGTATTTCTGCCTTGTAGCATACATCTTGGAGATAAAGTAAAATCCTAATCCGGCTACTGCTATTCCTCCAAATGTAGTATGATTTGGATTGTTATTCGTCCAACCCGCAGTTCTCATAGGGGATGAGTAAAGTGCCTCATTCTTTTTTTCATGCATGGCTGCAAGTTTACCTGCCGCTTTGTGCCGTTGTGACGAGTGTTCTTCGTTTGTAACTAAGTGAGTATTTGGACTTCTAGGGTCGAATGGAGTAAACACGCTTGTGTTCGAGCTTTGCGCCCCTTGAGGTGTAGGGCCACGATAATTTGCGTTTTCCATTCCACTTACCCTTATCCCGTCGCCCGAATTATGTGTTGAGCCTAATTGAGATATTCTATGTTGGCGGCCAGAAGATACGAACATACCTCCTGCAAGAGTGGTTTGGGCCGCTTCTCTGTTTAGCAGAGACATTGCTTTATCCAATACTCTGTCCATTTGCCCCAGTATTATTGAAGGATCACTACTGAATTGTTTTATTGAAGCCATCTGTTCTGTAAATATACTACCTTTTCCAAGTAAATTTTCTATTTGCTGATAATCACCGTATGGAATTAGCGACTGTTTCTTTGATGACTTGGCTTCTGCAAGAATCATCTCTCTCGTAGTCATACGCTCGGCTACTTCTCCTTTCATTGCAACAGCCTCAGCACCCTTAGAGGATGCGATTAGAGTCGCTTCTAGTCCTTCCAAAGCGGCCTTTGAGTTTGCAATCGCTATTTGCTTATCTTCAATCGTACCGAATGCAGGAACCATTGAGAGCGCTTTATCTCTTGCTCTATCTATTGTACGGAGATCGTGGTCAGTCATACTTTGGAGCCCTGCTGAGTGTATTGAAAGTAATTTATTCCATCCACCAATCAGGCTTTCTGTCACATCTTTCAACGGAATAACTCCCGATTGTGTAGCACCAAGTAAGAATAAATCGTGTTTGCTGTTGTGAGTAAGAGACAAGTCTGAAAGTATTCTTTCAATTTCATTTTTAGCATCTAACCATAGAGATTCACTACCTAGTAAATCTGCTCCTTCTGAAGCTACTGCCCATTCGGCTACTATGGCCTCAACTGCGTTTAATCTATCTGTTCCAACATACTGCCCTACACCTAATCTGGAGGCCATATTGTTGACTTCTGCCATCTTTGTTTCTATGGCTGTGTCTGCACTCATGTTATGCGCATAGGGGTATAGAGGATAAACTCGACCCGTCACACCGTTACGGTGTTAATATTAATGGAGCGACAGTTGGAATGTAAAATGATGCGATATAACCCATTAAAAGCAATAATCCAATAGGAATTATGCCCATAAGAGGGTCTGCTAGGAATCGGAACAACGGCAACCCTCCATAATCAGGTTTTCCGTCTTGATCTATGTCTAAATCTATATTGGTAAAGGCTTGAATTGGGGTTTGAGCCCAATCGGGAATCGGTAGGTCTTTTCTTGCGAAGTCATGGACTGTGTATCTTCCCCCTCCGTCTGTTGAATAAGGCCAAATCACCGTAGGATAGTATGTCGAGAAAGGCGCAACGATTTTCTTTTTCTGCCCATTCTTGAGTATGTGACCATCGTATGGACTTAATTTGTAATCCTTGAACATTGAAAATATATTCTTCGAGTCTCTAGCCGCATCTGTCTTTGAGAGCATCGTTACTGTCGTAGCCCCCCTTGAGACATCATCCACCCATGTCCTGTCACTAGGACTTGGTATAACACCTATGAGTTTGCTAACTGCATCCTCTACTGATACTTGTATTGGGCCATAGCCGAATTCTCTTTTGTATAGGTGATTTATTGTATCAACCACATCTGACGCTTCATCAGAAAATTCCTCTCTAACCTTGTTAAACAATGCATCATCCCCTAATCACCAGCAGTCACTTCAATTATTTCATCGGGTATGTCTGCTGCTGCTGCAAATAAGTTAGGTAATGATTTTCTTACAGCGAAAGAAACAGCGATTATTCCTAAAGGAACATACACAAGATTCCAAGTCCCTGCTAGTGCGTTGAATCCTGTCCTTACCCAGAAGTTATCGACTTCGTGCGCTTCGTATCTTGAACCGTCTTTCTGAGAGAATATATTCCATAGTCCAGGCATATAATCTGCTGCAGAGGTCCTAGATACTGTTGAAGGGAATATTTCTTCCGAAATAGAATTTATCCAATCCGTCCTTCCCTTTTGTGCTTGTTTGTAAAAGTATAGTGAGTCGAAGTCCTGTCCTGGAATCATTTTTGCCCATCCAGGATTCAGTAAGAGAGAATCGGCATTCAAGGGATCTGTGGGGTCTAGCATCCCTGGCGCATTTGCTGATGGGTCTTTTGGCGCACCGTCTTCGTTAGGGTCTACTGCGAATTCTAACCATGACCGAGGTTGAGGCATTGCATCAAGTCTCATCAAAAATGCACTATCTGTCTCCCCTGAAATTAGTTCTGCGTTGCTAAGGGCATCTTGCCTTGCTTCGGTTTCGTTTTGCCATGCTAAATATTGGTCTATCTTGTAAGGACTCATTGTTTGTGCCATTATCTTTGCCTCCCGTATGCTTGGTCAAAAGATGTACCGCTAAAGGTTTGATACACCTCTGGAGATTCGTTTCTCAATACTGAAAACGCTGTTGCCCATAATGCTAGTTCTTCTAGTGGTTTTAGACTTCTGGAATATTTGAAAAATTGTTCTTTTTTGACAGACCGAGCATCATCTAAGGTCATTAAAGTAGCTAATGCTAACAATCCTGTATAGGGGTTGATTGTTCCTTCGAAAACGAATCGTTGCGGATTGACTAACAAATTCGACAGGGCAAATCCGACTAGAGGGAAGGCAGGAATCATCTTTCCTACTTTTCCTAGCTTGGTCATCTTCCTCACCTTCCTTGTCTTTACTTCACTCATCTAATCACCCCGCTATGAATCCCATCGTGTCTGGATCTTCCGGCTCGACTATAGGAGCGTAGAGAATGTCACTTACTGGCTTGCCATCCCATTCCAGCGCACCTAACGAATCGAATGCCTTTGTTCTTCCAAGCCCTTTGTCCACATCATTTCTGCCTTGCCCATAAACGCCTTGACTAACGCCTGTTGATTGACCTTGAGATTGACCTTGAGATTGAGAAGTAGTGGCTTGCATCGTCGAGCTTGTTGTCTTGTACTCGACTTGGCCGATTTGAGCAGGGTAGCGGTTCAACCAGAGGCCGATTGGGTCCTCCGAGTATAACCATCCCTTCCCACTACTTGTGGAGTCTATTCGAGGTAAAGCACCCCCGCCCTTCAAAGCAGTTGTCACACGATCTAATGCTGCATCTATGCCTGCAGTAACACGCAGGGACATTCCTGAATATAATGCACCATCGAAATCCTTCTTGATTAGTGTCTTCCCTAAAAATGTGTCTTGTCTTCTCAATTCGTGCTTTGTCTGTTCAATCCATCTTTCTATATCGGGTATCGAAGATGCTCCTGGTACGATTTGACCCCCTTCTATAGTGGATTCGGACTGTATTACGAATGTTTCAGTCGCTACTACTTCCCCAGAAGAATTCTTAATGACTGCTCGGACTGTTTTACTCATAATCTCGGCACCCCACCTGCTGCGATTTCTCTCATAATTCTCTCGTGTTCTGCTGCTGTTGCGGCTTTACCCTCTTGAGATGCGGCATAGGCTTCTGCTGCTGCCACGGCTTCTGCTACTGCGGCTTCTTTAGCAGCAATTTCATTGTTTGATAGTCCGTTTCGCCATGTGATGTAGCCATCTCCGTCTGTGTTCATTGAAGCTATTGTTGAAGGTAGGCCGTCGCCTGTGTTGTTGTTATTTGCTGATGCGTTCTGCGTAGGCAAACTGTTCAATATGTTTTGAACTGCTTGTGGCAGTTGAGATGTTGTGTTTGTTGCTTGATTATTGGCTATCTTTTGGAATCGCTCTGCTTCTTGGAGACTATTGATATATGACTTTACGGCACTTTCAGCACTATTGGATGTGCTAAAACTATCTTGAAGGGCTAATACTGATGAATAATTAAAATATTCTCCGTTAGAGGCTTCGGGCGGATAAAGCGTGTATGCCCAACCCCTGTTTTGCCCCATAAAATTAGACAGGTCTGCTATTTCATAGTAATAGCCCATGTAAGAGCTTGGTCCCGTTTGTATTGGGGGTACTGGCTTAGGCGTTGGCTGTATTGGTCCTGGAACTATTGGAACGGTTTCTTCCTCCACATCTTCTATAAAAGCAGTAAATTCTTCGGGACTACTTAACACTTCCACGGAATTAGTTGGGTACGCGACAATATCTTCATTACCCACAGGATAGAATACTAGAATATCTTCTGCTGATGTTAGATTGTATGCTCTCTTATATCCAATTTCCGATACAGCAAATCTCTGCTTACCTGCAATATCAAGCGGAGAATCTAGGTCATAAGCCCCCATATACTGTACTGTTGGGCTAGTTCCTCTCTGAACTGCGATCCTACTTACCTTCCATTTTGTTCCTGCAGGTGTCGGGTCTATCCCTAATACTACTGGCCCTGTTGATTCTTGAGTTATCTCAATGGTTTCGTTAAATGAAATACTTGGTTTCGTTGTTTTTTCAACTTGGATTGTCTCCATCGCTTCGCCAATTTCCACTTCGGCAGGCAAAGGCGGTAATAGGACTTCGAAGTAATCGAAAGCTTCCTCATTACTTGCTGTCCCTGCTGCGTTCGGCCAACCCTTATCGATAGCAGTAAGGCTTCTGATAGCATAAATTGTATTGGTTTCTGCAGATTTACCAGTAGGCAATCTTGGAATTGGATTTTTTAGGTTATAATCGACGATTGTCAATGAACTGTCAATCATTTTTACCCCTGCTGCACCTATTGGCGTAGTGTCTCTTTCGCTTGTATCTCGGAAGAAAACCCCTGCAGGTACACTAAATGTCCCTATTTTGTTATCGGTTTTTTCCCCTGTTTCGGTTTGAGATATAATGAATGCATCATATACACCAGGAGGAAGCACCACAGATGCAACTCCTGACAGATCTGTTGCAGTAGTGATTGTATCTCTTGCTGAAAGCCAAGTATTTTCATTTGAGGGGCGGAATTCAACATTCATCAACCTTACAGGGATTTTATCGTCGAAGTCTAAGGCTTCTCTCGCTGCTTCTCCTGCTGTTGATTGATATTCTTCTTGAGTGATTACCCCATCAGAGTTTCTGTCAGCTTGTTCCCAAAGTGCTGTTTGCTTCAATCTAGATATTTTCAGCCTTAGCCTTACAGTTTGATGGTTTGGTAAATCTGAAATTTTATTTAGGGTTGACCATTTACTGATTACTTGGCCGTTTTCATTCATTACTAGATGCATCGGTACTGGTTCTAGGTAAATTGGGACTCTTACTTCGTGTGAAGTCCCCATTCCTGTAAAAGAAAACACTTGGTTTGTTAGAACTTGTCCGGACTTAGGGGGTGAAATGCTTCCTTTACGGTCATTTGGACCGCGAGATGTATTACTGTAAGTTTTCAATCGTGCGTCCGACCATGCAGACTGGGTATGAAGCTCTGGAACTAATACTTGGACTCTAAATGTGCCTCTGTGCGGTATTTCATCGTTTATTTTGTATCTAAATAATTGGTGTTGGCCGTCTGTTGAATCTATATCGTTTTCAAAAAGCGTCGCACCAGAAGGAAAGTTTCCAGGGTCTTTACCCGCATTTGTTCTATCGTAAGCCTCTCTTAAGTTGATTGCGCCTTTTACACTTACCGCATACGGTAAATTCTCTATCTTGTTACCTTTCTGATCTATGAATGTGATTTTGAATCTTGAATAGGGAGTGTTGGGTAGTAAAGTCTCATTTTCGTTTGAAGAGAAGTTGTTTAGTGACCCTTCATATTCTGACATTTGATATGCACTTCTTACTACTCTGTTGGCTCTTAAGATTTCAGCAATGACATTAGGCTCGATATAATCCATCAAAACAGACTCTCTCATATCTTTTAGGGCTTGCATTCTTACTTCTTTTGGATAAGACCTATAGTAAATAGCAGCGTTTCTGTATGCAGTTTCTTTCCCCCAAATGAACCCCTCTGGGAATCTTAGATCTAATGCAGTCTTTTGCGACCCCATGTGATTTACTCCTGGCCTTTGCAATTCTTGGATTAGTGGTTTTTCGAAACTCTCTAGTGAAGTTAGAATTGAATCTAAATCTTGGAAGGATGTGGCTAACTGTACCTTTACCCCCGTTGATGATCCAGAACCATGACCAGATATAGAATATTGTTGGAATTTGGCATATGCGGTTTTAGCATCTCTTTCAACAAAATTTGTGCCATCTGCTGAATTATCAAAGGTTGTGGGGTACAACTTCTTTTGTTGAGGTGTTGTGTAGTTTTCCACTATGATATAGCATAACCCACCACTTTCATGTCGAGCAGAAAGTAATGATAAGTTTTCTTGATATTTTGCTACACTCCAATTATAATTTGCTGTACCGCTACCTGAATTCGAAGCGCTACCAAGCGCTCTCAATCTCAAAGAACGGTAATCTGCTTGCATTACTCAACCCCACCTGTGACCTTGTCTTGGATCTTCGAAGCGATGTGCGCCGCTTGTTCTTGTCGAGGTTGTAGTCGATGTCGAAGCTCCGAGACCTGCATTATCTTCTCGGTGGAATCTTCGCGGGTCATGGCTAGTTGAAGTGGTGCTAGATGTGCTACCTAATATTGGCCTTCTCCCCGCTTGGATGTTTCTTGCTATAGATTGCTTAGTAGGTATTCGAACAAGTTTGTTTCTATCCATTCCATGATTTATTATCTTAGGCTTTGGCTTTGGTAATATTTTTTCGACATTCTGTTGAGAAGGTAATCTTGCTATTGCATTAGCGACTTTTTGCGCTGGACTTCTCTTATTGACAGGTTTTACTATTGGCCTGACCGTTGGTGCCTTTTGAGGTGGCCCTGGATTGACGCTTGGAGGAACTGGCCTTGCTTTAGGTGGTCCAGGCTTTACTGTTGGCGGTCTGCTTGGCGGTATTGGCCTTGCTTTAGGCGGAGGGGCTACTGGCATCGGTTTTCCTTGAGGTGGCGCTATTGGCTGTATTAGCCCTGGATCTATTGGAATAGGTAATGGCCTTTTGTTCCCGTTAGCAGGAGGAGCCCCATTTGGTGGCCTTGGCCTGATTATAGGAACGGGCTTAGGCTTAGGCTTAGGTGTTGGCTTTGGAATTACAGGCGGCATAGGCCTAGGCTTTGGCTTAGGCTTAGGTGTTGGCTTTGGAATTACAGGCGGCATTGGCAATGGCTTTGGCTGAGGCTTAGGCGTTGGCTTTGGAATTACAAGACTTCCACTGTCTATCCATTTTTTAGCTTCTTGGAGGCCGCTATGTCTTGTTATTTTGTCATATACTACTTTACCTGTTTCTCCCCTTTGCATTGAAACAATGACTGTGCGCTCCTTATCTCCTGTAAATCTTCCATAGGCGTTCTGAGTGGGCATTATACTTGCATGAAAAATTTCATATCCTCTGTAAACAGAACGATTTGCCTCTTTCATAAAGTAAGAAAGTTCCTTTTGTCTCAGGAATGCATCTGGCATTGGCTTAGGCTTAGGCTTAGGCTGAATAATCGGTGAAGGCAACGGAGTTACCTGTTGTCGATTCATAAAGCGTTTGATGTCATTTAGGTACATTTTTGCTTTTGGGAATGGTCTTCCATCATTCATTATAGGCTTCCACATTTCGGGCCAACTATCCAACGGACCAAGGTAATTTTGGTTATAGAAAGTGGGGTTCATTCCCGTATCACTTAACATGAATTTTGCAAATTCTGGAGATGTCAATAACTTCAAGTTCTGCTCGCCTAAATTCGTAATCAATTTTTCATGTTGGTTAACATAAGATTGTAATAGCCGTTGTTTTTCATTAGCGGCTTTCTTTTCGTTTGCGGCTTTCTTTGCTGCGGCTGCTGCTGCGGCCTCTTCTTGCTTCTTCTTCTCTTCAAGCAATTTTGCCTGACGGGCTTCGGCTTCAAGTTGAGCCTTCAAAGTGGCCTCTCTAGCCTTTCTAGCTTCGTTTGCCTTTCTCTTGGCTAGTGCGTTGGCTTCTTTCTTTGCTTTGTTCGCTGCGTTCTTTCTCACCTTAGCCTCTGCTTCACGAATTGCGGCTTCTGCGGCTATTTGAGCGAGTTTTTCTCTTTCTAGTCGTGCTGCTTCTCTCGCTCTTGCTTCTGCTTCGAGTCTTTGCTTCTCAGCGAGTTCTGCCTCTACTCTCTGCTGCTGTGCGATTCTTTGTAATTCGAGTTCTTTTTGTCTCTGGTTAACTACTGGATTTATTGTAGGCTGAGGAGTTACTAAAATTTGGTTCGTAGAGTTTCCAGTTATGACATTACTCTCATTCATTCTTTGATTTAGAGTATTGTTGGCCTGCTGTACGAAGTTCGCTGCCCAATCTAGTTCGTCTTGGTCTGCCATTGGATCTGCAAGAGTATCTATTGCGGCATTTCTAACTTCAACTAATTCTTTTATCGGCATTGCGTTAGTATTCACAGGTGCAACATCAGGTATAATTTCGTTAGCCACTAATTTGTTTGATGTAACCGCCTTTGTAGCATCTCTAAGATCCGCAGACACCATGTTTTGTGCCGCGATTAAGTTCATCTCTCCATTTACAACTGCAGTTACTATTTCTGCTGCTCTTTGCCTATCATACCCTTCACTTGTTAATGATGCTCCAGCATTTCTAGCGTTGCTTAGAATGTAGTTTTTGGCTGCAGATACAGGTATTCCTTCGTCTATTGCCCCTTCAACCCTAGTCCTTACCGAGTCCGATAATTTAGCAAGTGCATTAACAACCGCAGGAGTGTTTGAAATATCGCTCCAGACACCATCTAGGCTCATTCTTGTCCCAAGTAATTTTGAAGACCTCATGTTTTCAACAGTATTGAGTGCTGCATTGAAACTGGAAGGCGCTGAATTTGATTGTAGTCGGTCCATGATACTATCAGTAGCTACATCTGTGTAGGCATTCTGTAGTTGTGCTTGTCTGATTTTACTTTGTGACACCATTCTACGAGGCCCGTCTAATTCTTGGCTGACTGCTAAGGATTCCTTGTACCCAATAGGCCTTGGACTTAGATTTAATTCATCTCTACCATAAAAACCGTCTTGGTTTAGGGCTAAGGGAGATTTTGCATACAACACTCTATCTAGGTTTTTTACAAGTCTTTCTCTTCTTGAAAGATACATTGCCTTTGTCATACGATTTTCCGAGTAGGCTCTTTCTAATTTGTTTATAGCCTTCTGCGTTGCTTCAAGTTCGTTTTCTGTAATTTGGGTGTGGCTTCGGTTGTTAAACATCTTTTTCACTCCATTAAAGAATCTGAAAGGTGCTGCAGTAAATCTGCCACCTCAGATAGTGGTTCGCTCTTGCCTATTTCTATAGGGCCAAGAGAAAACAAGGGATCTCTCTTCTCCATTGAATCATCTCTTTGGCCGAAGTCAATTATTTCTTCAATCATATTTCTGTATGATTCTGTTCTTTGCGAATAAGTCATATCTCTAAGTGCCATTACTCTTGCTGTTCCAGGCACATAATCTAGTAGCGTTCCAAGTCTTGCAACCTGTTCTAACACTAGCACCTCATCCCTGTCTAGATAATCAGATACCATGTCTATTGCTGACACGAATTCTTCCATCTTTGCAATCTTCTCGGCTGAAATCGCCTTTTGCATGTATATTGATGAACCCTGCGCTGAAACTGCTGCTTCTTGAGCCAATCTTAGGTTAGCGAAAAGGTAGTTTTCTATGTCAATGTATACACCCGATAGGTGATTGACCCACATCCTTACTAAATCAGACTCGTTTTCAGATACAATTAGGTTTTGAGATTCTTTCAATTCTTTCATTTTACCTGCAAGGAACTCAACATCGGCTGAGAGTTTAGCACCTTGCTCCCTTACAGATTGTATTTCTGCTTCGTTATACAAGTAATTTGCCTCACTTTTTCTCAATTGTTGTAAGATTGGATTCAAAAGTTTCATTTCACTAGATAATTGGGCATTCAGAGTTTTGATAGCAGAATTCATTCCGGTAGCATCGCTATATGTCGCTTGTAATCTTTGGACTTGTATTCCTAATCCTCTGATTCTTTGAGAAAGTTCCCCGTTTGCCTTACCTAGTTCAGTTAGTTTCTTTGATGCGTTGGCATGAGACATTCCGTCCTCTTTTCTTACTGCATTGGACATTACTGATTGGTAGTGTTCGATTTGGCTTACTACTGAGTTATGCTGACCCTCTGCGCTTTTCAATTCCTTTGATAGTTTTGATATTTCTTTTGCTGCTTGTTGCGAGTAAAGTATGCCTTGGCTTATTTGGTCAATTTCTGCATCCAAGACTGCAATGTTTCGTTGCTTTGCCTCTACTTCTTTCCTCATAGCAGTAATAGCCTCGTAGCTGATGTAATCTTCTTCTAGATCAGCCATTCTGTTCACTAGACTACTCATCATCTGTAGTTTTGCGTTATATTCTGTCTCAATAGTTGCCATTTCTTGCCCTACTGCACCAGACATAGAGCTTCTCTGCAATAGTGCGTTAATCATGGGCTCGAATGTTGCTGAGGCGATTTGTATTCTTCCTAAGTCCCTTGAAGGTTGAATTGCAGGTAGCGATGTCCCTCCTATTCCGTGAGCAGGGATGTATTGATTCATAGCCAATAATTCACCTATCTTCCATAGTTTTTCCCCGACTATTGCTTTGTAAGCACCGTTAGATATGGCTTCGATTTCTGCAAGAGTAGGGGCTATGTCGAACTTTGAGAAACCCGTCCTTACCTCTAATGCTTTTGGTAATTGTTTGTATATCGATTGCCAAAACCCATAGTAAGGAAATACACCTAATGGTGGTGCGTTACCTGGTACATCTATCATCAGACCTGATACTCTATCTTGTTTCTTCATTTCAACGACCTCTTGTTTAAGTAATAATTTAGTGCCAGACCTAAGACGACACCTGTAACGATTGCATTTCCGGTTGTCAAATTGATTGCCCCTAGTTTGGGTGTCTTGAAACTAATTGGTATTGGCAACCTTGTGCGCACCGCATTTTGTGAGATTGATAGATTGTTTTCTTCGGCAGTCAGTCCCATGTTAGATCCGAACAAGTAATCCGGCTTTGTCAATATGTTGGATTTGGAGAATGCTCCTGGTTTCGTAGCGAAGTTGTTTGGAGTTATTTCTCCGTTTCTTATTGCTTGATTGCCCATTATGTTCATTATTGTTCACCTTCTGTAATTCGGGCGTAGCCTATTCCTGCTAAGGCCGATATTAGCAAAAACGCTGTTGTGCCGTTGCTAGTTATTTCTCGGATTGTACCTAGTGTACTCATTCGTTATCCCCCTCGCTGAAATATTGATACGACTTGTAGGCTCCAAACGCAAGAATTGTCCCTACACCAATCAAACCGACTGTTTTTGATGCGTTACCTAATCTGCCTCTGCTTACTTTTGGTTTGTCAATACTACCAAGAGAGGGCATTTGAACCATATTTTCACTCGGAAGAGGTTGAGGGTTTGTTCTTGGCGTGTAAGCGAATTCTGGAGGTATTGGCCTTGCGGCTACTTTTGGCGGATCTAGGTTAATCCCTGATTGGTGACTCCCCATTCTTTGAGGCGCTGCAGGTTTTCTTCCTACATGAGACATCCCTGATAATTCCATAGGCATTTTAACATTTGAAGTTTTTTCTGCTCCTTCTAGTTGCGCGTGTAATCTATTCATCATATCATCTGAACCCCTTTGGTATGAGTCTATTCTCCTTTGGCGTTAAATCGTAATTCTCCACCAGAAGAGGAATGTAACTAGAAATTCTGACTGATTTCCCTAGCTCGAAAGGATGAATCAGTTCTACAGGAAACCAATCATGGCCGAACATTGGGTTTGGACTAAATGTTTTTGTCGCTAACATAACATGAGAATATGCTCCTTTCGGACCCCCTGCATCCACTATAAGCAACATTGACGGATAGCCTGCCGCATTTAGGGCGCATGCACACGCGGCTGCTATATCGTCGCAATCCGCGCCTGATTCGCCCGCTTGAATATCTCTGATTACTTTTGGTGGGCTTTGAAAATACTCTACCGAATACGGGTCTTTTTGGTATCGATAAGAGCCTTGGTCGCCATATAGCAGAGGCTTTCCGATTTCATTGTTGCCTACATTATTATGATTAGTGCCTTGGAAATACGAAACGATTGCTTGTATTTCACCCAATTCATCGTGGTTTCGTAATTTTTTTGTATTGAAGAGGCGACGAGTGAATTGTATCACTTCTGGGTCTGCAACATATTTTGATGCCATTTCTTGAAGTATCCTTATTGTTCTTTCGAACGCTCTTGGATCACCATTGAAAGTAAATCTTGCTTGTTGTTTGACACCACCCGATGTTGAGACACTATGGCTTTCGTCAGCGCCCCATCTTGCTCTTGCGATAGGGTTCGAAAATGCTGCTAGCCCCTCACCCATGTTAGTCGCATAGGGGTATAGAGGATAAACTCGACCCGTCACACCGTTACGGTTGTTCAAAATCTGAAAGTATCATTTGCCCATCTTCGATTGTGATTCCTCGGCCTTGAAGTGATTGTTCGAATCGTGTTATCGCCCGACCCATTCTTTCTGTAAAAGCGGCTCTATCTGCCTCAAATGTATCATTCCATACTGCATTACGCCTTTCTTCTTCGCGTAATCTTCTCTCTTCTTCCCTGGTAATCATTTCTTCGTATGTGTTATTCATCTTCTCAATAAGGTTGAGTAGTTGCGTTTGCATGTTATCTGCTATTCTTGTAGTAGTGTTAACTGCGTTTTCCTCGATGATTTCTATTTGCTCGCTAGCAAGTTTACCTACATTCTCTCCAACGCCTTCAACGACTTTCATCAACGAGTCTAGTGTCATAACAGGGTTTGCTTGCATGGCGGCTTGCTTGCCTGTTTTTGCATCTAAATGAACTATGTTGTCCTTAAGCAAGTCGTGAGAACCGTCTGCCGTGATGCCATCGGCCATCCGAAGCATCCTTGGCTCGCCTGATTTCCTCCTTCTGATGACTTCTTTTGCTAATTCAGGGTCGTACCTAGATACTCCGAACTCCATTTCTTGTGAGTTCTTTTGCTTAGGGAAACCGAATGTCCACCCGTATTCTTTAGACAATTGCCCCATTATATCCCATAGGACTTTTGCAACCCTTTGCTTAATTGTATCTTCATCCATAGCTTCTTCGGCAGTTACAGGCATTCGCCCAGGCATCGTTAGCCGTACAGGGTGTCCATCACACCAGTCACCATATACTAATCCTTGATCAGTTTCCTTGACCTTCCTCTTAAAATGCACTTTCCATGTTCCGACTTCCGTCTGTATTTCTGGAGCATTGAACGATTGCCACCCCCTAACGACCCTTCCCGATGGCCTAACACCCATTCTTTCGAGTTGCTGTATGTCGAATTGATGCGCTTTTCCGCCTCTAGCCCCGTTTGTATCGATTGGGAGGTTCCAATCTAGGCGGTGAATGTCGATTACAGGCATAACACCCCCTGGTAGTGGTGTCCAGACTGCCTGCTCACGATGAACCCCCATATTAGACTGCAACTTAGTGATGTTATTCTCCATTTCAACGCTTCTAGCCCCTGGCTTGTATGCCTTGAACCTCAAACTAACAGAGCCTTTTCTTACCTGTTCAAGCTCCTTTTGATGTTCTATGTAGTTGTTGGACTGAACGATGTACTGCTCGTCAATCAATTTCTTTATCCATCTGCTAGTTGTTGACTTGTTAATCTCTAAGGTTCGAGTAATGTTAGCAGCGATCTGCCCCTCCCGAATTATTAGATAGTAAATTGCTGCCTTTTTCGTCAGAGTTCTTCCAGTAGCCCACCAAGTTGCAATCATGGTTGCGGTATCTGATGTCATGTGCAACTTGGCCTCCTGGAAGTTTGGCGGGTGCAAGTTGGTTCATAATACTACTGTGGCTGATAATGTATAGAACTTGCTTTCTAATTAAACTAACCTTGCATGGTATACCTTGTTTTTTACCTTTGTTTCTCTTCGATATTATCGGCCTTTTCCTCTTGGTAAAAAAAAACAAGGTATTGCAACCTTATTTTGTAAATGGTTTTTACCTTGTGTATTCAATTTATGGTTAAGGTAGTTGTTGTTCAATTAATGCAGATGTTAGATTTCGCCCTATGAAAATGATTGCAACCATACAAGCATAACTGAATGAATGCCTTGATACGACAATGACGCTTGACATGGTTCGTGCTGAAAGCGGAACAAGTCTTACTAACTGATGGAGTATCATTCGAAAATGTCTGGGTAGTGCCAGGAGATATTTCTATTCATGTCGTAACTCCTGATGGAGCAACACTAGATATTACTAGAGAGCAGGTTAAGTGGGTCAAATATACTGACGAGGTAGCTCAATGGATGACTCGCACTCTTGCAATGGGGCTTATGGTCGATACATTCGAAGATGTCCAAGAAATATTAGAAGATCTAGAAGTTAGGGCCAATGAAGTACAAGACTATATCAGAAATCTTCACGAAGGCATGAATGAAGAATCTAATGAGGTTCCACAAGAACCCGTTACAAAAAGTAACAAATCCCCCTATGAGTGATTATCATGTCTTTTTTCGAACAAAATAGCGATGATTTGAACCAAAGGTGTTTCAGAGGAGTCACCCTACTTACACATATAGCAGAAAATCCTGTGAAAAACGCACATCTAATAGACGATGTGATTGAATTAGCAAGAGGCTTAAAGTTAGCATTAAATGAAAGGGGATTCGAAGGCGATGGAAAACCTATCCCTGAAAGTACGCAATTAGATGTGGTGGACCTAATAGCGTTGAAAGCAGTTTCCGGTCTGAAAGATTATTTCGCAAATAGACTGGTGGAAAACACCGATGAGGAGGATGAAATATGAGCAACGAACAAATGAAAGCAGAATTGAACAGATACTTTACGGCTGTTGTCGATGAACAATACTTGAAACAATTCCCAGATATAAGCAGCCCAATGGGAACACCATTATTTTATGATGATGCAGGAGTTTTGCATGCAAAACATATCTCAGAGAAAACCGGAATGACTGAAAACGCAGTCTTACAATCTTTTGAGGCGTGGAAAAATGTAGGGAACACTCCACCTACAGAGAAGCCTATCTCTTCTAGCATAGGCACCAGAGAAGGAGTAAATGGCAGAAGAGGAGCAATTGCTATGCCTCAAGTCTCTCCATTAGAAGTACAAAGAAAGGAAAGACGAGAGGGTAGTATATTATCTTCCGTCAGAGATGATATGGGCGAAGTATTAGAACTTAGAAGATTGGAAAACGAGTTGGCTAGAGAGAATTATTCACATCAACCACCACCTAATGCCGGACCTACAAGCGATCTTACGGCAGTCATAACGGCTTTGGCACCCTTATTGAAGCAAGATAGGCCATCGATGGACCCTATGACTATGACATTAATGAAGCAACTTAATGATAGAACACAGGACTCTACGGCTCAAATGATTGCTTTATTCAACATGAATCAGCAAAGCTCACAGCAATACATGACTATGTTAATGGAAACTATGCGTCAAGGAGGAAGCAGAACGGGTTTAGAAGATAGGTTGCTCAACCATAGCCTAGATAAAATGCTAAATGGAGGTAATGAAGGCCCAGAAGAGTCTATTTGGGGAGAACTTGTTCGAACGGGACAATTATCAGAGATTGTTCAGGGTGCAGCAGCAGGCATCGCAGGCATCGCACAAAGAAGACCTCCTATGGGAGAAAACCCATATGCAGGGGCTCAAACTGTTCAACAACTAGAACCTCCTGTTCAAAATGCCCCTCCTAACCTTGCTCCTGAATTCGAAGCACCTGCTCCATCACCTATGCAATTCACTTATCAGGAAAAATGCACACACATTATGGACCAAATGATGAATAGTCTACCTGATGAATGGAAAAGCGATGGAAATACAATGCAATTACTAATGAATGTCGTGGAAGTTGCTGTAAAGAGGGCCGAAGACATACAACCGACAGATCTTCAAGAACAATTGAACTTGGCAGCAAAGGAAACTCTCCTTGTAGCGAATTTACGATTGGTAGGCACTTCTCTAAGTCGTATCGAAAAGGGAGAAGTTCCAGTCGAATTGGCTGCGAATGTTTTGAAGCAGCATCCGTTGTGGCCTGTTTTCGAAACTGAGACTGCAGATTCACTCATATTTATGGCAAATCAGTATGAATCAGCAGATTTAGCAGACAGTCCTTCCTTGATACATGACCTAGAGTATTTGAATCGGCCAACCACAAAGCCGATAATCGATTCCCTTTTGGAAACAGCTAAGGGAGGTATGACAAGATGAGTATTGAATATTACAATTATGATTTAAGAAGAAGCAGAATGGGGGCTATGTTTGGAGACAAAGTAGCCATTAGAGAGGAATGGGTGAAGAGAACTCGCAGATATGTCGTCATGCAAGGGTTGGACCTCAATGCTCTTGCAACTTTTATCAAAAAGGGTCTATACGATAGGCGATGCGAAGGATTTAACCAAAAGGCACTAGATGTTCCACTATCTGGCGCTCAACAATGGGTCTTGACATACATTATTCTTTCAGACTTCGGTGTTCCAGATTGGCTCAGAGACAAAGAAAAAGATGAAAATGTCCCTGCTATGGTAGTAGCAGAGCCGGAAGAAGACGATGATACAGTCGCTCAGGCATTGATTAAGCCTGCTGCAAGTATGGCAGAGGCCACTACTCAAGCAACCATTGATGCGGGTAGTGCGACTCTCAATGCTAGTAAAGCAGTAGTAGGAGCAGCCGCTTCAATAGCATCTGTGCCTGTAAAATCTCTAGCAGGACTTGTTAGAGGAACTGAGGCCGCAGCCAATGAAACTATTGAGGCTGTGGATCAGGCAATTACAGAGGCAACAGAAACCGCACCATTGGATGCAGAACACCCAGAAGCAACACAGGCTGACGCACAAGAAAACTCGGAAGACCAGGTTGAAAGTGTCGAAAGTGGTGAAAGTGGTGAGTAGTCGTGGAGGAAGAGGGCGAAAGCCAAAACTTCGACGGTCTATTGTACGAAGAACTAAGCCTTAATTATAGTGAGTCTCAAGAAGAAAAGCGAAAAACCGAGCAATTGAGAATTGGGTTGCTAGTATTTACCGTAGCTTTGATGATTCTTGGCCCCGCTTTGCAGTATTACTATGCAGATATGTTCCTGTATATTTTAGCAGCCGGAATAGCATTTACCATTGGTACGAATCTGACGATTGGAATTCTTTCTATAAGAATCGAAGATAAAGCAGATGTTATGGAGAATAGAATCTCCGATCTGCTAGAGGAATTGAAAACTTCGACAGATGCATTGGCTGATTTTAATGATGTTTTGGGTAAAGTTCCTATCCATACTATGGTTGAATCTATAGAATCTGCTAGAAATGAGATAGGACCTGCTCTTTCGAATATGCAAGATGTAGGTTGGGGCGAGATAACTGATGCGATTCAGACAACACTACGATGGGTCGATAAGTTGGATATGGATAAAATCCAAGGAATGATTCAGCCCTTTGTAATTGAAGCCCCTGTTATACAAATTTTAGATGATCCATTCGGAGTTCAAGTTGAGGTTGAAGCCGTACCAGATTTCTTCCCACCCCCACCGCCTTCTCATAGAGGATAGAATTCCACAAGAAATCAGGGGGTAGGGGGGTATCAAAACTCGCTTAGTTAATATCGTATGCGAATGTGGAGACACATATACTGCAATTGATTACCATAGATGCCTAAGTTGTGGAAAGAAACTACAAATCTTCTGATTGTTATTTTACCAGTCAGTAATTGCCCCTTTAGGCATATTTTGAGAACTAAGAATATATTCCCCTAGAGTACGGTGTCCTCCTCCTTCTTTCTCGACCCTTACTGTTCCAACTCTTCTAAAGTCAGGGTGTTTGAATACACCCCCTATGACTCTTCTATCAACACCAGGAGGAGGAGGTAGTGCTTTACATACAAGATAAATATTTACCTTTTGACCCATTAAACATCTATTCTTCGCCCATTTCCTTGCTTCTGCTATCCATAGGGCAGTCGGGTCTCTTCTTTTTTTGACATATGATTCTGGACCTGTTTTTAGATTGAGTTCTGATAGCCTCTTTCTAAGCATAAGCTCACGACTCTCTGAACCTATGCCTATAGTTCCTTTGATTACTGAAATGATTTGTTCCATATGATCATCCCTCATCAAATCGCCTCCATTATTGAATCCACCATATTCTTCCAAGGGTTGTCATCTGATAAAATTTCATCTATTGTTACGAGAGTATAGGGCTTTTCACCTTGAGCAAGTTCAATTTTAGTCACTAGAAGAGAACAAACAAGATTATCGTCAGTAGCAACAATGCCAGATGCTAATAATGCATCCATGTAGTGTTTAGCGATGTTATCAACATCTGGGCCGTTTGCCTTCAAACAGGCTTTTGCTGGATTTTTTACTCTATGTTTGTATTTTGGACATTCAAACATTGCATGTATTCGTACTTCTAATGCACCTTCAAGTCTTTGCTTGCCTTTCATTTTTTTTTCGGCCATTTTTTTAATTTTTATGGAGGATTCGTGATTTTTTTTTGTTGGGTGTGTCATTACGCCTTTAGGAGTTCGACGGAATCGTGGCCTTGCAGCCGCTACAGGTTGTCCATCGATCTTGATTTCAAACCTACTCAGTTGTCTCCCCCCCACTCTTTGACAACATCATAAATCATTTCAGCCCAAGACTTCCATCCTCGCTGATATTTTATTATCATTAATTGTGCTTTAATCGTAACTGGAACATCTCTTGCGACTATGTAACAAGTTTCTATTGGCTGTAAAGTAGGTTGTTCTTCATCGTCGTTCGGACTTGCCACTTCATCTCCCATACCTCTATTCAAGAGTTATTGTCCTTTGACCGTTCCGAAAGCAATATCCGTCAAACCCCCTGTCGAGCATCATGGAAGAGGATATGCCATTCCCAATAGGGTCGGCTCTGAAACGACCTATAGGGTACAATTTGTACCATTGGGGCATCGCTTCTGAGTTCTATGACCCTGAAACAAAAAAACAGATGATTTATCAGTTCGGAGGCCCATTTCAAGGATTATTGGAAAACCCTGATGTTAAGACAAAATTTGTAAATGCCGTTTGGCCTAGTACGAAAAGTGGCTCACATACAGGAATACACATTGGATTGACCCCCTATGATGTATTTTCAGAAAATAAGAAAATTGAAGTTGTTGAAGTCCCAGAGAACCCCGTACCTGTATTAGATAGAGCGAAGGAGCTTCTCCATAGATCTGATTACAACCCTGCGATAAGGAATTGCGAGCATTATGCTAACTATGCCCTTTCTGGTTCTTGGCAATCAGTACAAAGTAAAAAGGTCTTTTCTGAAGCTATGCAAATAGCAGGTTTGGCTTTGGTTGCTGCAGTATTCGGGGGAAGTAAGAATTAATGGGCAATACCCAATCCCTTGCTTGTGCCTAGCCATCGGCCCCCAGTAACTTTCACCCCAATTAAGACTGTCCCAGAAGTTGGAGATAAAATAACAGCCCTCCCAAAAGTAAGTTTTTGTGAGATTATGAAAATTACAATTCACCCAAATATCAATCAATTATTCGGAGATTATCTTTTAATGGGCTCATGCCAATATGAACTGTGGCTATCTAAAGAAGGCGAGGAAGCAGAGTTTGGAAAAATATTGGCTCCTTCTAATCATTTGTCGTGGCTTGGAGATCATTGGGTGTTATTTCAGCACCCCTACAAGATTACTATTGACGAAGGAGTTGGTCAAGACTGGTGCGTAACCAACCCTAATACGCAAAAAACAATTCGAATGGTTGCTAAAGATGCCAAAGATGCAATAGAAGCACATAAGGAATATTTAGAAAAAATTGACGAATCATGCCCAGATGATTTCTATGTAGGAGAAGCTTACATGGCATCAATTGAGTTGGATGCTAATAAGTTGCTTAGGCAAATAGCAAAAGACATTACAAAACAAAAGCACCCTCTCAGCCCGTTGCATGGAATGGATGTCAATAGTTCTGCATTCTTGTCTTTGACTTCTCAGTTGGCTTTCTTGGATAATTCGAAAATAGATAAATTCGTTAGAATTGTTGAAAACGCCTTTTTGGATTTGACAAATGGCAATGGTTTCCAATGGTATACAGAGGGTCAAACGACACAATATTGCTCCACATGTGTCAACAAGATTTTGTCTTGTAAATGTATTGAGTGAAGAACAGACTTCAAACGACAAGACCGCTTGCTATATTTGTGTCTGAGGATTGGAGAAGTCAATACCTTCCGAGTAATACTACTGCCGCCGAGGAAATGGAGGATTTCCCTACCTCAAACACACCCGTAGTTGAAAAGGAAATCTTTGAGAGCGTTGAGGAACCATTAGATGAAAAGACTGTGGTGAATCTGTTAGAAGAAGGCCCTGAATCACAACTTTCTGTAGTCCTCGATAATCAACAGCGATTGATGATGGCAATAGATCAGATGGCCTCTGGATTCTCTAGTCAATTACAAATACTCGCTAGAAGAATCGATAATTTTGAGAGAGTGCTTGAACAATCTCAAGGACAGCCTACGATGACCAACTTATTGTTTGATGCGCCAGAAGTTTTTGAAAAGGTAGTGACTAGAGAGGATGATTCCTCAGAACTTATGCGAGCTGATGTGATGGGAAATCATGTTCCAGCAATTCAGCCTAAAACCCCCGACCTTCAATTTGAAATTCCCGACGAAGTTGAGTCTCTGATAGATTTTGACCCGCATTTCCCTGTTTCAATTGAGACTCAAGTTGCATTCCACATGTGGAAGATTAAGAAATCGACATGGAATGAATTTGTCAAAGTTGCAGGTGGACCGAAAAAGGCAAAAACAGCCAGAGAACTGATTGAGTAGTGTCAATCTCTAAACGGCTGACCCCTATCCTTTGCCATGGCCGAAGACCTTGTGATGCATTGGTTGGTTCGGCTTAGAGACATTTCAAACAATAGAGTCCCAGACATTTCATTGCTCAATGTTGCTCGAAGATTGGGTGGTGTTTCTGGAGACAAACCCCTTGAGAGCAAGTATTATCGGGAAAAGGAACAGATAGATGATTCGGTTTTAGAAAAAATAGTCGATGGCTTGAAAGAAGCCTACAACAAAGATAGAGTAGTACCTGGAGAAAATGTAGGTGTTATTGCGGCTCATTCCATTTCTGAACCTGGTACTCAGATGACAATGAGGACATTTCATTATGCAGGGGTCGCGAATACGGTCAATCCGTTGGATGCGATGATTGCGGAACAATCGATGGTTCGAAGAATATACACAATGGGTCTTGCATTGGGTGAAGATATTAAATTAGATAGAGAAAAGGCCGAAAAATTGCGTTTTGGCGTTATGAGAACAAAATTGGGAGATGTTTGCGATATTGATTTCATAGATTATGAATCACAAGATGATATTGTGATTACAATGAAAAAGAAGTCTTCGGAAGATTCTGATGAAGAATGGGCGGCACTCAATAGTGACAATAGGTTTCCATCTTCTGATGAACTTGTTGAAGCGTTTCAGACTGTTTTCTTTTTCAATTACGCTGGAGACCGGCGGTCTGATCCAGCAACGAGAGGAATGGAGATGCCTGGTTTGAGGTCGAACATTTCTGTTGGTAAAAATGAAGATGATTCGGTATTTGTCAGGATGCCTCACTTCCCTGCTCGGTATAGGACTTCCTTACTGCACCTATTACACAATCTAGAGATTTGCAACAACTGTTCTTACCCCATACAATACATGAAAACACAACACCATTCTGAAAAAACCAAAGTAATTTCTAGAGATGATGAATCGGTGCCTTCCAACGAGGATTACTTGGCGATGGCAAAGAATTACATGGACTTTGTTGAAAGTGGAGACATAGGCCAGATTGGGTTTGTCGAGGACTTAGCCCCAAAGAATAGGGAATCTTTGGCCGATGATGCCGTAGCCGAAGACCTCTTTGAAAAAATAGTTGAGGCTTCAAACGACTCAGAGGTTGAGAACTTTGAGGAATTATCTTACGGTTCTCCAGAATGGGCATTAGGGATTCGTAAGCTCTGGACTGCTACGCCTGCACACTATACTTTGGAGTTAGCCACTCAGACAGATTTCAAGTGCTGCAGAAGATGTGGCTTGGGTTGGCAGTTAGCTTCGGCAACACTTCGGCAAGTTGGAGACATAGACATAGACTACCTTATGTCGGAAGATATTTCGATTACAGATAAAACAAAAGTAAAGGATGGTTTTACCAATTTGTATAGTCAGTTGACTAAAATTGCAGATCACCCACTAGATGATGTCAATTACGAGATTGTAAGTAAAGGTGATTCTAAAGGTAAGCAGATTCCATCCGATGTTTATGAGGGCGTTTATCCTGGTTCTGGCCGCGAAGGTTCACTTACAGATTATCCTATACAAACAATGTCTTCTGGCAGAGGAATTGCAGGAGGCGTTGAGGGAGAGTATTTCCTATATGTTGTAGGCTCAGACACTCGAGGTTCGTCTGATTTCGTTTCTTCCTTACTTAGTGGCCCTGCAGCGAGAAGTTACTTCAATTCACCTATTGCTAACGGAAAGGGCTTTTCTAAGGATGTTTGGAAGGATAAACAAAGAGCGTCTTTCGCAGGTTATTTTGCTTTGACCGATGGAGATGATAGGTTTGATTTCATGCGTTCAACTTGTGATGATCCGCGACAAGTGTACCATGCTTTAGGGATAGAGCCCGCTAGGATGGTTTTGTTAGAGAATTTGTACCATATTGAAACAAATAGCGATGCAGATATAGCAGAGTTCGGAATTTCAAGTGCGGGGCTAGGAGTCCACATTAGCCACATGAGTTTGTTGATTGATGCACTTTGTAGCGGAACTACCATGACCACTATCAGGAGTCAATCTTCCATCCAGGGAGGGCAAGGCATCGTTTCTAGAAAAGGCTCTATATCCAAGCAGTTACCAGATGGTTCGCTCGTTAATTATGGAGAGATGTTAGCCATCGCATCTTATGAAACAGCAAATAGAGTCTTAATGGATGCCTCTTTAATGGGTGTCGTTGATAGAATTCGTTCACTTAAAGGAGTACAGATTGTAGGAAATTTCGAAAATATAGGTTTTGATGGCACACCTCACAGAAGTAAAGGAGAAAATCTGCATCTTGTTGATGAATTGATAGCCCTACAAGGAGTAAAAGGGACAAAAGGCATAGGTGGGTTGAAAAAGCAAATCATCGATGAAATGGATTCCTATGTAAGTGAATTATTCAGTGAAGGCTATACAATTACTGGTATGATGGAACTTCGAGAGTATGGCCCTCAGTTTGCACAATCTGACAAGTTCGCAATCTTGGCTCGCGACCCTGAATTTTTAGAACTCAAGTCAAAGCTCAAACGGGTTTTGGCTCGAATAGAAGAGATAAGAAATATTCTTGCGATCTAAATGCCGTAAATCGCATTATCTCTTAGCCTCTTACTAGCTTCTTCTTCGGAAGTGTTCTGGGGCGGTTGAGGCTCTGGAGTAGGTTCTGGCTCATCTTGAGGTTCTTCTTCGCTCTGCGGGGGCTCTACGGGCTCAATTTCGAGAGTCTCTTCTACATCTTCAACTTCTTCGGCTTCATTTTCCTTTACCTCTTCTGGATTAAGTTCCTCTAATGCTTTTTGTTCCTCTTCATCTCTAGGGTATTCTTCTGTTTTGGACTTTACAGCATTACTTTCTCCAATGAAATATCTGCCTTCTTTGTATTTTTTCCAAAGAATAGAGATTTCTTCGTTTTCTATACCTGAATGTTGGTGTTTGAATTGAGGCCATGTCATCTCGTCAGTCATTAGAACGCCCTCCTTACTTCTTTAATGATTTCTTGAACCATATCTTTCGCTTCTTGAGTTAGCATTTTTGCCATGTGATCGTGATAATCACGCTTGGATTTGATTTCTTTCAAAGAAGTTAGTAAATCTTCGCTTACTTTATCCGCCTTTTCAAACAATTCAATAGCATCTTGCTCTAACATAGCCTCTCCAGTAAACAAATCCACTAGTTGTTCTTTCGCTTCAAGTATTTCCTCAACTGGATTGTATTCTTCCTTTTCCTCTTCTTCTCCATCAAGATGAACTGCTTCTGTCAGCCAAAGAAGTTCCTCTAATGCTTCATTCTCTGCCATCTCATGCAGTTTCTTATAGTTCTGATATGTCTTGCTTGCTTGCGCCAAACTCAAATTATTTTTGGAGCAAAGTTTCCTCCATTCGTTCCAGTTCATACAATATTGTAGGGATGCTTGTCGTTTGAATGCTTCTAGAGTTTAGGTGGACGGAGGAGCCATGGTTACAGCCTATTCTGCCGCGCGGTCAGAACCCCCGTCCGAACTGCCATGAAGGTGTTGTGGTTTAGGAGTTCGGGTCGGCAAAAGGGGGGAGCCTACCCAAGAGTTCGGGTCGGCAAAAGGGGGGAGCCCCCCCGAAGGAGGGCTAGTATGATTCCAAGGCATTCTTCATTGCGAGATGGAAGTTGCTACTCTGCCATGAGCTACTGTGATACAGTACCTCGAAGGCCGGATGGTCTTCCGATATGCTCCTAGTGGCTTCCCCTTGTATGGTGATTTCAAAAACACCTTCTATAACTCTTAATTTAGCGGTCAAGTAGGCATCAAGTGTCCCATGACCGCTTTCTTCGAGTAATTTTTTCATTTTGTTTTCTGTTGCATTCCAAAGACCTAGGTTTTGGAAGTTTCCTCCACTAGCGGCATAACCCATGCGCTCAGGCATAGGTGCTACCGTTTGAATCGTATGGTCAGTTCACTCCACATATACCATATTGTATTCTGGAGAGTTATCACTTGTTTTTGAATTGTGAAATACTAGAATCTTAGATCCTGCAGGAATTACCAGTTTCTCTTGCGTCCTTCCTTCATATGCCACTTTTCCTCTTGCTTCCCACAATCCAGAGATTGTGATGTAATTTTCTTGTTTTGCTAATTGTGCTGTTGCATTAATTATTTCGTTTATGTCGGGATTAGCCCCGAATTCTCCCGCTTCAATGCGGGACTTCATCTTGTCTTGTATGCTTGCCATGGTCAGTTGACAGAGTATCTGTCTTATCAATTATGTCTTATTCAGTCATCATCTCGGTGCGAGTATATATTCTAATTTTGCACCATCAGGTAGTTTCGTTTTTATGCTAATTGGCATATTTTCTCCAAACCAAATATCACAAGTTTCTGCTTTAGCAGATTTGAGTTTCATAAATAGTGCGTTGAGATACTTTGTGCTGTATTCAGATTGAACAATTATTCTTTGCTCGTCTTCATTATTAATCTCTACCTCATGCGTCATATAGTTCCAGTCCCGAACCCAAAGGTTGATTTGGCCTGTTTCCGAATCTGCAGATAGGTTCCCTGTGTTGGCTTTCTTACGCATTCCATTGAGTGCTTCTTTCAGCCATGCAATTGAAACGCCATTTAAATGACATCCCACTATGTTGCTAAAATCAGGCGTTCTCGGTATATTCATCGTTCTCCAATCAATAGTTTGTGGTTTTGCAGTCAAATATTTTGTCTTAATTTCTATTAACATGTCCTCAATTCTTATTTCGATTATATCAGACATACCTGCTGTTTTTACTGCAGTCAGTATATCATTCAAATTATCTAATGCTATTGAGCCCTCTTGTTCTACTTCGAATGAGGGGAATGAATTTGCAGACCATTCCCATATCATCATTGCTACATGGGAACCGTCAACTAATGTTGCACTTATTCCGTCTTTGGAAATTTGCATGCGTAACTCTAATTCTAAGATTGCAGTTATCTTTGTAAAATTCTCCAATTGCCTTCTTGTTAAACTTATATTTGCTATTGCACCTTGTTCCGGTACTTTTTTTATGATTTTTTTTTCTTTTATTATTGCCATGGTCAGTATTTATCTTGTGTAATTCAAGACATCTTTATTCACGGTGGCATCTCCTCTGATTGAGTTGTATGCCTTGTGTAATACTTTCAAATTGTTTCTATCGACCCATGTGCTGTGAAATCTTTCATACAGCATATCTGCTAGTCCTGTCGGATCACCTTCAAAATCTGATAATCTTTCAGCGTCCCTATCTAATTCATAGATATTGTGCAGTTTGCATACTTCTGTACCTGCCGCGCCTGGTAGGTTGAAGGCTGCTATGAGTTCATCGAATGTCATCCCTGCGAAGGGATAGTAGTCGTCTTGTAGTCTTTCTTTCAAGAATTCTGTAGCCCAATCTTCTTCATAGTTGGGTTTTCGACCTACATTGATGAAGCGCCCATGATCTGTGCAGAATATCTTCTTCATCATTGCATTTAGTCTCCAACTTGTCGCATCGACTGATTTCGCCCCTAGTAAAGCAGCGATTGGTGCGGCATTCATGCCTCCAGCTCCTAGTAGGAAAACTGGCCTCTCGTTGTTTCTAATTACGGACATCATATCGATTGCCTCATACCACAAAGAAGTAGTTGAGGGCCTGATTCCTTTTTGTTTGGGCTTTTGACCGCCCTTTTTCATTGAGTCATAGACTCTTGCTTTAGCTTGTGCCAGATTAGATCCAAAACAGACTTGTTCTTTTTCGTCTAGTTCGTACATATCGATGTGTCTCTCTATGTCCACATCATTTCTGCCGTGAACTACTGGGACAGTTACCGATATTTCAGATTTCATCAACTCATACCATTCTTTCGAAGTTTTTTGTCTTTTCAAAGCTTCTTCATCTGATATTCCATCCATCCTTGGAATTGGAAAATCAGCCGAAATGATTGTGTCGTTTGGTCCGAATCCTACTTTTCTGTGCTTATCTATCAATCCTTCAACATCGAAGTCTTTCGCTAAGGAAGGATTTTCTAAAAACAGGAAGCCCCCTGAATCTTTTGCCACGAAGTTATCTTCCGTGAAATTCTCAAAGTGCCACCCTGGTTCTTTTATTTTTGATAAATCGACCAACACGCTGTCGGTCACATCTGCTATTTTCCAATTTTTACTTCCCATCGTCGCTGGATGCTCCGATGTATAATTTAGAAATTTTTTTCTTGCCATGGTCAGTCAGTTTCACTTAGGATCTCTGAATCTTTCTTCCATCATCCAGGGGATTGTATTCTCCCCTTCGTCTGAAAGGTGGTGTAATCCGTCGCTATTAATGGTGTTTTCCAGCAATCGTAGGCTGTCGCACCATTTGTCGGAACTTTCTTCTAAGTGTATTTTTAATTCTTCTGCGCGTTCTTCGCTTAGTATGTATTCAGTATTGTGCTGATAGGTAATCAATACTCTTGGACCGCCTTTTAGTTCGACCCAATTGTGTATGAATACCGCTAGAGGCCCATTGTATATTGGTACCCAATGCTTAACCATTTCAGCACCGCACTTTTTACATTGGTATTCTGCTTTTTCTGCATTTAACCATAATCTCTCATAGGGGTATTTGCGGAAATCATACAGATTATCCTCATCATACCCACTCCATATATGTTCTTTTACATGCTCCTTCATCCAATACGGATTTCTGCTTACTTCATGTTTCCATACTCTGTATCTATATTGTGTGTCTCCATGTGCTGTATGTCTCGATTTCTCGGCTCTGTGGTTTGCAGCGATAAAAGAATCGGCATAGCTTCTTCTCATTTGTACGCTGTTTCGTGCTTTAACAAGCATTTCTTCACACATCCTCAAGAGATACGATGCAGCGCCTTCTTCATATCCGTCGTGATGGATATAGAAGACTTCATTTTCTATTTCATATGTTGCCCTTGTTGACATGGTCAGTCGAACTTCTCGTACTCTCTAATCTTTGAAAGAGGTACGGAAGTCACTATTTCTCCTGTTTTTTTGTGCCTAAATTTTTGTTTAGGTAATTCTCTTGGGTCTTTAGGCATCGTCAATCACCTTCCTCAAATCTTCAATGAAAAAGGGGAAGTCCCTACTATGGTATAACCCATCAGTCGCTTCCATCCTGTCAGCAATATCAGTAATCGCTTTACGCAATTGTTTGATTTCTTCATATCTATCAAACTCTTTTCTTACTACCGTTAGGTCGAGTCTAAAGTTTTCTGAGTCAAATTGCTCATGGCTAAGTGAGAATGATAGCCCAGACAAAAACTCGACTGGGTACATTTCTCTGCCCATTTCTATGATGAACTCTCGGTTCATCTTGTTTTTCAAATCTAACATTTCATTGTTGATGAATTCGTCCACTATGTCTGCGAAAGAGTCGCCCCAGACTAGATCTTGAACTGGAGTTATTCCTGGTTCAATATTCACTAGCCCTTTTGTGGGTTGATTTTCACTTTCTTTGCCAAAGTGTATTCCTCCAGTTTCAATATCTAAAGGCCAAAATCCCATTATTGCACCTCCTCAACATTAATCTTTGAAAATCCTATTTTATCACAAATCCAATATTCTAATCCTTTTTGCACGATGTCTCCAACAGACATAGAATGCATGTTGATTGTTTCGTGTCCTGATTTGTATTTTATTAGTGGTAAAAGTGGTTCTAACAACCCTTTTTCCACCATATCCATGTGTGAGCCACCATATGCATTAGATATTCTAAATGATTCTTCTAGCTCCTCTGTGTTTATTTTGGCTACTGCTCTGTAATATTCGAAATACTCTGGTTTCCAATTCTTACTTCCTTTACTTGTGGTCTCTAAATACGCTTCCCATGCAGGATATTTCTTTGCTGCATTGTCCCAACCACCGTCAGGACCATTTACGAATTCAACCATTTCATCTGTCGTATGTAATTGAAACAGAGTAATTTTATCTTTATCTAATATTTTTTGTATTGCCATGGTCAGTATTTGAGTTTCCAAGTGTCATTCGCGTAGTTCTTACGAAATCTAGGGTTTCTTCCAAGGTTTCTCCCAATATCCTTGGGGGAAGTTCCGTGTTTGTATCTGTCATTAATCAGATCTGCTAATTGATTAGAGGTTAGCGCCCCTTTTTGTCTCAAAAGACTGACGACATATTGTTCTAATCTTTTACTCAGCGCCATTTTTTCCGTTTCCTGGGTTTATGCCCAAGGCTTTGTAAACGGTTTTGACATTTGGACTTCTCTGCTTTTGTATGTTGGAGATATTCCTTTCCACATGCTAAACATTTAGCCATGGTCAGTTAAGGGATTCTTTGTACTCTGCCCAAAGTTTTGAAATTTCTTCCTTTGGTGTTCCCTTGTGTTTAGTTCTGAATTGAGGCCAACTTAGCCTCTCGAGTGTTTTAGGCTCCGAGGAAGAAGCGTCTTTACCTTCCACCCCTTCACTCTTCGCCTCGTCCGAATCAAGATTTGAGGAACTTGATGTTTCAGCCTTGTTATCAGAGGCCAATTCGGTTTCGAGTGTTGTTTCGGCTATTGGTTCTGCATCATTTTGAACAGACCCGCCCTTTTCAAGTGCGATAAGCCTTCTTTTTATTTGTTTAATTTCCACGGTCAGTTTGCGAATTTTGTCCTTATCCTTTTCTTCATCAGGAACACGGAGTAAAGTCGCTCTTTGTACTTTCAATTGCACCAAACGGGCATGATCACTATCTGTCCAACTCATCTCGCTCGATTTGTTAGAGAGGGGATAGTCGTTTGAATGTTGTCTAAGCAGTTTGTTTTTGCTTAATCGGCCAAAACCTCTTCATAGGAAGATTACAATGCTTGCAATAGCCGTTGCCATCTGCCATAACATCTGTCCTCCATAGTTTCTTTCTTTCAGAAAGAGGTCTGCCTTTTCTGTCTAATTCCCAACAACCGCACCTTTCATCTGCCTCAGTCATCTGTGCATTCTTAGTAGTTATGTCGTTTCTAACTTTCGTCTTCATGGTCAGTTTTTCATAGTAAATCTAGAATTTCTTCCACATAAACGCCCATTGCCACATTAGCTTGCGCATTCATAATGAAATTCACACCTTCATTGATAGGTGCTGCTTCATCTGCGGCTCTGATTCCTGAAAAATATCTTTTGTTGTTATGAGGCCCAATTATGCAGTAGAAGTGGGATGTGTATTGTGCTTCCGTATATTCGCACATCCTAAATCCCTCGACATTGTATGTAATTCCATCTCTTTCATATCTTTGTCCGGTCATCCATACCTCGGGAGGAAGAACTTCCAACATTTCTTGGTATTCGCTCTCTTCAATTTCCGTGAAGGGTTTGCTGTAGGTCTTTTCTAACACATTAGCAATTAATTCTAATGCCACTTCAAAGTTCATCAACTCCCCTCCTGATTCATCTATTACTTCTGCAATCGGCCTTTTGCCGTAATGCGTAACATCGCCATCAACGAGTGCTTCGATGTTACTCTTTCCTTTTTTGTAAATAACTTGTATTTCTTCCATGGTCAGTTTAGAACCCTTTAGAGGGTTTTGCCTTTCTTAGTGCATTTCTAGCCAGTTCAAAGAAAGTTTCCCAATCTCCTCGGTCCATTTCAATGAAGGCATCGATTTCTTCGCTATGATCACCAATTACATATTCTAAGGCCGCATACATTTCTGGTGCTGCCGATATTAGTTCCGCTATTGCGAATCCTTCATCTTTATCATTTACTGTTCCGGCTTTAGCAAAACCAGTCTTAGCTTTGCTTTGTGATTTTACCAAGGCGATATGCTCGCCTAATTCTGTTTTTACTGCATAAGGATAGTGTCCTTGGATGATTCTTAAGGAAATATCTTGTGTTTTTGTGCTATCTACAGACCAACGCATAGTTAGGCCTCCAAATCATATTCTATGTATCTTCCGTCATTTGTCCTTATATCCCCTACCATTTCGCAAGTAGCGCCACAGTCCTTGCAGACAAGTGTGACTCTTGCTTCTGTTAAACCATCGGTGTGATCTTCCACAATCCAATCGTGGCTGCCTCTTTTTTTACATTTCTCGTAGTTCATGGTCAGTATCAGTCTTCTCTTTCTTTGAAGATCCTAATTATATCCAATAGAAACTCATTGATTGTCCACTCCGAATACGGAGCGTCCGAGAAGTCCACTTTGGCGTGAATCTCATCATGCGGTACGCCGATTGCGTCTGCGAGGTCGTTGAGCCATGCGATTCGCAACTTCCTGAGTTGGACTGCATCATCAATTGTGTCTTTGGGATTCCAGGCTGTAATTGCCATACTTGCTTCGAATAGCAAGTCATGTAGCGCCGTTAGCCCATACACTTCAATTATGTGCATTCCCCACTCAGAAAGTTCCTCTTTTGCTTCTAAGGAACCAGCGTTTATCTCCGCATATTCTGTCCTTAATTCCATTTCGTTTGTTGCCATTAGTCTGATTTGGCAATTCTTCAGTTCGTCATTTCGGATTAGTTCGTCTAAAATGTCTTCTTCTGTCATGGTCAGTATTTATTCAAGTACACTCATACAAGTGGCGATAACATTGTTGTAATCTGCACTCATAGCTAGGTCCGTAACTTGTTTGATGTCTTCTCTGGGCCATTGAGCCCTTTTTAGTTGTCTTTCAGTATAACCGATTATTGCGAAGGCGTTTCCATCAACTCCTAGTAGAGTCCCTTCTGCCTTTCCATTCTTTTCAATTAATTTTTCTATTGCCATGGTCAGACTTGGGGCGGTTGCTCTAATTCCCAAGTGGAAAGTTCTTGATTCCACTTCCAAAGGAAACCATCCCATTGAACAAACCAACCACCGTTCATTTGAAACGGATCTGAATTAGTCATCATTTGATTTGAAAAGGGCGTGGGAGCATTGGGGAGCAAATTTACTTGCTGCGCCCCTGGTGTTCTAATTAACTGAGGTATCATACACCAAATGAAGACTGAGGCATATCCCATCCAAAAGATAGGTGCTTCAACTTGTTCTGGTAATTTTAACCCGCTAATGTCTAAATCGACTAATCTAGCATACCAATAACCCCCTGCTACGAGGGCCATCACTACGCCAAACAATCTTCTCATGGTCAGTAACATGGCAGTGCCATGCGTCTTTGTCCTTTGAAATTACTCGGTATCGAGTATTTCATAATGTTCTTTCCAACTACCTACCAGTTCCATGTGTTTTGGAGATAGTGTGTCGCTATTTCCAGGACAAGGCTTTACTGGCCCATCCTGCCATTTCTTAAGTTTAGACTTAGACATGCTGATTGTGTGGATACTTCCACAAAATCTGCATTTAGCTTTCCAATTCGGTACTGTCGGCATCTTCATCAACTGTAAAATTGGGTGTTAATTCCCATACTTTGTGTGTGTATGACGAACTACTCGCCCGAATGCGTGCAGTTCCGACATCTTTGAATCTTGGGTCTTTCGCTAGAATGTTTCCTAATACATTCATTGTAGTCCCATGCCTTGTAGTGTTGTTAATATGGTCATATATTGCTCCAGTAGGAGCGCTTCCATTTTCTTTTAGGTATTTTTCAACCTTATTTCTTAGTCTTGCTGTTCTTCTACCTATCTTTAGTCCCATGGTCAGTCACCCTAGTCGTTACGGCAGAAGTCTTTAGTGACTTCGCCTATGATTAGGGAATTCTTTCTTCTTTGTATATGTTCTTTCATAGATTTTCTCTTTCCATCGTATTTCTTTGAGATGATTCTTGCTGGACCATGATTCTTTACAGGAATCTTGGTGTATCTTTTCTTTTCCTCTTCGGAAAGAGAAGATTGTATTTCTCCAGCGTAGTATGTGTTAAAAATCCCCTTTTCCAATTGAGAAGGAGTTAGTTTCCAAGAACCAGGCGTATACGGAGCAGGATAGTTTTTCTTTTCCTTGCTTGTGAGTCCTTTGATGACATACACATGCGTACAATCTGGATGGTCGCACCAACCAGTCGCGTATGGCATTCTGTGATGGCCTGCATTACACCTGCCACCACGATTGAGAGTCATTCCTGCCTCGTGCCATTTAGCGTGTTTGTCGGTTTCAACGAATTTCTCTTCGATAGCAAGGGCTTCCTTTAGCCCTATTCCGTCTGCGTCGATTAGACGATCCACTTCCCATTCTTTGCAGAATGGACACCACATACAGGAGCTTTTCTTGACAGGCGAACCATCGCCCCGATAATCCCAACCTAAATGCTTGAGCATTTCCAAACATTCCTTTCTGTTCATCTCCAAGCCTTGTAAGGGGTAATTGTATTCGTGACCCTTTATTTTGTTCTCAGAGTGATTGGCTGTGAATCTGTCGGTTCTCCCGCCTTCATCCTTCTCAATCCCTAAGCTCCAATGCTTAGTACATACCGAAGCATCCCCAAATCTTGAGTCGCCCCATTCCTGTTGAACTTGGCCCTTGAACCTCATACTGCAGATGTGGCTCGCCCCAGGCATTAGCGGGAGCATTCCTCCATCCAACAACCATTCTGAGATTGTGTAGGGCTCGTTTCTCTGTTCATACTGTTCTTTTTCATCATCTGAAAGTGATTTCCATTGTTTTTGTTGTAACGCCTTGTTGGTTTCCTTGTGGAAATATCGCACTAGATGATGTCTTACGACTACCAGTTCGACTCCTGCGGATTCACAACGATTTTTTGCGTATTCTATATTTTCATATGTTTCAGGCCATTCGCTACCAGGATCCGAGAACACAGCCGCTTCGAAGGGTGGGAACAGTTCGTCGAGTTTTGCTCGACTCATTCCCAGGTACTTCGCTGCTTTGTCTCTTTCCAAGTGCATTGCGAGTAGTGCGGTTGAATCCACACCACCCCCAAAAGCCAACAAATTCACTTTTTTTTGAATTTTCATGGTCAGTCTTCCTAGATACAATTATTGCAAACATGTGCTTTCTTCGTTCTTAGGTAGTTCATTTGTTTTATTGGGAATAAAACCTTGCATTTGTAGCATTGTCTTGATTTAAGACAAATCTTACAGGCTGTCGGTCTTAGACCCCATTTTGCCTTAGCATCTCTCTGCCAGTATTCCGGCTTAATTGGTAGTTCTTCCTTGCAAGTCTTACAGAATCGTAATTCTCCTTCCGGAGCGTTTTTCCAACTGTCAGGGCCAAAGGTTGGATTGTTTTCAATCAATCTTTCGTTGGCTTTCATCCTGATATGTATTGGAGTTTCCATGGCTTTTTTCGAAGCACATTTCTTACAGGTTGACCTATACACTCCACGATCCTTTCGAAATCCGAACTTGCTTAGAGGAAGATTTCGGTCACAAGACCTACAATACTTCTCTTCTTCATTTACCATGGTCAGTCACCTCTCGCCGCCTTTTTTTTAGCATGATAGCCCTTATTCTCTGCAGCATGGCAAATACGACATCTCGGGTTGAGTCCGTACTTGCATTTTGCCTTCTGGCTGAAATACTTGTCATTAGCGGGTAGCTCTGGGCCTTCTTCGTGCTTGCACTCGCCTTGGTAGCCTGTGCATTTCTTCGTAGTCCCTGCAGGAAGCGTCTTCCAAAGTCCTCGGTTTCTCTCCTGGTATCTTTGTGTAGAAGCAGCCTGCTTCTTCTTGTCTCTGGTCGCGTGTGCTACTTTCATGTGACACACCTTACATCTTGCTTGTTTGCCACTACTAGAGTTCTTCCTCATCTTCTTACCCCTCTTGGCATCATATACCGAGAGTCGCTTGTCGTCATAGAAGTCATCTAGTGGCTTTATTTGTTTACATAGTGTACATTGTTTCATGGTCAGTCTCCGAACATCTAAGTTCGGAATTGATTGCTATTAATATTATCTCACGAGTCGTGCGAACCATACAGGTGCTTTATTTTTCGAAGTGTTTCGAATTTCATGCTACCTGCTTCAATCCTGCCTTCCTTGTGCTTGAGGAAGCATTTTCCTATGTGTTCCGTGTAAGACGGAGGAATTGCCTCTTTCAGATTCGACCATTGGGTAATATGCTTAATTCCCATTGCTTTCTTAGCGGTTTTCATATCGGGTGGAGTCCATCCACCTTCAACGGCTCTGCCAGTCTTTTTGCATGTGCCTTTTACATGGTCTCGTAAGCTACCATAGATCCCCCATGGCTTGGGCTTACCTTTCGGCCCTATAGGCCAAGTTTTTGTTTCGTGATTACATAGAAGCGATTCTATGGGAAACGATGACTCAAACATACGGTGCCTTTGGACACCTAAACCGAATGAACTACCGCAAAGAATGGTATTCACCATCTTGGGGTTCGAACCGATTCTGCCTGAGTTCTCCCATGGAATCATCCATGCTTCAACCACATTCTCAATCACATACGGCACACCTACATTCAGCAGGAAGTATCGTATTAAAGGCATTAAATCGACATCGCTCGGGTCATTTCCTTGTGCTATTGCTAAGTGTTTTGTCCTCGAATGAAATTGGCAGGGAGGTGATGCGTGGATTAAGTCGAATTGTTGAAACCACCCTATAGGGGTTTCTTGAATAAAATCGATTATATCCGACTTTATGAACTTGTACGGATATTCTTTTTTACTTACGATGTCTATTCCTGTTATCTCGACATTTCCAAACGCTCTCTCATAGCCTACTGCTCCGCCACCGGAGCAGCAAAACAAATCGAGGATCTTCATTGGTTCGTCTATTTTCCAATTGTAAGACCTGTCTTTCATATAATGCATGGTCAGTATTACTCATTCCAGTTAGATTTCTCTATGAATCCGTTTTCTTCCAGGTAATCGAGTCCAAATGAACCCAATATCTCTTCTCTTAATTCAATCACCGACATTTCGAGGAATTCCCCTGTTGTCTTGTAGCCTAAATCAATTAGGGGTTCTCCGTTCTTCAAAACACCACCTCGGTATATGTTCTGGTATTGCTCCTCGACTATAAAGAGGGGGTCTAGATCTTCTGCATACCCTCCGTCGTCTAAGGTGAGTACAATATCTCCGTCTGGTTCTTCCCCTACTCTAAATTCTGTGCCTAAGATGAAACTCTGCGTGTAGTGAATTCTTTTTTCGAATTCCTTTGTCCCTTCTGATGTGAGAATGATATATCCATCCCCCTCATATAGTCCTAATCTCCACTCTAAACCTCCTAAATTGGTATCTCTTCTGTCAATCATTATTTTAACTCCTTTTGGTAGTTTTGCTGTAATATCTTTAGTTTCTTTTCTTGCCATGGTCAGTATTAATTCAGTTCGTGAGAGTAATTTCGACCCAACTCTTACTGCCTTCGTTTGGGCGAAGACCGTCAGAATAGGATTCATCTATTATCATAATGTTCTCAATCACTTGCCCTTCAAGGTTATGATTTTTGAGATTGCACCAAACTATTTGTGTCTCATCGCTCAATCCCTTTTTCTTTAGTTGTTCCATGCTTTCAATTACCTCCCCTATGGTTTTCAATGTCCAGGGAGGGTTTCTAATTTCGTTGTTCAATGAACTGATTTTCATATTTGCCATGGTCAGTATCATTCTACCTCATAGGTCGTATTCAAACCCGTAGTTCGCCCACAAAGGAAATCCAGAGTTGTTGTATTTTTCTTTTATCTCTTCATTCATTCATCATCACCTTCCGTTGATTCATTTTCATATTCCCATTGTCCATGACATTCTTGACATATTCCATATTCATTAAGAGGGGTTGGTATGTTTTGGTCGCAAACGAGTCCATAATCACATATACCTATTTCCGTGTAGTCTTCATCGGTGTTTAGGTGAAACTCTCTCCACCAATTATTGTAACCTTGAATCATTTTCTCAATCGCGTCGAATCTTGCTCCACCAAGCCATCCCGTACAGGTTGGACATAACACCACATCTGGGCTTATGTCTCTGTTTAATTTGGTGCTTATTTTTCGAGGGATTATGTAGTTGTCACTCTCTGGGAACATCAAGGCATAAATCTCCTCGAGGGTTTCCTCTGCTTTGTGCATTCTTTCCTTGAAATCTGTTTCTTCTTTTGTTGCCATGGTCAGTATTCACAGTTGTTCAAAGACAACTTCCTTGTCCTTGAGATAAATTATCTGTGTTATGTTGTGTTTTTCCTTTTCACCTCTAATGTAATTTAGAGCGTATTCAAGATTGCCTTTGTGGGGCAATACCCCGTAGGAGCCTTCTGGCTCGCCTTCTTTTACGAATAACACATTATCCTTACATTTCTTTTTGAACCATTGAGTTGTATCAAACTCAGTCACTAATGTCGTGACTATATGATCTAACTTCTCAAATGTTACTTCAGCTTCTTCTCCTTCCCAATTCGTGTAAGTATATTTCTGCGCATTTGCCCATTCATGTACTTTCTTTCCTTGTTCGAAGTCCAGCCAATCGTAGTCATTACAACCTCCACGCCCTCTGTTTGTTGCCGTTCCAACTCTTTTCCCGTTGAAATAGACTGATGCAGAGAAGCAGAGTGTTTCCTCGCTTAATTCATCGTGTATCTTTACATTCTTTACTGTAATTGCCATGGTCAGTATCAATCGAGTTCGATTATTCTCAAGCGATTACAATAAACAACCCAATTTTCGCTGTATAGCTTGTATTCGCCTTGCATCCATTCTACGATTTCTGTTTTGGTTGGAGGCATCCAACCTCCGTTCTGTGCTTCCGTATGGTCTGCTACTTGTCTAGCAGTTTCTAGTTGCCATCTGGCTCCATTGAAAGTGATAATCCAATGTGCAGGGTCGCTAGAAAGACCGTATTCCTTCGAGAAGTCGTTTATCACATCCTCAAAACTTCTGTATCTTCCTTTAGCTCCACCATTCATTCCTGCCCCAGTACGGCCTAGTTCTCCATTTTCATACGAATCCTCGTATATCTCGCATATCCATGCCCTCACTTCAACGAATGCGTGACCGCAATCGTTTTCGTTATATTTTCTATCTTTTAAGCCATCATTGGCTTCTTCTAAGGTATATTCTCCTTTTTCTGCCATGGTCAGTTTTACCAATCTGAACCTTCCGTAATTCGGGCATAGCCGCCAGAATGGAAGTTTCGTAAATCTTGTACTCTTTCATAGTATGCCACAGCATCTTCTTTACTTTCATGCATAGACCAATGATCTTCTAGAGGTTCCATTGTATCTGAATCATATCCTACGCCTTTCAAAGCATGGAATACTACATGCCAGTCTGCAACTGGTTCAGTAAGTCCTGCCATATCTTGAGCGTGTTGCCCAGATGAATGCCATCTTTCTAGGCGTTCAAAGGCTTGTGTTGCTTCATCTGCAGCAGAATGAAATCTTTCTAATTCAATTTCTCGTTCTTTTTTGTTGATGATTTCTTCGGACTCTCCTATGTATTTTGAAATATTAATTCCTAGGTCGTTTTCTAATTCCCATAATGTACCCGCCATTGCGGTTTCCAATGTGGCTTCTCTGAACCACTGTATGCTTTGTTCGAGATTTTCTATGCTAAGACTATCTAGAATTTCTTTTTCTATTTTTTTAATATCTTCTTCCGCCATTTGACTTATCAAAGTCGTTTTGTCGTATTTCATGGTCAGTATTACCAGTATTGCTCTAGGAGTTTCTTTTCTGCTATGAATGGGAGCATTCTGAACCACTTGTCCATAGTTCCCACTATTCGTTCTCCTGTGCTTCCACTTGGCCTGTATTTTACATCTTTAAGTGCAAAGAGAAGTTCTTCTTCTGCGTTTATGCATAGTGTGAAGGACAGGTTGTAGGGGATCTTGGCTGCTTCGTCTGATGCCAACCCCTGTGTTCCTGTCTGCGCTCCTCTAGCCGCTAATTCCCATCTTCTGGGTTCAGGCCAAATCATATCCTTTGGGAATTGCCCCCACAAGTCAGTAGGCTTCTTCGGCCTTCGATATTCGTAATTCCCTCCAGACCACGCTGAAAAGTGCGTAGTCAATGCAGGGGGTTTCCATACCTTTCTTAACATGGCTCGTGGGTTTTCCATTGCCCAATATACCGGATTTATTTCTTGTATCAGTTCGTATGTGTGTTGAACGAGTTGCAGCGCGTTGTCTGCGGCATCGCTCTTTGGCACTCTAGGTTCGTTTGCGCTCCAATGATGCATACAAGATGCAATGGAGAAGCATTGACAGGGTGGACTCGCTAGTACGATGTCCCAATCTGTCCCTACATCTTCAATTGTCAATTCTTTGATGTTCATGCAGATGTCTGGTTCCATTCCTGGGTCATTGTCTATTGTCAAAACATAATGCCCTCTGTCCTCAAACGCCTTTGTCCAACCCTTTCTTCCACTAAACAAATCTAGAATTTTCAATTTCTTGTCATGTTCTGCGAATTGTAGCTCATCAGGGCCTTTCTTTCTGCTTTCTAGGACTGCGGAGATGAATTTCTGCCTACATTTGTAGTTTAGCCATACTCCTTCGCCCTCATCATTCAATCTTATTGCATATTTGCCCCTGATAGGGTCATCGCAACAAACACACTTTTGCCTTTTTCCTTTTTCCATAATTGCGTTCTGAATTATCATGGTCAGTCTCCGATATTGTAGATCGGAATTTATAGTTCTTATTCATATCGGAATTTTCCTGTTTACTGGTTCTTGTATTTCAAAGTCCAGCGCAGGATGTTTCCTGTATTTTTTACTATCTTTGTCGTTGTCCCAGATCAGATACCCACCAACATAGTTGCATGTCCATCCTCCGAAGTAATCGTTAATATCCGCCCAGAATATTGCTTCTGGGAAAACAACTGTCTTATCACAACATCTGTGAAAATATTCATACGGATGATTTCCGTTTGTAGTTTGGGGAGGCCAGAACAGATTCGAAGAATCATCAACGAGTATACTGTCTGCTTCCCACCCATTTGTTCGAGCAAGGACTGGAATTAGAGGGACTTCGTCCTTTGGTTCCCAGTCAGATTCATCTATCAAATCACCTTCATTGGTGGTTATCTTAATCTGGTCTATTCCTCCTTCATCACCGCCGCCTGAGAACTCAATTTCGATTCTCTTCCAGCCGAGTGCATCCATTATAGCAAAGCCTCTATCGACCTTGTTTTCAATTGTCGGATAATAGTAATGCCCATCATCTAGATTTCTTTCTAGACTGCCCAAAGCGTCTTTAATGTCTTTCAATGTATCTTCTAAGATGTATTCATCAGTATACCTCTCAATTGTTCTATCCATTGAAATTTTCTTCGCTTGTTTGGATTGATAAGGATATTCTAATTCACCATTGTATTTTCTCTCCTTTTCCATAGGTATTGCATTTTCATAATCTTCTTTAGAATTTTTTATCGCTTCTTTCGCCTTAACAGATTTTAATCCGTGTAAGTAAGAGAAATCTGTTGTTTTCATAATTTCTTCATCACTCAAAGACATCCATTGAGATATATTCATTCCTCTTAATATAAATTCTCTCCTTTCGTAAGGGAGTTTTTCAATTTCTTTTATATTCATTGCCATGGTCAGTATTTCAAAGCTTAATGAAAGCGAACCAATATGTTCCGGTTCCGTTGCTTCCTACGCTTTTCTTAGTTCTTGTTCCAACAAGTGGTTGCTCTGGTAATATCTTCAACATATCTGAGACACTTATCGAAAGATCATTGTATTTGAATAGAAGAACTCCTTTTGGCTTTAAACATCGCCAAATTTCATCGAATCCTCTTCTCACATCGTCTTTCCATCCGTACCCTAATTTTCCGTATTTCTTGAGCATTATTCCTCCCTTTGCTTCTAGAATATGAGGGATGTCCCACACAACTAGGTGGAATGTTTCATCCTCGAAGAACATATCTCGATAGTCTCCTATCACATCGGGCTTTACAGACCATCCTGGTTGTAATTCAATTGCCCCTGGTTCTTCCTCTCGAATATCCATGTATATGCAACTTGGGTGTTTCTTGTCAAACCAAATTGAACGCGCACCGCAGCATAGATCAGCCAATATTTTACCATCAAGATGTACTTGAACTCGCCAATATCCTTTCTCTAAGCCCGTTTTATGCACTCTTCCTTTTCCTTTTAGTGTCTGTAGTGCGTTTCTTACTTTGTGTTTCCATTCCGGTGAATCTTCCCAACCTGTAGTGCATACTTCGTCGTCTATAAGTTCCTTGTGAGACTTTTTGACATACTCGTATATCATTTCTATGTGGTGAAGACCATCTGGAACGCATTTCATATTTGTTTCAGTTAGTTTCTTTTGCAAAGTTATTTTATTTGCCATGGTCAGTATTACACTTTGAATTGGGCTAGTATCTCTTCCTTTGAATAGGGTTCAATATCTGCCCAGTTTGCTGCGACTCGTAATATTAATTCCACTTCTCTTTTTGTCATATTGACATCATGGATTTCGTATTCATCTCTTTTTTCTTCGCTTGATGAATTAAAATTTCGAATCGGTAAGTGTTTCTTTGTTTCTTTGTGTTTTGCATAGTGCAAAGTGATCCTCTTTGGAATTTTCTCCGTTGGGTTGAGTTGGAACTCACCCATAGGATTGTCTGCGAAAAACGCATAGTAGCGTTGTGGTAGCTCCCATGCTCCATCAGGGTCCAAAATGAGGACCCTGTGCATATATTTCTCAAGGTGTTCTTGGGCGAAGAAGCAGAACGGGTGTTGTCCTACATCCAATGATTCATCATATTGATTGCCTAGAACTTCCATTACCTTTTCAGCAAGGCCTCTGTTGATTTCTTCCGACAAGTCAATCAGTCCCTTAATGAAAGAAACTGAGTTGCTATTGGTATTTCTGCTTGTCCTGCTCTGTGGCCCACTAGAGGGGTCACTTCTGCTTCTGATGCGCTGCATCTAATCACTCTACATAGTGTCCCTGATTCTAAGAACCCTAAGTCCTTTACCAGTTTCACAATTTGGTTTTTCATAAATGGGGCTTTCTTTACCCCTTTCTTTCGTATCTTTAGTCCTACCATGGTCAGTAACCGCCTACTCTCTTGATTTTGAGTGGCCTCTGTCTTGTTTTTCCTGTTTTTGTCTTAGGCTTGCCCTCTAGGACATAATTAATCATTTTTCTAGAGTGTCCATCTAGACACTTCTTTACGATTGTTTCCATTTCTAGTATCTTCCATCTACATTTTGTTTTGGCATACTCATCCCAATGAGGAAATATTCCTTCTTTCCTCAATCGAGCAGCCGTGTAGTTTTTTCCTATATTCAAATCGCTCATGGTCAGTATTTTTTATTTCTTCATTGCCTCACTCGGAGGCTGGGTATTTCTTGTTAATAATATGGCGTGCCAAACTATCTATATACCCATATATGGCGTCGGCACTTTCACGCTCAAAAGGTTCCCAAGCGTGGCCTACCAAGTGAGCATCTTGAGATGCTTCGTCCATCTCAAAAAATTCATCAGGCAGTTCTTTGAAGAGATAGAAGCAAGATGCCCATTTAAGGCACCTCTCTTCGTAACTCAACTTTCCTTTTTCGTTTTCTTTTTCGTTTTCACTTTCGTGTGCGCTGTCGATCTTACCCTGTAGGTCGTCAATCTTTTCATAACATCTCTTCAACGCAGTAATCAGGTCGCTAATGTCAACTTCCGGATTTCCATGTTGTAAGTCGTCGTTTAACTTTTCTAAGTCAATTCTTTCTGATTCTTTTACCTTAGTACGGGCTTCAGAATTATCTTTCTCCCGTATCCATATAGATGCGTCTTTTACATTTTTACCTGCAAAATAGAGTTTGATTTTGTCGATTGTTATCCAACCTACTGTTGGTCTACCATCGCTTCCTCTCATTCGTTCACCTCGATTGCATCATCTACAGTCAGTTTTCCGCCATCAATTACTTCATCGAGGCTTGCACCGTCTTTTGCTACTTCAATAGCAAATTCTCTGTCAGATAAACTTGAGTCTATCCATTCATATTCTTTTCTTAATTCTTCATTTACTGTTATTTCTTTCGCCCAATAAATTGATTGGGATAACATTACATTGAATTTTTTGTCTGCCATGGTCAGTTTTTAGTTTAATGAAAGCTGATAGAGACAGGCGACTGTTCCTTCGCCGTTAATCTCTTGTCTTCCAATAGGCCACTCATCTAATGCTTCACCGTTGTCATCAGTAGGCCAAATTTCACATTCTGCTAGCCACACTTTCAATTCTCGGTCATTATTATGCGTTAGTGTATTATTTCTCGCATAAAGTTCTAGTAGCCCTTCTAACATGTTTCGTCTGGCATCTTCTATCTTCTCGAAGAAGATGTATTCATCTATTGCCTCTTGCATACATACAGCGTGTGATTCTTGCGGATCATGTATGTATGTAGCATATATTGTTGTAAATTTTGTTTTGTTTGCCATGGTCAGTTTATGCTGTTGCTTTCCAAAGGGCTTTGCCGTTTGATTGCACAGCGCGAACGAATGTCGCGGCCATGCTTGGGCTGTTGAATGTGACATCCCTAGTGAATACCAGTTCGTCGCCTCTTTCCCTCAGAGTTCCTTCTTCTATCAGTTTGTTTCTGCTTCTTACTTCCGACTCTCTCCATGAGGGTCTAGGCCGTAAATTGGCCGTGGAGCCTCGCTTGACTAGGAATTTTCCATTGTCGAGGTTTTCCCCTCGTGCAATTATTCCATTTTTCAGTCGTAGTTCTAATTCTTGCCTATTCCAAGTTTCCTCAGTAAGCCATTCTCCTTTGTTGCTCATTTGTAGCACTTGCATTCCAACACCTTTCCAGGCGTTTTGGAATACTACTGCAACTGAGGCTTGTCTCGAAGCCCCCCCTGCTCGTATATGCGGCCCTCCGAAGTCCAATCGGGCTCGGAAGAACACAAGATGCGATGCTTTGGGTAAGATCGTGTCGTGCCAATAGTAGTTGCTAGTGTATGCCGGAATCAAGAGAGTTACAAGTTCTGCAAGACCGTTTGCTACTGAATCATATGCTTTCTGCACCCAATTTTTTAGCGTAGTCTTGTCGTCTTGTTTCACATAAGGAGGATTACACCATACTCTGCCAGTCCACTCTTGATGGAGCGAGTTGGCTTCTTTGTCATAGTAATCCTCGACTAATGCGTTCTCTTCGCTTGCGGCTGCATCTAAAGTGTAAGGCCCAAATCGCTCGTCTAATGCTTCGAAAACATCTCTTGGTGTCCAGAAGTCATTTTTCTTGCTCTTAGGCATTATTCCATTTTTTGCATAATTTTGGAAGTCGCTTCGTAGCTTCTTCTCTAATTCTTCTTCTTCTTTTTTTGTTGCCATGGTCAGTAATCAATTGGATGGTTCCCAATCTATTCTTTGTTGGTTGTCTTCTGCTACATCTTCTGGAATTACCCAAATATGCTGTACCATTTCGTTTCTGAAATCCATTGAAACATCGCCTAATGCCGAAAATGCTTCTGCGTTAGCCTCTGCGTCTGAGAGTGTCGTAGCATTGTATAATCGACTTAATGCCCTAAAGAGTTGAATTGTCTTTTCTTTCTCTTGAACCTGTTCTTCTTTTCTTTCTAGGGATGTCATAATCCAATCTTTTATGTGTGACTTCCAATAGCCTTCTAATTCTTTGATTATTTCTCTCATTTCGTCTTCACTTTTTACTATTGGGTCAGCCCAAACACTTGATTCGTGCCTTTCTATTGGATATTCCTTCCAAAGTAATTTGCACATTATTTCAAAATATTCGTTATGACTCCAAGTATCGTGTAGTATTTTGTCCCAGAATTGTACTGGGTCTAATTCACGGAGGGTTGGCCCTCCTAATTTTATTTCAATATCTTTAACCATGGTCAGTATCATTCAAACCGAGTCAATCCTCGGTTTATGTTGTTATTGTCTAATTCTATACAAACAGCATTTCTGCCTGTTTTCAAGCAAGCCTCTGCTATTCCAAGCCCTCCAGCGAATGGGTCAAGCACTAGATCTCCTTCCTCTGTCGAGAACTGCAGCATATCTGCTAGAATCTCAATTGGTTTTTCGGTCTGATGCTTTTTCTTCGTGTTGCTCGGTCTTGATGCTGTTAGTATGTCGTGAATATAGTGCTGTGGATTGGGTTTTCTCTTGAATCCGCCCATGTTGTAGGGCTTTCCCTTCGAATAGAAGAAAATCAACTCGTGTCGAGCCCTTCCATAGTAACCCATTCCAATTTGCACCTTATCCCATATCCAAGTTCTGTTGTATGTGAAACCTGCTCCCATAGTGAGTTGCCTTTGATTCTCGTTGTAATCTGCGATGTCTCCATACATGGAACGACCCGCAGCAGGCATGAACACGAACATGTGTCCTCCTGGTTTCAAAACTCTGTGTAACTCTCTAAGGATTTCATCATCTAGGTCTTTGGTTTCAAAATCCCAACCTCCCTTACGATTCCTAGCTCTAGCAGTTCCGGTCTGCATCTGCTTGTTCAAAGCAGAATACGGTGGATCTGTTATTACAGCGTCAAAATGGTTATCTGGGAAAGTGGGTAATGTTGCCCAAGCATCTCCTTCGATGATTAGTGCCTGATTGTCACCCGTATGGGCGATATAGACACCTCGCTCCACTCTTTGGAAGCATTTTCCTATATTTTCATTAAGTCTACCTCGAATAGTCGAGGGTATTTCATCTTCAAATTCTTGATATATCACCTGGAGAGTTTTTTCATCTTCCAGGAATTGTATTAATCTTTTTCTTAGACTTACCATGGTCAGTTTATTCTTTTTCCGATTTTATATCTGCTATTGTTGCCGTAAAGGCCGCTTTAGCATCTGTTTCGTTTAGTATTTCTTTTACAAATTCATATCCCGATGGAACACCATCGTGGAGGGGGAGGCACTCTTCATAGCACTCGTAGGCTCCTTCTGCCCATTCTTCTGCGTCACCGTCGCTAGAAATTGTAATTTCATCTCCTAAGTGGTGTTTGGCGAGCAACAAAGTTGCTGTAACCAATCCGTCGTATTCCTTTCTCGCAGTCTTGCAGAAATTCAATACCATATCTTCGTCTTTTCTCCAACTACTTTGAATCGGTTTCCTTTTTAAGACGAATGTTTCGTGTCCACCGTCGAAACGGATTTCATTATCCGTAATTGTAGGGTCGTTCCAGTGTTCGTATTGATTGTTTTGTTTAGCTCTTTCAAGTATTGGGCTTCCTTCAAGCAGTTGCTTGGCATCCCTTGTCATATTATTCCATTTTTTATCGGACACTTTCTTGTCCTTTTTCATATACCAATAGTGTGTATATCCCATGGTCAGTAGTTTGCATGTGAGTTAGTGAATCGGATACTCATTCCAATTCCCATTCCTCATATGTCCATGTTTGTTCTTCATCTTCAATCCTGAAAACGATTCTATCGCCACTTCGCATATCACACATCCTCCGTGATTCCGAGATTTCTCTTTTGATAAACTTCGGCCACTTTACTCGGCTCGACTGGATCTAATCCTTTCTTCGCCCTTTCTGCGTTTTTTGCGTTGGCTTTAGCTATTGAATTGATTGTTGGTCTTTTTTTGTCTGTCTTGTATATTACTCGAGACATCATAAAGTCCTTCTTCATCATCCTGTGGGAGTTTTCCCAGTTTCTTTGCATGGATTTCCTCAATTCTGCTTTTCTCAACTCTAATGGTATCTTATTCCATTGCCTCTTGAAGCAGACATCACATACTTCCTCTAGTGTGAGGCCATGTTCTCCTGCATCTTCGAATGCTGAAAGCATAATTCCATATTTCTCGTTGAGTTTCGCTTTTTCTATGAGTGTTGCATATCCATTTGCTAGTCTGTCTGCTCTATCAGATGCAGCCTTTTCTATCGCCATCATGTTGTCAGGTTCGTTGCTGTATCTTTCTAAGACTTCTTGCCATCTTGTCCAAAGGGCTCTCTCTTGCCTTAGACTTACAACACTTAGAATATCGAATTCTTTAGCATCTATGTCTATTTGGAGCGAGAAGCCCCCTTCTTCATTTTCGACTAATTTCATTGTGTTTGGTACTACCATGGTCAGTTTTGTCTTCGAGGCACTTGCCTCTTAGGTGTTCCCGTAGGAAAGTAATCGGTCCTATCCTTTTCATACAGTAAGGACAATAGTCACGCATTATTTTTCCTCTCCCACTATATCGAATCTGCCGTCTTTCAATCTTTTGAATTTGGCGTTTGCATTGAGCCATGAAAATGCTTGTTGCGGGTTGCAACATGCCATCCCATGATTTTTTAGCAATTTACCAGAATCTAACATTCCATTGTATGCTATATTAGTAGGAGTTGATGGTCCGTGTTCTCTTATGTGATTCAATGCTGCTTGTTCTAGCATTCTTTTCTTCAACACGAATCTTGCCATCCAAATATCATCCTCATCTTACTCAATAGTCTGCTACCCTGCTTGTCAGGGCTACCATGTAAGGCTTCTGCAAGGGTGCGGTTCACCCAAACATTGCCATGATCGCAGACTGGTCCAAATCCTTTCTTCTTAGATACGGCACTATGTAGTGCCTTTCCACATTTTCTGCATTTATCTTCCATGGTCAGTATTGCTATACGGCAAGACCCTCTCCGAGAGTCGTGCCAACCGAGGATAGTGGCGGGATTTATACCCGCTTCAAACTCTCTAGCGTTAATCTTTCTTCATCAATGCCAAGTATCAACGATTCTGGGCAATGATATATCGTGTTTTTCTAATTTACTAAATAATACTCTGGTAAATGATTCGATGGCTTGTAACCCATTTTGGTCGTACCTTACGAAGTTGTTCCAGAACATATTTTCTAAGTATATTTCATCCATTATCCGATTTACTCTATGCATCCCCCAACGAATTTCTTCGCCAGCAAGACCATTAAACTCGGCAATGGTGCAAAGTTCTTCTACTTTCAATGCCGCATCTTCGGCTAATTGTTCTCTTTCAATTCCTGACATGATATAATAATCCACGGAATCGACTTCTTGCCTAGGGATGCTAGCTAATTTTTTATTCAACCATTCCATAAAAGGCTTGAGAGGATTTATTATTTGTATATCCCCTAAATTAAATAGCCATTCACGGTCACTTTTCATATTCGTGTGAAGCGTTATATGACTGGAAAGCGTTTTGCTTTCAAATATATAGCTCTCAGTCACTTCAAAATATTCATATCCGAAACTTTGGTTCAATAATTTTTGCCACTTCATTCCAAATCCTTGCCTGAATAACAATATTGTCATGGCATGATATACTGGAAGGCTATTAACATCATTCATTGAATCGCGGAATCCCGAGTTGCTATCTTGCATTAGGGCCTCAGAAAAATAATCATCAATCCAATCCTCATCGGGAGGATCTCCTAATGCCACTAAACAGGGCAGTTCATCATTCAGACCTGTCCCTATTGTATTATGAAGTATTTGCACTTCTACTTTGTGATTTACCCAAACCTCTTCCATCAATACTCTCTTGTTGTTGGGTTGTGTGCTATACCCTAAGTCGTGTAGCAGATTAGAAATTGCTACAGGAGGAATTGCTTTTATGTCGGTTGTCCAATCATTGTATCCATCCATCACTAAACTGTGTATGAATGGAGGGGTGTTGGTAGTCCAATGTATTTCCTTGAACCTCCCCTTGTAGTAGTCGTCAGTTACATATAATGTAACCATATCATACTCACAGTCATTTAGCAACCACTCAATTTCCCCATCTACAAAACTGTAATCGGAATTGTTGGTTTCTTTTACAAAAATATTTTTTGCTATGTTTTTTTTGCATTCAGGACCGATGCCTGATTGCTGCCCTTCTAAAGTTTTCAGGGACTTTCCACATTTTATACAATTTTTGTGTTTCATGGTCAGTTGTTCAGCGAAGTTCGCTGAACATTGAGGCTAGCTTCTGCGTAGTCTCTTTGTCAATTTTTTGTGTCGCATAGAATAGAAACAGCATTGAGTCCAGGAAATCTTGTTTGGTTTTTATGACTCCTTTGTTTTTCAATGCTAGGATCTTATCTCCAATGCTTTCTATAGTTCTATCTTCGCTTGCTTCAACTGCTGCAAACATCCAATTCCAGTCAATAACCCCTTCTGTTCGATTTGGTAAAGCCGTATCGATGCAGGGTGGGCTCTTGTGTATGACTGATTCTTCTAGATTGTTTTCTAAATTGTTGATTTCAATTGCTTCCTCTTCGGATTTTTCATTGTGCGTGTGCATACAATTTTCGTCATGCACATGCTTCTCCACTACGATTTCTTCCTCTTCGGGTTCTTCCTCTTCGGGTTCTTCCTCTTCGGGTTCTTCCTCTTCGGGTTCTTCCTCTTCGGGTTCTTCCTCTTCGGGTTCTTCCTCTTCGGGAAAAGGTGAGTTCTGATGTATGAAATCATGTTCCCCGATTATTTGATGTGTAATGTATTCTTGCAAGTGACTAACCACTTCTGTCGAATCTTCTGCATCATCATCATTTAGGAAATCTCCCATGACATCGTGTGGATTCAATCCTTCATCCATCCTATCATGGAAAGCATGAAGGAGGTCAATTTGTTTCAAAAGACCTTCGCCATCGAAATTTTTCCAAAAAGTATCGGGTACGCCGTAGTCTTCTAGACTGGCTCCATCATGTGCAAGTACCCATTGGTATTTACTTAGAGTGTTCTCGATTACGGTAATAAAGCACCGTAGAGCATGTAAATACTCTGTTTGTATTAATTCTTTACTTGTTTCAACCGTTTCTCTTGTCAATCCACCATTATGTTCCATTATTCTTCCTATACCGGAACCTACATCCATTACGAATTGGTTTGCCACCGCTTCGCCTTGACAATTAGTTGCTTTACCTTCGTCGTCAAAAACATATAACAGGTCTATTTGATATAGTTTCGCTAAAGCGATTAGTGTTAAATTGTGAGGTTTGATAAAAATTCTTAATTCTTGTATCAACCTATCTTCTTCTTTTTCAATTGTTGCGTTTATAGCCATGGTCAGTTTTAGAGAATATACATCCTCTCTCTCCATCTGTCATCTTTATCTGCGATATTTAGCGCCTGGACAAGTGTTCTGAGATCTAATTGTGTTCGAGCAAGGTTTTCAACCCCTGCTTCTTTGTTGATTCTCTCATTTTCTTGATGAAACGAGATTAGGTAATTCAATACCTCCTCTTTTAGTCCCAAGTCCATTTCCGGCCTTATCTCTCTTAGTTTCAATTTCATATGTTCTAGCTTTTCGTCTTCTGTTAGGAACAGAGGCACATTCATTGCCCTGCTCAATAAAGCGTCGTCAAAGTCCGATTCATGGAGGTTGGTGATAATTATTACCTTGCCCCTGAATGAGAATTGCGAAGGCATTGCCTTGCTCTCACCCTTTTCGAACTCCTTTGCTAGTTTCTCTGCTTCTTTTGGGTCGGACACTTGAATATTGGCTTTGGTATTCCAAACCACATTTCTGATTTCATAAGTGTCAGTCATTGATTTCAAAATTTCCATCATTTGACCCTTTTGTTCTTTTAGATTGACATCATCCATTACGATTATTCCACCATGCCTGTATCTCAAGGCGGTTTCATATAGTGCGGTTGGGGTGCATTTACTTGTTAGCCAAGTGTAATCCTTGCCTTGTTCCAAGCCCCTTGCTTTGAGGATTTTCTCCACCGTCCAAGATTTACCAACACCTGCTGTGCCATAAATCAAAACGCAGTAAATTATCCCCATCACTAGGTCGTCCACAGTTCTCTTGAATGTCTCGAATCGCGCCTCGACGCTTTTCTCAAGTGACATCACCGTTCTAATACCGAACGGCTTGTTACCGTGGATTAGCTTTGCCTTCTTTGTAGCAATAATTCGACTTTGAGCATCTATCCCCTTAATAACAGGCTTTTTCCCTGGTTTCTTTGGGGGTTTTTCAACTTCTATCTCTTGCTTTACAGACTTAATCTGTTTCTTTCTATCTGTTTTCTTAGTGGTTTGAGCATTGGTTTTTACACCATTTCTTGACTCTCCCCTTTCCCACATTTCCTCGTAAGGAATGTCTTTTCTTGTATTTCTGAATATTTCAAAAAAACCCATGGTCAGTTTCAGAGAAACACATCTCTGTTTGTTGTTCCGTCTTTATCTTGTGTTACAAATACAGTAACAGGCTCACTAAATAGTGCTTTTCCAGTTGCGACAATTCCAATATCTTCTGGGAGATCACAGTCTCCTCCTTCTTCATCACACCCCATTAACACATGGTCTCCGTGTAACGACAATACTCGCTCGATTCTGCAACCCGCCACTTCTGCGACGAATTCTCTTGCTACTTGATTCATCGGTAATCCTTCATATCGGCCCATACTGTTTCCCCAGAGGGTCCAATTTTCGTCTGATGTGCAAACCTCAATATCGCCACCTACTCCTTCTTGTAAATCTTCTAATCCATTTGATTCGAAAGGTTCAACCTTTCCATTTGTTCTTAAAATAAGTCCTTTTGCCATGGTCAGTTAATTCTAGAATATGTCATTGTGCTAAATGCGATTCTATCATTTTTTGGATTTCTGCAAACTCTTCGTTAGGCGATAGTTCTGTAAACGCCCAGTCGCAAATCTGATTGATTACACAGATACCCTGCAAGTGCAGTAAAAGATCTCTGTCTGTCTGTCTGTCTGTCTGTCTGTCTGTTGCCCTTCCTTCCATTGATTTCAAAGGAATAAAAAAGGTTGAAGTAGTGTCCAAATCTCTTGGACCTACTCTGTACCAGGCTCCATTTTCTCTATATTCAATTGTAGCGTATCTTGGCCGCCATTCGTTATGGTCTTCTAATTCAGGCCCCTTGTATTCTAATAAGAGGCATCGTCCATTCGAAGAATTTTCTTCGTCTATTTCATAATAGGTTTCACTTGAAATTTCTTTCGGGCAATCCCCAATAGTCTCGATATTGGTAATGTCTGGGTAGTCTGAAAATAATTTTTGGTATTTTTCAGATTCCTCTTTTATCTTTTTCAAATCTAGGTCTACGCTGAAATAAAATTTGTTATATTCGTCAATCCAAGCTGAAGCGACGAAAGTTGTCATTTTATTGATTTTTTCCGATTTCTTGTTTGCCATGGTCAGTTCACAGTTTCTTCATATTTGCATTTATTATTTCTTCAATTGCCAATCTGTTTCCGTAAGCGCGAACTCTAAAGTAATCTTCGCGCCCCTCTGATTTTTCAGGAACATCAGGGAAAAAATAGTGCATATTATGATGAGGGAATATCAGGTGCATTCCTGCATTATCATCGACATCGTAAACTTCCCTTTCTGGATATTTTGTGCATGGCCTACCGTTTGCAGCCTTCATATCTTCGAACATTTGTTGCACCTTTCCCTGTAATGTTATAGGGTCTCTCACCATTATTACAGTCATATTTTGGGGGTCTCCCATGTGTGTTGCGTAGGCATCGAGTACCTGTTTCCATGCTTTCATTATTGCTTTATCATAGTCATTCAATTCTTCATCTTTTGAACTATCTGTCATGGTCAGTATCACCCTACTATCAGAGGCCGTATTGCTTCGGCTACTGCTTTAGCTACTGGAACGCTAACTGCGTTACCAATTCCCCTGTAAGAGTGTTTTGCGTTTTCGAACTTGAAATCATCGGGGAATCCTTGCATATTAGCATATTCCCTAACTGAATAGGGTGTAAGTGTTCCGTCCTCTCGCATCACCATAGTAGTGCTTTGGTCGGATGCGTAGTGTGCTAAGCAGGTATTTCCGATTACTTCTCTTCCGATTTCTTTAACAGATGGCTTGTCCCTATACACCCCATCGATTCTGTTCTGGATGTAATTAGGTAGTTCTTCGCCATTGAGAGGAGCAACATCTGGATTTTCTTCCAAGATTTTGCCTACAGTATGAGTCATAGTAAGTGGCCTTTTCCTCAAGGTAGGCTTCGCTGCCTCCTTGTTTATGCCAACTAAGAACATTCTTTCTCTCCTCTGCGCTATTCCAAAATCGGTTGTGTTCAATTTTCCGTAAGTAAAGGTGTAGTATCGTCCTAATCTTCCACCCCTTACGGGGCATGGCGTATTCTTTAGAGTCTCCATAATTATAGAGCATCCAAGTAAGTCAGTTACATTCTCGACGACAAATGCCTTCGGTTGCGTATCTGCTACGAATCGCCTGTAATGTAGGAATAAATCCCCACCTTTCTGCGCGTATTGATTGTAGTTTCTTTTAGGTTTACTGTCTGAGTGTCTAGTTCCATGCAAAGCAGCTAATTTGCTGTAAGTTATGCAGGGGAAACCTCCGACTATCACATCAGGAAGTCCAAGTTTAGCCACTAATTCATCTGTTGAAAGCATGTGAATTGAATCCGTGGACAATTTTGTTCCAGGGAAGTTCATTGCGTGTGTCTTGGCTTGGTTTGGATCTACTTCGTTTGCAAACTTGATGTCATAACCTGCTTGCTCGAATCCTTTGTCCATTCCTCCAATTCCAGCGAATAGAGACCATGTGTTCAGTCCTTCTGTTTTTTCGTACTCATTTAGCGGAGTATCGTTTTCAACTCCATATTCTTCTAGTCCTAATTGTACCATGGTCAGTAGGAGCTAGCCGCCCCTGATATTCCCTAAATCGCAACGAATCCATGTTTCTTCATCGATTCCTATAGATAGGGCTTTTTCTTTGCTCTTTTCTTTGTCTATGCATTCCCAATCCCAATCCTTGTTCAGATCTTCGATGGATGGTATGAAGCTCCTAATAAGTTGGATCGCTTTTGTTCTTGATATTTCACCATCCATCTCATCAAGGACTTTTTGCATCTCTTCCCATAAATGAAGAGTTGAACTTCCATCATCATCGGGTGGTCTGTAATGCGCCCTAGTTTTATTTGTTGCTTCAACGAATACTTGTGCCTGTTTGTGTTCAAAATATATTTCTTTAAATTTATTCAGGTATTTCCATTCCGTGTAGGTATGGCCTTGGTCATCGACCAAGTAATCGTTCATTCCGCCTCCAATCTCGTCATTGCCATCAATGTAGTTACCCCAGTAATCCATCCCACATTCCATGTAGGCTGCATCAACTGAATATCCTTGTTGATTGAGTGCTTCGAATATTTGGTAAGGAGGAGCCCATGCTGTGTCGAAATCGAACTCTATCTCATTCTTTTCTTTACTGGTATATCCACAATAGTCGATTTTTGGTTCCCATTTGGTTCCCCAATTAGCGACATTCCAGTTGTACCAGAATTCAGGGTCTTCGCGGTAATCATCTTGATTGCCTTCATCCTTGTATGCTGCCGAATTTGGCGGCGGTACTAGGTGAGCAAATAGCCCGTATCCATCATTGTCTTCTTCGTTTTTCTTTATTATTTGCACGATTTCTTCCAGTTTTTCTGGATTATCATGCCTTAATCTTATATTATTATTGCACCAGTTTGGCATGGTCAGTATTATAGTCCATCTATCTCGATTTTTGCTAGGTCAAAGCCTAGATCGATAGCCTCTTGGACTGTTACGGTTCTTTCTTCTCCAGTAATTGAACTTGGTTCAACTGGATTTCCTGGGTGGAATGTGAAAACTACTTTTTCTCCTTGATGTTCTCCGATGATAATTACGGTGAAATTAGTTGCTTCGGCATCTGCTACTATGTGTGCGTTCATTCCAATAACTGCACTTAGAAAACCTGTGTTTTTTGCATCTATAAGTTTCACTTCGTAATCTTCTGGATCACTTAGAAGGCCTAGTTCTATCATTCCTGTTTGTCCTGCTAATTCCTTATTATTGGATATATAGGCTTCGCACCCGTTCATTATTTCTGGATGCTTAAATAGCGTCCATTCACTTTCTAGTAGGGCTGCTTCAAGAGTCTCTACTTCGTCGTATTGACGGTAATAACTCCCTGGACCATTTAATCTCATTGAGACTGTTGTATTCCAATGTTGCGGTATTTTTTCCTTTGTTTTATTAATAGCTTTAATTACTTCATTATTGCTCATGGTCAGTTACTCATTCTCCCTTTGGGGAGAACCAGTATTCTGTAGCAGAGCCTTCAAAGTCGATTATCACTCTGAAACTCTTCCATCTCTTAGAAATCTCATTTTCAATTTCTTCTTCTTCTTCGAGTATTAGATTTTTGATCCAATCCTTGTAGTAACCCTTGTCTAAATCTGCTGTTCCAACTTTCCATATACTGTTGGATATGTGATTTTCTAACCACTTGATGTAATCAAGGAGTTCTTCTTTTGAAGGTTCCAAAATGATTACCTCCTTTTCTCTACCTTGGTTACTGGGGTATTTTAGAGAAAACTTAGCAACACCTGGGAAATTCCTTGAGTAAATGTTTGTCATTTTTATTCCTCCTCGTAGCGTTGTGAATAATCGTTGATTCTCCAAGAACCAATCGTGTTTCCGTTGATGTCTTGGATTATTCCGCCATCGCTTCCGTTGGCGATGCGTTCCACTATTTCTGCAAAGATTCTTTTTGTCTCTGGTAGCGGTGTTTCGTTGAACGCCGCATTATCTATGTTATATTCGATTTTTATGTTTGCCATGGTCAGTTTATTCTTGTTTGTGCCAATCATCGAAGTCGTAGTCGGACCATAAGGGGAAACCTGAGTTGTTATATCCTTCTTTTTCAATGAGTCCATGCTCGACGACAGATTCCTTATTTACACACAAGTAAATATACACTTTTCCGACATTGGTAAGGCCCCAACCTGGAGCATCATCCCCGTCATTGAGCCACCTTCGCACGAAAAGTGCTGCTAGTGTCCATGTTTGTGTTTTTTCTCCTGCTTCTACCGTTAGAGCAGGTTCTTCTTTGCCAGCGTAATTCGCTTGCAGAAATTCTAGGATTTCTTCTTTTGTTGCCATGGTCTCAAGCCTCCATTCTGGGATGTAAGTTTGCATAACCTTCTGCAATCCAATTATTTATGGTTTTTATTGCAAAGGCGTTTTTCTCTCTGTTTGTCTTAAATCTTGAGATCTTCTCAATAGCCTCATTAACTTTCATATCGAGTTCTATTGATACTTTCTTCTGATTCTTCCCTAGTGCTTGTCTAGTCTCTTCCCAAAGATGGTATGCCGCCATAATAGCGGCTTCTGAATTATCTCGGTTAGAAGAGTGTAGTTTTTCGAGCAGATTTGCGAATCTGTCTCTTAGTATTTGCAGTTTTACTGCGTTTCTCTTAGTATTTCTTGCCATGGTCAGTTCAATTCCATTCTTCCCAAAGTTCGTCAGATTGCTTGGGTTCTGGTATTTCTTTTGTATCGTTTTCTTCATCGACTGAATATGAGTCATATTCGGGCGAATCTGCATCTTCGTCGTGGGCGTGTTCACAAAAGAACTCTCCACTTTGCAGTTCGTCTTGATGAAATGCTAACAAATGTAATATTCCACCTATGTTGTCCAAAATTGTGATCATTTTGTTGATTCCTAATATAATCGCTAATAAAAGCGCTATTATCAAATATATCTCTATTCCCATGGTCAGTCAACTAGGCTACACAAGCCCTGCTCTTTCAGCATATCCGTCTAATCCTAGTTCGAAGTTTTCCATTACCCATGTGAAATCTTTTTCGTATGTGAATGGGCCTGTTGTCCCTCTACCAATGTAGAGATTTACTCTTTCACAACCCAATACCACTTCTTCTGGTTCGAAAATCATCAACTGATTTTGTTGTTCTTTTCTCCAAGGAACTACTAGATTTGCTCCATCTCGATACGCTATCTCGCCCGATAGCATGAATCTTCTAAGTGGAGTACCATATAGCTCGTCAACTCCAACATGCGCTCTACAAGCACTTGCGATGCTATCCATTTCAAGAACAGACAATCTGTGGAAGTTTTTCACAAATACATCTATTTCCTTCACTTCTTTCACCATGCGCACATATGCGACCTTTCCCTTTCTTACGCTTACATCTGCGCGTGTGGAAATTGCCTGTATCGCTTTTTTCAATAGTTTTGAAACCTCTGCGGTTTGTAAGTATCTAATCTCTTGGTTCATGGTCAGTCGCTCATCCAATCAATGTAGAGTGGAATATTGCGTTGTCTCTAGCGTCGGATGCTGTTCCGCATTGGTTCGGACATGAACCGCAGTCGGTGACGCACCCAATAACATGAGCTTCTCTTTCAATCGTTGCTCTTGAGTCATCAAAGTAAATCGGACCACCCCATAACTTCGTTTTTGTCAGAATTGCTGTGCCATCCTCATTCTTCCTACCAATTTTTCTAGCGATGTAGGACTTTGGATGACCTAATTTCTCCTGCTTCATGTAGGGGAATCTAGGGTCTGTTCTTCTGAATCTCCACGGAGTTTCGATGATTCGAATATTTTCTTTTATAGATAACTCATAGAATCTTTCTTGTGCCTCGTACAATACTTGCCCAAACCCTTCTTCTAGAGTCTGTTCATCATTCCATGCAAAGGTGCATAGGCGCATGTAAAAGCATTCTTGCTCGTTCATTTTTTGAAATTTCTTGATTACGGTTCTGATTTCTTTCACCCTTGAATTAGGGTCGAAGTCTTCTGTCCAATCATAACCCGCGATTACGCTCCAATGGAAGATAGCGCCAGAAAGCGCTAGCCTCTCAAGGATTTCATCTGAGGGGATTTTCCAGAATTTTGTAATTAAAACCATTCTTGAGCCCACCATAGCGGCTGTCTCAGCCGCCCTGGTTGCAAGTTCCCAATCATATGAGGGATCTCCCATAACTCCATTCCTTACCCATCTTTTTGCAATCTCTCCACCTGTGCATCTTTTGAGATGCGCAATCGTGTCTTTCTGCAATAGCGTTGGTATCAGAACTTGTGGCGTAGGCTTGTCGAACTTGATTGCGTTTGTCAAGGTGTATTGGCTTCCGTCAGCATAGCATCCGTAGCATCCTCCTTTGCAACCATAAATTGTGTCCATTACATTCTTATCCGTTTTTCCGTTTTCTTTAAGCCGGATTATTTTAGCCTCGAAAGGCTTCAATGGTCTCCCTGCTTTTGTTGTATTTCTTGATGTCTGCTTAGGCAGAGCAGGTAATTCATACTCTTCCTGTATTGCAAACATATTCGTCCAATGTTTATTTGTCATTGTCATGGTCAGTATTGTCTTTCATTTTGATATACATTATCGCCATGTTGTCGTTTTGAAATGACTCGAAAAGCCATTTATCCTCTATGAGATAGTCCATCAATTGAATTACATTCTTTTCCGGCTCCATGTCCCATTCCTTACCTATCTTGTTCCAATCCTTATCTTCCAACAATCCTGTTTCCTTGTATTCTTCTATAAGACTCTCCTTAGTATGGATTTGGGTTATATCTGTCCCGTTCCAAGAGCATAGGAAGTAGTCGTCATTTTCTAAATCTATATCCATGGTCAGTTAGCCTCACTCAGCAACGCCAAGTTGGACTGCGCTGGATGCTCGCATGAGCATCCATTCTTCGCATCCCTCTTTTTTCTTAAGGCTCCTAGTCCAGTCGGCGGGCGTAGGAACGAAACCGAAGTCCTCGTTCATGTGTTGCTCGCCAATCCAACGGACAGGTATGTTTTTTGTGTGGAAGTTTTCTTGCAATTTGATTTCTAGTAGCTTGTTCTCAAGGTCTGATAGAATAGATTGGTTCGTGTTGTTCGGTTCAAGATTCTCAAGTGCGGCCATCGTGACTGCAATCTCCTCTCTCTCGACGCTAAGATCCTTCTTTTCTTTTCTTGCATTAGTCTTGACTCGGATAAAAGGTCCGAATACCTGTTCTGCAATTTCTATTCCGCCAGTATGATGTAAAACTACTCTATGTGCAAAATGCCAGTCTTGTTTCTTGAATTGGTCAAAGAATTCGTGGATTCTCAAGTAATCCTCCGGTTCTCCACCCCACTTCTTTGCTGAACTCATTGCATGGTGTATTGCTGTACTCATTCTTCCTCAATCCTTGTTGTTTTGACTTCTGGGAATCGGAAGACCTTGACGGCCAACCAATACAGAAATCTTTCATACATATCTTGTATTGTTAATTTTAACATGGTCATGGTCAGTTCTAGTCCTCAGTTTCATCAAATTGTCTCAACTCTCTCACCTTCTTGTGATATAGTGCAAGTGCTTTTTGCTCACCAACAACAACCCATCCTTCGACTAACTCCTTTGTGTCATCAGATGTATGTCGGACTATGTCAATAGCCCAGTGTTTAGCAAGTCTGTGCATCTCTACTTCTTTATCTTTAATTATTCCACTATATTTTTCTGTGTCAAATTTTTTTGTTTCTAAAAATTTCTTGTTTGTCATGGTCAGTATCACTCAGGAGGCGCGATTTCTACACCACCAATGTGCATGGTTCCATCATCCATATAATTTTTGGCATATTCAAAGACTGCTGTTGCATGTCTTCCGAAATCTCTACTCTGTTCATCGTCGCAGGTAAGAAGGTAGTCTCTTATGATGAAGTCTACCAACCTATCCAGTAGGTCTGCCTTTTTTTCCTTCAAAGACCAATGGAAACCATATGGGACATAAACCAAATTGTAATCTGGTTGTCCATCATGTTCTTTGTTATTTATGAACTGGAGTATCTTGCTTCCTTTTGGAATAATTAGTTCCTCTTCTGTTCGTCCTTCATAGGCTACTTTTCCTTTTCCAGGCCATAGGCCTGAAATAGCGATTGGTTCACTTTCGTTTTCATTGTTATTTGTTGTCATGGTCAGTATCACTCAGGTTGAGTGATCTGTTGAAATTCCAACTCGGCATCTGTAAATGTCTTCCATCTTACTAGGTCGTTTGTTTGAATCCCGATTTTAGGGTTGCTATTCAGCCCACCATAGCCTGAGTCATCAATAGAGATGCATTGGAAGTCTTGTGCGTTTTTGATTCCCCAATCTTCATCGCAAAAACCCATAAAGTAAGGCGAACATGGCGAACATGTTAATTTTAACCAAATCCCTTCTTCGTTGTTTTTTACTTCTCTCCAGTTATATATGAGTTCTTCTTTGTATTCTTTGGGTAATGAAGCTCGAGCGTTTTTTGACACCCAAGCATATGCCCAATAAGTTACTCCCATTTTTATTCCTCTTTAATTTCTTCTTTTGTTGCCATGGTCAGTTGGCTCAGTAATTTGAGCCGCGTACTTCATATTGTATTTCATAAGGTTCGTAATACTCTTCATCTTCATCATAAGGATAGAAGGTAATCGTTCCGTTCGTACTTGGGTGGTTTGCCCAAGAACCGAAATTAGCCCTTAGAGGCAGATATGTCGGACTCATTGTACGAGCAATTCCCATTTTCCTCAATGACTTCATATTGAGCCATTCTTCCTGGAACATCTTTTCCTCATCGGCTTTGATTTCTTCTTCTGTTCCACCTTTCCTAGACCATATGTGGGCCGTGTAAAGGGTGAATCGTTCATCACTCAAGAGTATTTCTTCAATTTCTCCCTTGTCGTTTACAATCGTAGCATAGACATTTTCTACGCATCCTGAATCGTGGCCTCCGCTAAATGTGCAGACCAGTTTACTCCATTGCATATCCTTGATGTATTGCCTCAAAATGTCATTCCATTCTTCTTCACCTACTCTTTCTCTAGCCACCACCCATCTTTCTTGATTGGTGATAGATGCGCTCCAAGCATCTGTTTCAGTTTCCATGAAACGGATTTTTTTCTTGATGGATTCAAGAGATCGTTCTTCGGGCGATGTATTCTTTCCAAGCCCCCAGTATGTATTCTCATTGCTTTTTCTTTCACTAAACCATTCTAGGTAGTCTTTGTATGATTTGGTCTCCATCAGTTCCTCATCGGACATGGTTCTCCATTCTTCCTCGGATTTTCCTTCTACGGTAAATGGGTGCAATTTTGCACCTAATCTTTCTATAAACATTTTATTTGCCATGGTCAGTATTACAAGTGTTCCCTACGGAACTCTTCTGCAGCATCTTTACCGAATACTTCTTCCATCATCTCTTCCATTCGGACTTGAGACACTAAAAGGTCGTCTAGCATGTGCTGTTTCTTCTCTAATATCCGGTATTCATCCTTGTTTTTCAGATTCTTGACTAGGTCTGTGTCCTTCTGGAAGATGCTCACCACCCTGATTCTCATATTGGGACCAGTTGTGACTGAAGCTGTATGAACTCTGGAGCAACCAGGCAGGGTCTTGTAAACCAAATGATGGAGAATTGCTATGAATCCCCCTGGTTTGGTCACTCTAACTGCCTCATTCACCCATGCATAAGGACGAATGGGTTCTGTTTCCCATAGAGGACTACTGTATGTGATTTCGACTCTCTTGTGCTTCGTGTTCTCCACCATGTCGTATGGGGGATCCACTAGCAGGTAGTCGTAAGTTTCGTCTTCCATAGGGAATGTCTCCGTCGCGTCTGCAACGAATGTAGGGTCGTTAGTCTCCTGTATGTCCATTGTGTCTTCGTTCTCTCTTCCTTGAATACTGCCAGAGAACAGATGCAAAACCTTGCTTCCCTCTCTTATCTGCAGTAAATCATCAATCTTGTTCAAGAATCCGCCTGGATAGCCTCCCTTGTAGGGTGCTGTGTTCCTGCCGCATACCATCGAACTTCTCCTTGAGGCCGAGCCGTGAATCGACTTGTCCTTTGTCTTGAGTTTGTTGTAGTGTACTGCCAGTCTCCAAACTGAACCTTTTGATACCTTTACGCCGATTTTCTCGGACCACTTCTCGGCTACATCATCATATTCCATTTCTTGTAAATCTCTCAGGACTTCTTCCTTGTGGTCGTTGAGAAGTCCAACTTTTTTGCCTCTTAATTTTAGCATGGTCAGTCTAGGCTAGAATTAGCCGCATAATCTCTTCAGTCTTGTCAGGCTTTAGAGGATTGACTACTGCTTGGTGTATAATTGAAGCAGGAAATCCATCAGACATCGAAGTAGCTTCAATGATTACGCATTTCCAGTTCGGCCTCAATACATTAGTTGTAGATACCACATCCTCTGCCCAACGGTATTCGCTTTTCTTATCCACCACAATGTATTGTGCTGGCTTCCTAGGCTTCTTGAGCATTATAATTTTCATGGTCAGTACAGATGCAATCTCCGCATCTCTTACATATTGGACAACAAATGTCGTTCATGGTCAGTTTTAAGGGAACATCTTGTTCCATTCTTCTATTGTATAGGTAGTGTAAGGTGTTTTTTCTTCACCATACTGGTTTGCGAGAAAGGGCATAATTATTGTTTTTTGATTATCCCCTATAATGCAATCGCGTAGTAAAACTCCTGCCCAAGAATCTTGATCATAATCGCCTGGGAAATGTCCATTTAACCTCTCGATTAATTTTTCTGCTCTTTCTTGAGCATCTTCTTTTCTCTCGTATGTGAAAAGAGCCCCGTTTGAGGCATCACAAGCACAATATCCTACCATTTGGTTCTCCGCAACAACCCAAAGGTTGTCAGGAGTATATTTTGTTCTATTAGATGTATTATCCATGGTGAGTTCGGGTTGACGAAAAAATGTGGGGAGTTTGTTGCAGTAATCGCAACAAACTCCCCTTAATTTCTATTAGTCATTTATACTCGCCCACATCTCTTGGGCTGTTTTTCCTTGATAATTTTTATTCCAGTATCTATTACTGGTGTTTTCTTTATCTTGCGCATAACTCTTGTCTTTTGACCAGAGGTATGCTTGATTTTTCGCGATTTTCCTAAATTTGTTTGCTATATATTTGTTTTGAGACTGTGATAGCCTCTTTACTTTCTTGAAGAATCTAGTAGGTTCCCAGATTCTTGCACCAACTATAGGTGAAATGCGTTTCATGGTTAGTTGGTCACTTTACCGTCAGACCACGACAAGCACGCATACAGGGGTTAGTTTCCCATATCGTACTTCGTTGAGGCAGGCGTGAACATTATTGTGATAAACAAAAACAACATTTGGTAGCAATACCCTCTCTCTGCCTCGTATTGCATGGTTAGTATGTGTCTCTCAAAACCGAGCATTTCGCTTCCCCGTAGGGGTGCGGTAAGGCTGAAACACAGTTTGCCTTTTTCTATTAAGAGCAAAGGTCGTGCTGCTCTGTCACGGCCCCATAGGGGTCTTATCTCTAGTTACTCGGAATTGTTCTTTAGTTCCTAGGCCTACCGGAGAGTCGGCGGAATGTATTTTTAGCATTCACCTTCTTAGGTATTGTAACCTCTTCGGGTGGGTTTTCCTCTTCCAGTTGCTTTTGTTTGAGGAGTTTTCTTCTGCGGTAAACGCGATCCCTCCTGTTTGCATCTGTCCCAGGTATGTATGCCATTGCCTCATCCGGCCAATTCTCTCGAAGTGCTAATTCTAGAACACCTCTTATCGTAGTTATTTCCTCGATAGGTCTCTTTGGTCTTGGTGTTTTCCTGTAACCTTCCGTCATGGAATGACGACTTAGTGTAGCGTCGAATTTTTTACCTCCGAACACCTCTTGGGCGCTTTTTTCACGGCTGTTCTTCACTATATCGCTGCATTGTTTGAATGTTTCCTGCAGGACCTTTATCACGCCAACTTCTAATTTTTGTTGTTTCGCCATTTCTATAGCGCGTGTAATGTGAATTGATTCTTCTACTGCATCTTTTCTAATTTGAAGCAATAGATTGTCTGCATGCCCGTGTGCTAGTGCATTATCGCACCAGAAGCACGAGGCTGTGCCGTGAGTATCGAAGTTGTATTTTCGCTTCTCACATCGACCATTGTTCCTGATTACTTTCTCAAGATGGTTGGTCAAGTCGCTTTTCCTTTCGTTTGTCAAAATGCACCACCTACCTCAAGTTTTTGGAGGTTTGACTCCATAGCATTTGGCAGCAGCGCATTGTAATACATATCGTAAAACATGGTCAGTTGCCTACTAGACGGTGCGGTTTGACTTTCTCGCTCCCAAAGCGATACAGTCCCTAGGCACCCCCTAGCAGGGTTGTGATATTCAAATGGTCAAACCAATTACTTAGAACGATTTTTTTGAGACACTTTTTTGGGATTCCTGGCTTTGTGAGCCTTATTTCTTTCATCCCTACTCTTGTTTCTCATAGCAATCGTTTCCTCGCTGTATGGTACTGCCAGAAGACAAATCGTTGGTTCTCCTGCAAAGTCCTCAACCCTCACTTGAAGGTGGGACGCATTCTTGCCAATATTCCCGCTTGTTGCGGTCTTGACTACTTGGGGTCTGGCTCTACTAGCATCTCGCGATACCAGTTGGTAGCCATCATTAGCCCCATATGGAAGGAACAAGTGGGTCTCGCTCAAAGCATCTATCGCTCGAACGAGTCCAGTCAGTTCGTGTAAAGGATCGGCTTCGACTAATTCCTTCGCCCTATTCAGTAAGAAACTGAAATTTGTTAGAGCAAGGTCGTCTGAGCCTGTCCTGTTGTTCTGTCCAATTATGTCACATGTAGTCACGCTGCGGTTGAATCCCATAACCTCCAAGAACGGAAGTATTAGGCTTCTCACCGTCAAATCGCTGATATTATCCTTAGTCAACCAGATTTGAGACTGCGTCTTACCGTATTTGTTTGGCTTGTTCGCGTTCTCTACAGTTCTGGATGATTTCTTGAAGGCGCTGATGTGGAGTTTAATTCCATATGGGTGATCAAAATTCCAGTTAACCTCTTTGGCTTCCTGAAGCTGATTGCCCTCTAGTTGCCCTCCATGGGCAGCCACCAGTAGACTTCGTATCATATCTATGCTCAGAGGGGTTTTCCCACTAATCATAAAGTTCAACATAGGATGTATAGCGGTTCGGCTTGTCGCAAAGGACATTAAGCCTAGACGCGCTAGAACATTATGCTTGAATGCAAATGCATCGGCAAACCATGACGATTCATTGCGCTGGAAGTTCATTTGAGACTGTGTCAACAATCCCATTGCAATAGAGTTAGTCCTTTTTGGGTCAGGGAACGACATTTTTGTGTCTTTACCCTTACCGGACCTTCTCGGGGCTGATTCTATCTTGAAACAGCCTTGAACTTGCGCATTTTCATCTCCTGGACAAGTAACGATGTCATAGAGAGTCCATGTCGAGCATTCTGAAACTGCTTCTGTCATAATAAAGCCGAATTGAACGCCATCAGGCTTGTCTTTGCGGTTGTTAAGCGCTTCAACAAAGTCCTCGACATTCTCTCGACTGTATAGACCAGACGCAGCTATTCCACTAGACTGCAAATCGGAATGCATCTTTACATCTTCTGCGATGTCGATGCTCATTCCTAGCATGCTAGCAAATAAACTCGTGTCTCCTCCACCGTCTTCCAACGAAGAAATAATTGCGTATGAAGCTCCAAATCCGCGTGAGATTCTCTTCTCCCCAGGCTTTCGTGGATTATCCTCGAATATCTCTGGGTGGCGGTTTTCTAGTTCTGCTAGCCATTGCTTTCTATTGTGCGCATGATCTTTGCCTGTCACTATAACTTTGGAACGGATTCCGCAAATATTCGCTTCTCCGTATTTCCCTGTCTGTTGTCGTGCTAGGTCCATCGATTCAATTGCGTTCGCATTGACTTGTGCCTTTTCGCTTTCTTTCTGTTGGTTTGTGTGTACACTAATGATTTCATCAATTAACAGATGTTTCTTAGGGTAATGTGAGAGTGTTATTCCCATTCCCTTTGCCTGTTCTCTTAGTTCTACCATTGTGTTCTTATCCATTTTTTCATGTAGTGTAGCCTCTTGTGTGCTACCATTGCCTGTATAATTATTGTAAATTACCATGGTCAGTCAAATAGTTGAGTATTCTAATTCTAGAGCAGCCTCTCTACTGCAGGCTTGCTAATATTGCAATACTAGCGGGTGCCTTCACTCACGAGTTCTAATTCGTGTATTGAGTTATTCGAGTTTTACCTCAAATACTACTCTAGAAGGGCTAGACCAAGCGTTCTGCTTTCACAGATTACCATTCTCGCCCCTGGTTGTTTGGCCTTTCGGCCTGATGGCATCATTTTATCCCCTCTGCAACATCTCTGCTGGAAAGGACTGGACTCAATTATCGGATTTCCACTTCATCCGACCATCATTTTGTGGCCTCTCGGCCCTAGGTTTGCGAGGTTTCGCTCGCTCCGTTTACCCTCTCGGGCCTCGGTGTAGTTTGTATGAAGCCTCTCGGCTTCGTATGCAACTTCCTTCACCCTCAATTCCGGAACCCTGCATGGGCCTGCGCACTTTTGGTTGCGCATAGTAATACATGATTAGTTTACGAACCTACTAAATTCTTCTTAACTCATAAAGAATCTCGTAGTGAGTTATGCAATAGAAAGCCAAAGGCTTTCTAGTGCTATTTCGTAATACATGATTAGTCCGAGATTGTTACTCACCACCTTATCTCGAATCGGGTGGGTCATAGTATCTGCCATGAAATTTTTTGAATTTACTGCGGGTGCTTTGATTGATGTCTAGCGACTGCAATCACATAATTTGCGTTTTGTTGGGCTTCTTTCAGTTGTTCTCGACTATTCCTTAAATCTTCTAAGGATTTGTCCCTGACTGCCTTTGTGATGAGCCTTTTCATCCACAAATGTGTGATTTGGTCGTCTAACTGGCGACCCGTCAACATTCTTGTTTTCATGTTTCCGTTACTTTTCTTTCGGAGAAGTGCATCCGACCCATTGGGATTTTTTTGCGTATTAGGCATGGTTAGTTTTGGCGGGTCTAGCAGGGTTCGAACCTGCGGCCTTCCGGTTAAGAGCCGGACGCTCTACCTGACTAAGCTATAGACCCTTTTGACCCTCTGACGAGGGTTTTGTCGTAAAACATTGTTAGTAGTAACATGTCGGTCTTTCCCGACTGTCTTTGTTTGATGAGATCAAGTCCCATCATGCGTATTTTATCAGCAATACATTATCAAACTTCCTCGGGCATAGCCCGCACAACATCTTTTCCCTCGACCTAATCGTTAGGGAAATTCGTAGCCTGATTTGTGTTCACCGTTAGGTGTGTTGCATATCTTCCAGAGGTTAGCTTCTACCAGATTTCTCATTCTCAGAGTCAAGTTACCTGTTGGTAATCCTGTTCTGTGAGGCTGGTTTCGCAACGCCGCTTTCGCTTTTTCTCTCTCTCAATACTGCTGTAACGCATTTAGCGTATGTGTATGACACCCAATTCATCCCTAAATGGGGGCCGCCCGCCTTTTTGTTTCCAAAAATTGGACTTTGGTTTCTGTTCATTCCTCTCAAGGAGGAGGCAACTACGCCCCAAAGTGATTCCAACTAGGTTAATCTGCTAAGAAAAACCCATTTGGCGGGTTACTCATCATGCATTCGAGCGAGAATAAATCTCGGGATTACTTCGTGAAATGCATGAGTTATTAATCCGGTGTTCCATGTTACTCTCACACATTCCTCAATGTTAGCACATTGCTTGTGTAAGTAGATCGTGTAGCCCCTCGGGGCAACCAGATGGAGAACTCTCGTTCTCACTATATAGGCCATCGGCCCTCTAGAAGAGAGCCAAATACAGCCTTTCAGGCGCTTTGACACGCCTTTACACTATATAGGCCAACGGCTCTCTAGAAGAGAGCCATAGTTAGTACCATATAGAGTAATTACTGTAGTATACGCCATCGGCATTCTTGAACTAGGGACATAAATGCCTCTATTTCGTGTCAAATTAGCCTGTTACCAGGCGTTTTTCGAACCGTATGGCGATCTGAAGCTATTCACTACAATAAGTTAGTAGTAAATAGCCGCTATACTGTAGCATACGCCATCGGCCTTCTTGAAGAACGGACATTTCGTACCGTTCTAACTGCAAATCTGCCTGTTTCCAGGTGTCTTCTGAACCGAATAGCGATCTAAAGCTACTTACCACTATAAGTTAGTAGTAAATAGCCGCTATACTGTAGCATACGCCATCGGCATTTATCAAACAAGCCCTAATAGACTGTTTTTTCGGACCCCTAGGTGATTTTCCTAAGTGATCTGATATTCTTAGCTCACATATTTGTAAATGTGTGCAAAGTTAATACCGAGTAGCACAATTGCTACTAATTACGCCATCGGCATTAATTAAGCAATCCCATTCTGACAGAAATATGGCTGATGCTCTGAGTATGGGACTTCGCTCTTTTGAAGGATTGAATTGCCCTGTAGGAAAACCTCCAGAGTGTATTTTTTCTGGAGGGGGCATCGAACTCAATACTGATGATAACAAAGTTTTGGACAATCCTTCCTGCCCAGTCTGTGGATTAACCCCCGAACTAATGATTATGGAAAGTAGTTTAACATTCGATTCTGAGGGGCGAGCAATAGCTCCAGTTACTTTATCACTTACAGGTTCGCAAAGAAATAGAAGAGAGTTTAGAAACAAACTAACTGAAATGCTACTTAATCCGAAATTCGAACTATCTGCAAATGCACAGGGTCAAGGTGTGATTTACTTCGAAAAATTGTTAGATGCAGGGTATCACAAAGGAGGAACTGGTTTAGATGCTGTCACTCATACATCGATTTATTTAGCAACTAGATTTGATTACAACTTTGTGCCGTTAGATCAGATAGTTAATTCCGATTCTATTTTGAAGAAGAAAGTTAACAGGTTAGTGAAGAGAGCGATTAACGAGAAAGTAATAGAAAGACCTGTTGCTGAACCTTTATCTGTACTTAATTCCGTATTAGCGAGAAAACCTCAAACATCAGAAGTAGAGAAGCGAGCAAGGGAATTATCTAGAATACATGTACCAGGACTTCGCCCCCAATATCATGCTGCGGCTTCATTGTACATGGCACTTAGAGAAAATAACTCTAGATGGGAAGAGTGGATGAGCCAGGAATCCGTAGGAGAGATTTTTCACATTGGCAGAAAATCAGTAGGTTTAGGCTACAAGGCTATATCTGAAAGAGTGAATCCAAAGGATAACCCCCCTCCTAAGTGGGAAACTGGTCCAGGACTAACTGCTTCTCAAATACGCCAATTAAGAAAGTTGAGGTAATTTATCCTTAGCTTGGTCTTTTTTCATGTGATGAAGCATGTAGTGAATATCTCTTCTTGAAAATTTACCATTTGGCAGTTTTTTGGCTGAAATCCACTTATACCTGATAATTTGCCCGTCATTTGCGTCAAAATCATCTAAACTAAGACCGTATAAATCCATAATTCTTTCTTGATCAACTTCTTCTTCGGGTATTAGCCCCCAGATAGTCTGCTTGTTTGAGTTGCTTGTTTCGTGATTCATTACTCTTGTATGCCCTGCTTTTGAGAATAAAGCAGGATAACTTGACAATACGCCTGCTATTGCTGACGAAGGCTCTCCTAGATGATCACTTATTGTTTCGAACTTGAGATCTTGATTTTCAAACTTAGCGAATACTTTTACTATTTTTTTAACGAGTGGGTTTTTTGCTTTCCTTCCCATTAAAGTTCCCCCACTTCTACAGCCACACTTTCGCTGTGGATTTGTTCAATTTCTCTTTCTAGCTTACTGATATGCGCTTTCATTTCCTCTTCCTCCCTAATTAGTCCATTGATGACATCATCAAAAGACAGATACGGCCATTTTTTCCTCTCGCACAATTTTTGATGTGTTTCTAATTGAATAGAAACGACCTTCTTCGATGTCATAATACCACCATTGATTATACGCTAATGGAATTGTCGTATAATGAGTTCGATTACAATGCAAGACATAGTAATGATTTTAGGGCACCTATACTTCCATTGGAATATGTCAAGTGAGGCGGAGGAGTGGAATCCAGTTATCATGCGATGCTTGTCTAGAACACGAGATTCAGAATTCTCAGTAGAGGAAGCATTCAATATTCGACAACAAATGAGGCGAAAGGGGTTGAACCCTGCGGCTATCGCATTACTTGTTCTTCAATTAGAAGATGTAGACCCTGTGAGGAAAAATGATGCCCTTGACGGCTATTGCTAATCCCTTTTGTGGGCATAGCAAGGCAGAAGTAAGAGTTTTTCCCATTTTAGGAGTATCTTGTTCAGAGTGTAAAACCTGTGGACATATGTCGTTATCCATATACGACAAACACGCTTAGAGGTTTTGTGAACATAGGATTCGCCATCATAGGAAACCCGCCTTTTATGCCTACGGGCTACGGAACTCAATGCCGAATGCTAGGAGAATCTTTAGTTTCTGACGGTTTTCCCGTGTGCCATATTTCAGACTGGAGTTATTCAGGGTCAATAATGGATTACAACGGAGTAAAAGTATATCCTGTATCAGAATATCCAGGGACGCTGAAAAGTGATGATTTGGTCAAGAAGATTTCACATTTTGCAGCACAAGAGGATTTAGACGACATAATTACAATATTCCTAGGAGATCTGTGGAAATGGAATGGCTTAGGCCGATTCCCACCTAACTCAATCGTAATTTGTCCAGTAGACGGTTCGGGCTTAATTCCAAAAGAAGTGATGGAAATCGGTTCTTTTGACCATGTGGCTTCAATGTCAAAATGGGGTTCAGAGGTAATCGAAGAATATACAGGAGCGCCCCCTCTTTACTTACCTCATGGATTCGACCCTGAGTTACAATCTGCTGTAGAGGATTTGTCCGTCAGAGTAATTCGTTCTAGATGGACAGAATTGCTCACAAAGATGCGCGTTCCTCTCTCAAAAGGAGATGATGCTTTCATCGTGGGCTTCTTTGGAGATTTTTCCGTAAGGAAGGAACCAGAAATTAATCTCCTAGGGTTTCGTATGTTTGTTGAATCACTCCCTATTGAAGAAAGAGAGTTTGTGAAGCTTTACTTGAAAGGAAAACCAGAACACCCTCAATCTCAAAGTTCTTCTATGTATCAATCAATAGGCATTCCTTCTTCCATGGTACTTACTGTAGCAGACTCCGACTCTCAGTTAGGTTTGACAACCGAGCAAATGGCTAGATTACTCAAAGGAGTCGATGTTTTGTTGCATTGCAGCAGTCAAGAAGGCTTTGGGATATTTCAAATCGAGGCTCAGGCCGTTGGAACACCCGTAATCAACACTTCTTTTGGCCCTATGACTAATTTGAATGCTTTTTCTGATTTATGCCTTGAGGCCGTCAAATACAGAGAAGTAAATGGAGTGAAGTATGGGCAAGCAGATCCGAAGCATATTGCAGATAGGCTTGCTATGCTTTACCAAGAATGGAAAGATGAAACATTGTGGATAAGTCGCAGAACTGCAGTTAAGAACTGGGCGCAAGATTGGTCTTATCCTTCCGTGTATCGTAATACGATACAACCTGCACTTCAAAAAATTGTAGACGAATTGAAAGCACCTCGGATTAAGATTAGGCCGCCCATCGAAACCCACCATGTAGCCTTTGTTTCCACATTCGATACTGAATGCGGAATTGCCACATACACACGAATGCTTGCTAATTCTTTGATACAGAACGGAGTAAAAGTGAGCGTACTAGCAGAAGTTACACCCGACCACCCAGTTAGCGATGAGCCTACTGATTATGACGGTATATCTGTCTATAGGTGTTGGAGTAGGAATGCTCCAAATTGGGTTTTAGCAGACGAAATACTAAACAAAATCCACCCAGATGTTCTTCATGCTCAACATGAATGGACTATGATTGGTCAGGCGACTCAAGCTCTTGCTAATCTGATAAGTAATTTTGATGGCGCTAGAGCCATCACATGGCACACTCCCGACTTCCCCTCGAACGAAAGGGCTCGGAATACATTCATGTTGTTTGATTCAGTTTGTGATCTTCACATTTTGCATAATCGTTCGAAAGTGCCAATGATGGCATCTCAATGCATGAATGGAGTCACACATATTGATCATGGGATTCTTTCCATTGAGCCGAATCCCAATGCTAAATCCATTGTTCAGGTAGGAGAGCGTGTTCCGATGTTATTCACCTACGGTTTCTTATCAGGCGGCAAAGGAGTTCATACATTCTTGAAGGCGGCACTAAAGGCTGTTGAAAAATCGCCTTACTTTGAAGTAGTTGCTTATGGAGGGGCTCACCCTAATTATCCCACGCATCCTGATTTACTCAAGGAATGTCACGATTTGGCCGACCAATCTGAACAGATTTACTTCATACCAAAATTGTTGTCAGAAGAAGAGATTGATTTACATTGTAATGCTGCTGATTTCCTTGTTTTCCCGTATGAAGGAGAGTTGTTATCAGGTGGGTCAATTTCAAGTTCTTCTGGTGCTGTTTTCAGAGTTTTGGATTCGGGCAAGCCAATTATCTGCAGCGACGAGGGTCGCTTGAGAGACATTATAGGAGGCATACATGGATGGAAAGTTGCACAGGGAGATTCTGAAAGCCTTTCTGAAGCTATCGCTGATGCAGTATCTTGTTATTTGTCAGAACCTTCTCGCTATAACAAGATGAGAGCGTCCGTAAAGCAATTGTCTCACAGGTTGTCATGGGATAATGTGAGTAAGAGACATATCAATGCCTATAGAAAGGCCTCAAAGTTATGGGGTGTGTATTCTAGTAACCCTACCGCAGCATTTAGCGGCATTCAAGGCGAGCATATTGATTTCATGGATATTGAAACAGTTTCTTCAACCACGGGTTCGGAAGACGAAGAAATTACACAATTGGATAAAGGCGGTAATTTTGATTTGAACAATTTACCTACACCGCCCCACCCTGATTCTCCTCTTTGGAATTCAGAAGATAGAAAAAAAATGATTGAACATATAGATAGCATAGGGGGTGATTCCAATACCGGACAAGAATCTTGATGATGATTTAGCAGCAGAACAGCAGATGATTGCGGAGGTTCGAGATTTCCTTAATCGAGATAGAACCAACAGTTCGATATTCGACTTGAATAATGATGGATTAGTTGATTTCGACGACCTTAGAGATGCTTTACTGCGGTTTGAATGGATTATTTTTAGTGGCGTATTATTGACCCTGTTGCCGATCCTCAATTGGCTTGAAATTACATCTATCGATGGCGATTTGTTTTGGTCTTTGGCAGGTTTTTGCTTGCTTATCGAGGGGTTGATTTCAGTTTATCAAATTAGAAATATGACAAGGAGGAAGAAATAATGAGTTACAAGAGATTGTTTCGATACCTGGTAATGATTATGCTTGGAGGATTAGGTTTATTCAATTCATATAAATTGGAGTTGAGATATGAAACTAATAGTAACTTAGAATTGTTATGCCAAAACGGCATAATTGTTTCTAGTATCGTAATTATTTACTTTGCACTAGCATTTATGGTCGAAATTTTGTTGAGGAGGAATTTGCATTCGAGAAAACCGAGAGTTCGGCAGCGTAAGTTCAAGAAAAACACCCCTTTGGAAACAGAAGAGGTTATCGGGGCTCAAGAATTCTATGAAAAAGAGACTAAGGAGGAAGAATAATGAAAGTAAGTGTGATTTGTATTACTGCTAGAGAAACACCAGGATTGGGCAGACTTCTTGATTCCTTAGTTTCTCAAACATTTCCAAAAGAAGACTTCGAACTCGTTTATGGTGATAGATTGTGGGAGTCAAGAGAATCCGAGGTCAAGGCTTTAGCTTCAGAGTATCAACTTAACTTCACTTATGTTAGAGACATACCGACCAAAGAAGGCCCTTGCCCTGCAGGTGCGAGAAATGCTTGTGTTGATGTCGCGAAAGGAGATTGGATATTGTCCATAGATGATTTAACATTCCTAAAACCAGATACCATACAACAGCATTGGGATTTATATTTATCTGGGTTCGATTCCGTGGCAGGATCGTATCTTTCTTCTACTGGTGGCGAAGAGTTTGTGATAGATGATGCACGAATTACAAACGAAGGGGGAGTGGTTAGTCCTACTGATCTAACGGTTTGGTTATCATGGTGGGGACTGCATACTGCATTCTCGAAAACAGCCTACGACAAGATAAACGGCTATGATGAGACATTTGATGGCGTTTATGGCATGGAAGACATAGACTTCGGCCATCGTTTGAAGATGGCAGGATGCACTATGGCATGGGAACCAAGTATTCTTGTCCTTTGCGATAAAGGCCCAAGTCACAAGGACACGCACTCAACACTTCTCAAAGAAGGCGCACCTACCTCTTGGGCTCGAGGTAGCCTTAAGTGGAGGAACGATAAGTTGATTGATTACAGTCGGGCGATGAATGTCGTAAGAGGCAAAAAGGAGGTGAAGAATAGATGAAATTTAGAACTACATCTGGAATGACTGAGTTCAATAAAAAATATATTTCCGCATGGACCGAGCATAAAGATGGTACAGATGTTTTCATGTTGTGCGGTAGTGTATTCACTATCGTTAGAATGGAAAGAGAAATGTTCTCCGAATGGTGCCGAGGTGAGACAGTATGAGCGATACTAGGTTGAATGTTGACCAATGGGATGCTCATTGCCCCATTTGCAAAGAGATTGTAGCCGAAGAAAGTTGGCCTAGACTACTAAAAGATAAAATGAAGGATGCTCAAATGGAAGCACCTCCTTGCCCTTTCTGCGGTGCTGATATTGAATATAATTACTTGACTGTTCCTAATAAGGCCATGAGGGGAATGACACATAACATGATTATTTCCTGTCCTTCTTGTGGTTCAGGCCATTTCTATGAAGGCATAGATGTTTTGACTAATAGAGCTAAGATTGTTTTGAAGATGCCTCCTGAGTACGACTTTAAGCAAGCGCAAAAGCAAATAGATCTTGCAGGTGATGAAGAATCTAGAGAAAGAGCAAAGAAACATGCTCAGGACTGTTTGATGCTTTCTGCGTTTTTCAGAATTCAAAATTTCCCTTGCCTTGACGATGGTTGGGATGCAATGGGGTATGGTGTCAGACCCCTAGAAAGAACCGAAATTATGAATAAATTCTATGTTTGGACTAATAAAGAGGCAGTTGGCGAAGCCAATCAAGACGATAATCCACTCAAGAAAACCCCTAGAACAAGGAAATCCAAGAAGAAAAAGAAGTGGTGGTAGGGTTGTGTCAGGTTTATACGACAATGACGGTTGACTTGATACATGCGTGAACCATACATCAAGCTAGCCCTAAACTTTAGTGATGCAGACGGAAACCCAGGAGTCATTCAGACTGAATGCGCTCCCAATGTGGTTGGAGAAGCCTGGGAATCATTGAAGCAACAGGTAGCAGATCTCCAAAAGAAAGAATGAGAAATCCCTAAACCCTAAGCCCCCCTCGGAGGGCTATGGTTGGACGACTCGGGGCTCATGCAATGATGCCCACCTTTACTTTAATGGAGCCTTCCGACATACAGGAAGATTTCCATTTGTCAAGTTTATCCAGTATGGATGAACTTCCTAAAATTTCAGTTGACGACCCTGCGATAATTAGCCTCAAAGTTGAATTAGATATGAATAATGAGGAATTATCAGGTAGAGTAGTAAAATTCCTACGCAGATCACTCAAGGCAGGCATAGCACCGTTCTATCGTCAAATTGTTGCGACACCAATTGCGAAAGAAGATAGAATATGGAGTGTGTAAGATGCAACCCCACTCAGCAGTAAATGATTCTAACTACGATTCTATAGCTTCCCCTGTAAGCCCATGGGTAAAGGGTGAAAGTCACGCTACCAGGATGAGGCGTGTCGATAACATGAGAAGAATTTCATATTCTCCTTCACTTCAACCAGAAGGTACAATGTCTGGAGTAAAAAACCTGTTTGAAGGATATGGAATGGGTGCTTTACTATTTACAGGACTGTGTGGCGCAGCATTTGGAATTAAATCTGGTAAACCTACTGGGAGCAAGAAGAGTAGAGAAGCAGGCAAAACTGGTATTCAACAGTCTGCCCTTGCGGGGTTATTAATTGGGGGCATCCATGCAGGAACAACCCGTGACCCACTTCTAAGTGTTAATACTGAGAGTTTAGTCAGGACATTAGTCCCATTACCTTCACCTAACATGAAAGGATTGGGGCATCCAGTAAACAACTATGGAGAACCCTCTAGCAGTTATTCTTTCCCGAAATATAGTACAGAGAGAGGAGAGGATATGGCTACAATGCTTGTTTTGTTCCCATTAATAGGAGCATTGGGGCATGGAATTGGCAGGTATTTTCTTCTCAATGCAATCTATTCTAAAGATACAATACCTGCATTTAAGACAATTTCTAAGAAATTAAAAGTTTAGGTTATATTCAAACGGCTTTAACGCTTCGTAAGGCCGATAACATGGGACGAATGCTAGAAGAAGGCGATCAACTTACATTAAGAATTTTTACTCTGCTACTGGTCAATTCATTTTTGATTGGTTCGGCTGTGGCTATGCATGCACAAGGATTGTTCTTCCCAAACGAGGGGAGTTGGACTGCAGTTGGTGTTCAATGGATGATGGCGGCAGTTACAGTACAAATGATTGGCTTTATGCTCTACAAGGTATTCTTCCAAGAGCGTCTTGAAGATCAATCTTACATTCAGAATTTGATGTACCAGACTAGAAGGAACACTAAGATGATGAATGCGGAGCTTCAGAAGTTCACAATAGGACTAGAAATGGAGCAGAAACAGAGAGAGATGGAAAGAATCATGTCACAAATGCAAGGACAGACCCCTACTACCGTTGACGACCCCCATGTTCCCGAAAATCCCCAAATAAGCCTTGCACCCGATGTAAGGAATAACTTGAGGTGAGATATTGGGCGTGTTGGATAGCAGGTTATTCCCTGATGACAACGATTTACGAATGTCTCATATGGCTGATGCTTATGCATTTCGCTCTCTTTGGGATTTGAGAATATATACAATCAAAATATGGGTCTATACTGGAACAGCATCAGTAGTTTCTATCCTAGGCACTTCCATAGCAGAAGAATTCTTCGACTTTTCTCTTTTCAGTTGGTTGCTTGGACTCTCGTGAAACTTCAAACGGCAATAACCCTAGCACATACCAATGACAATGACAGCGTTCCTTCCGTTTGACCGTAAACCAGGCAAAAATGTTGCCTCAATGATTTGCAAATATAGCAACATGGTAAGTAAAGCAACTACTGGTGTTGACTGGATGTTTCAAGGCCCCGTTACCCGAGGCAGAGGCTCAATGCTAGTACAGTTGGTTGATTTCAGAGATTTCCTTAAGAGTTCAGAACCCGAAGTAAGAGACTGGGCTGATGATGCAGGTTGGACTGCTCCCTGGTCTATTGCGATAAGTGTCACTCACAAGAGAAGGACTGATGAAGAGTATGCTTTTTGGCATGCGTTTACCGCAGTTTTGTGGAATGCCTATAGAGACAGTTTAGCTTCTGAGGAAATATGGCTTACTGCAGACGATGATGGATTTCCAACTACTCCTTTTTCGATTGGTGAGTTCCTACCAGACTTCAATTCTTCCGAAGCAGAAGATGTTGCACCTTCTGACGATTACGAGGAAGAAGCACCAGATCTTCTTCCGCCACCTCCTATGATGATGCAAGCACCGAAGCAAGCACCCCCTCAGCCTCGCGCACCCGAGCCTGAGCCTGAGCCCGAGCCCGAGCCCGAGCCCGAGCCTGAGCCCGAGCCCGAGAGATTACCCCCTCCACCATCAAGAACCGAGCCGGAACCAGAAATCGTTGAAGATTATGAGGATGAATTTGAAGAAGAGGATGACGATAGCAAAGGATTGGTTTTAGTCCCCGTCAATTTTGGAGATGATGATGATGATGATTTCGATGAAGAAGATGAGGATGAAGATAACTTTGAAGAGGATGACTTCGAAGAGGATGACTTCGAAGAGGATGACTTCGAAGAGGATGACTTCGAAGAGGATGACTTCGAGGACGAGGAAGAGGAAGACTCAGGAGCCATCACAGACTGGTGAGGCTTAATGCCTGACATGCTCCCTGGACAGGTTGCCTACGGAGGAGTGCTTTGGTTACGGCACATATGGGCTTCGTGGAAAAAACATAGAGTTGGAATTTACGGAGTATGGGGTACAGGTAAAACTACCTTGAATCGTCAGATTTCAACTAGCGGAGAGTTAGAAATAGATGAACTGGAAGATTTGAAAACAAGTACACACCACTCTTACAATCAGAAGAAAAGAAAATTCATCTTGCCTCCGACCTCAACAAAAAGAGTAAGGATAAATGCATCTGAAACTATCGTAGCATCTCGAACACTTTCAGCAACAGATTTAGGAGGGCATGAAGAATATTTTGATTTGTGGCTAGAAGACATGGTAACAAGAAAAGTTGAAATCATAATTTGGTTGATAGATCACAGACACCTACACAATCCCGAAGATACATCTCAACAAGAAATTTTCAACAAGTTTGTTGATGTTTTAGTGTCTGGAAATTATCCTTTCAAAACTAGAAAGTTAAGGAAAATGGCTAGAGGCTACAAACCTAAGCTACTAGCAGTAGTGGCTAACAAGGCTGATGTTTGGTTAGACGATAGTTGGGCTGCAGGAGTTCAGAAGAAACAAGTCGCTCAACATCCAATATTCAACCCATTTACCAAGGATCTCGTTAGACTTCAAAGAAACTTGATGATTCCAACGCTAAAACGGTCTTGTTCTGCCTTGAGAAATTGGAATGTAGAGAGAGTAATTTGGGATTTATTGCAGGCCAAGCCATAAACGACAAAGACGCTTCGATAGCATGATGGCTACTACATCTGTGTACTACCCTCAAGTCAACTTTGAGTTCGATAATAACCCCGACCCAATAGCAAGAAGGAAGAACAATATATCGAGTGCGAAGAAGGTTTTGATGCCTGCAAGACAATGGGGGATACCTGGTTATCCGAAATATAACGACCATGGAGTTTGTTGCGTTACTGGCGTTCAACTTCTTAGTTTAGGGAGTGAGGCTTACAACAAGCCACTTTTAGATCCAGATACACTTACCCCCTTAGATGATGGAGAAACGCTATATTCGCATTTCTTTTCAGATATGGCAGGACATCATAGTGCCTTTACCGCCATGATGTATGTAGATAGAGGCGCACCACTACGGTCATCATATTGCCCTGAGCTACTACAGTTATACTGGCTATACAGCCAATGGAAGATTCAAGAGCAAGATGAGGCAGTAAATGAAAGAAGTTCCTTCTTATGGAAGAGAAGAAGAATTAAGATGATTCCAAAGCAACTAGAGGAAAATGGCAGAAATATGCCGACTATGGTCGAAGACCTAGAGCCTTTTATGAAAATTCTAGAAAAGTACGAAGGAAAGGGAGTCACTACAGGCCAATATCAAAATCCTTTAACCAGAGAAGTTGACTTTGTTCAGATAATGATAGACCTTAGAGTTGCGAGAGCCCACGATTTACCGTCATCGTTATCCGACGCAACCGTGTCGGAGGGGCGAGGACCATGACTTACGGAAGCTATCAACAAACCGTTTCGCCTACACCTGCACCTGCCGCATCTGGCTATGGCATTGCTACCGCACCTGCTGTTGCTGCCCCTGCCATGCCACAAGCACCAATGGGAATGCCCCAAGGAGGAAACCCCTACCTTACCCCAGATATGTTGTATCAGCAGTTAGGTTACTTCACACCACCTACAGAAGTTGATATTGATATAGATTTACTTCATAATACAAACGAAATGGCGACATTTTTAGCAGAAGAAGGAGGATTAAGTGTCCTGGCTTCTTTAGTTTCTGTAGTCGTAGATCATAGATTGAAGAATTTCTTCGAATCTTTTACCATTGGACTAAATGAAGCAGAGGATGGTTCAGGCCTATTCCTAAAACCACGAAGCGAGCAAGTCTCCGAAGAGGGTGCTAGAATCAAGGGTATCACACCCACTACTGTTCAGGCTGAATTATCAGCCATGGGAATGCAACTCAAGAGAGATTTAGTCGATCCTGGTCGAAGTGTTATGAATACTCATCGACAGGCTGCTAGTTTGGCTGCAAATTCCTCGTTCTTGAGTGCTTTAGAAACGGCTGCAGGAGGAGATTCAGCAGGCGGTTCAGGAGTCTTGAGTAATGTGATGAATTGGGGGCTTCATGTTGGAACCGGAGGCTTAGTGCCTAGAATTCAGCCTAACCCTATGACTGGCCCTAGTATGCCACCTATGCAACCCCCGATGTGATTAAATGGTTAGAAGCGAAGATTTGTCAAGAAAATTGGCTGAATTAATGAAGCCGTCGAATCAGAACCCTGATGGTATGTCAGTGCATGGAATGGTCGAAGATTGGTTTAACCCAAAACCAATGGTTATGCGCCATGTTATCGTAATTCAGTTAATTGCTGCTTGCATAGTAGCTCTCGTATTATTGGCTACATCTGCTTCTACATTTAATCCAGAGCAAATGTTAGTAGCAATATTTTCTTTTCTTTTATTCATTGCATTAGCAGTTGGTTTGTTTAGTAAGATATAACAAACCGTAACGGTGTGACGGGTCGAGTTTATCCTTGATACCCCCCTGCGACTAACATGGTGAGTCGTGTCCAACATCAGACTGCTACTGTTTTGAAGGCTGCAAAAGCGTCTAATTTAGGAAGGGCGCAGATAAAAATAAACCCACATTGCCATTGTGCATCAGGCTTGGCTGGACATTGTACTTCTAGACATTGTGGGTCTGGAAAAAGACCTATTGGCTTAATTGTTGAGCAAAGAAAAAGAGATATTGCAACAGACACTTTCGTTTATGAACCAAAGGTTGGAAGAGAATGGGGGAGTGATCCTGCCTATGATAGATTGAGTGTTGCCGCACTAGGTTTAGGGTCGTACATACTATTTACACACTTATACAGCACTAAACAGCCTTTGTCACAAAGAGATCAAAACAGAAT